ATTAAGAATAAAGAAAATTTTGCGTTCACTCGTTTTTCTGATGGTGAGCTTTTTATTTTACAGAATAAGACAGTTATTTTGGCTAACGACCACTATGTCACCGGTGATATAAAAGGCCCTAACATATACACTGAAGAAGAACAGAAAGAATTTATACCCGAAAAGCATGGCTTTTTCAAAGAAAAATTATTAGAATGCTACTTGCATAATCAAGATAATTTCTTCAAAGGTATTTGCACTGGTACTGACCCACACGTTGGAGATGAAAATTTTAATTGGATGATTAAAGAACACGGTGGCGATCATAAAAATCTTACATTTTCAAATTTGTTGATAAATGCAAATTATAAAAGATTCATCGAGGAAATGGTTCCTTTGTTTGTTGAGAGAGATATCATATACGTTGCTAATAAAAAAGCAAATATCTCAAAGTTGCCTTTTGAAGTTAAAAAACATTTTGCAGTTGGCTCAAACTGTATGATAAACGATTACAATTTGGCCGAAGAGATAAAAGTGTATATTGACAATAATGAAGTAAGAGATTATATTATTTTATGTTCTGCCGCAAGCTTAAGTAATGTTATAACTTATGAGTGTTACAAGAATAATTCAAACAATACATTTATTGATATTGGAAGTTGCTTGAACCCGTTACTTGATCTAGAAGGTTGGAAACACACAAGAGGCTATCTAACCAGTTATTGGCTGAATGCAAATAGCCCGTTTAGTTCACAGGTTGATGTATGGCAAAATATGAGCTAGTAAGAAATGGTCCAGAGTATTGGGAATTCATCAGAGAACTAAGAACAATGCAAGGTGTAAGTCAGGGATTTATATCTCAGCAAGATATTACACCTATCGAGCAAGCCACGTATATGTTAAAATATAACTCTAATTACTGGATTTGCTTGGATAGCGACACACCTGCAGGTTTTGTCGGGGTAATTGATGACGACATTAGAGTTGCAACTCATCCTGATTACCAAGGTAAAGGTGTTGGCACTTTTATGATTAATGAAATAATGAAAATTATCCCTACTGCATTTGCCAAGGTAAAACTTGATAATGAAGCAAGTATAAAACTATTTGAGCGTTGTGGATTTAGAAAAAAATATTATATTTTGGAGAAAGAAAATGAATAATTATGAAGTTGAACCTGGTAGTCAGGGCATAAATTTAGTCCCGCTAATTAATGATGCATATCTAAGAGAAAGCTATCTCAGTAATAATTACTGTTTTTGGGATAACATTATAAACAATACATTATTTGAGTCTGGAACTTATTTGGGTGCAGGTGTGTTGGCTGCACTATCAAAAGGTGTTCAAAATATTTATTCAATTGAAATTGATAAAGAACTTTACTCTATTAATATTAAAAATATGTGTGATGTAATGAGACAAAATAATTATGCTGATTGCGTGATTAACCCTAACCAATGTTTGTTTCGGCTTAGAGATGATGACGGTAATCTGATTTTTAAACTTAATTACTTTCTTGGTGATTCTTGTGCTGTATTACCGCAGGTATTACCACAAATCAACACCAAATTAAGCTTCTGGCTAGATGGTCATGTATCTAGTGCTGAAGGAATCGCTAGCACTGCGTCACCAATTGCAGGTAAAGAGCCATTATTTCACGAATTAGAAGTTATCAAGCAGCATCATATTAAAAATCACAACTTATTTTTAGATATTGATTCTCCTGATAATTGGAGTCGTAAAGACGAAATAAAAGATTTTTTAAAAAGTATCAATCCTGATTATACTGTAGATGAAGTGAAGCGTTTTTATTTTGACGATCCAGACGAAGTTATAAAATATGAAAACTTTTTAAAGAGTGAATGGGGAGTTGAAGAAAGCGCTATACAAAAACTGAAAGATGATAGATTTTGGCAAGATCGCTTACCCGATGTTTGGGATAACAACGTTGTAATACGTGCTTACGTAGAGGAGTAAAATATGCGCCACAATCCATATAAAATTGTAAAAATGTTTGAAGAAACTGTAGCAGACTATTGCGGATCTAAGTATGCTGTATCCACTGACAATTGCACTGACGCCCTCCTATTATGTTGTGAGTACTTGAGTGTCGAAGAAGTAACAATACCTGCCAGAACCTATCTGTCGGTACCACAATCTATTATGCATGCCGGCGGCACTGTTAAATTTAAAGATTACCGCTGGCAAGGAATATATCAACTTGAGCCATATCCAATTTACGATGCTGCTAAAAGATTTACAAGCGATATGTATATCCCTGATTCTTTTATGTGTTTATCATTTCATATTAAAAAACATCTTAAGATTGGGAAAGGTGGTATGATTCTCACAGATGATGCAGACGCAGCAGCGTGGTTTAGAAAGGGGCGCTATGAAGGCCGCGGCGAAGTAATGTATCACGAGGACAATATTGAAATTAATGGTTGGAATGCATATATGACACCAGAGCAAGCAGCCCGCGGGTTGATGTTAATGCAAAATTACCCTGAACATATGGATGACTTGCCAGAACAGCCGTTCTACAGAGATCTAAGAGAGTTTGATTTGTTTAAAGATATTGAGGTAGTTGAATGATTACCTTTTCTGAACTTGGATGTCTTGGTCGCTTAGGCAATCAACTTTTTCAATATGCCGCCATACGATCTTTAAGTTTGGATAAGGGGTTTGAACTTGGTATACCCAATCCTAAAACTATGCATTGGCACGGACAAGATTGTCTATTAGATAATTTTAATATTGAAGCGTCCTACATACCAGAAAATTACGAACCTCAATACACATACACGGAAACTAATAGTTTTAAATTAGACAAAAATTTTTTTCATCTAGGTGACGGCTTAGATATTAAGGGATATTTTCAATCAATCGCATATTTTGAAAAGCATATTGATCAAATTAAAAAAGAACTTTCTCCCAAACAACACTTCCTTGATTCTGCAAAGAAAGAAATTGACGCATACAGAGAAAAGTACAATTGTGAAATTGTTTCAATTCACGTTAGAAGAGGCGATAATACCGACTATACAATACCTGATCAAGTAGAATTAAATAATTTCTATTGTGCCCCGGGTGCACCTAGACTCAGTCCAAGTAGTAGGTATGCATATTATATAAACACTGCAATGTCAAAATTTGAAAATGTTAAGTTTTTAATTTTTTCTGGTGGTGGCCGAAATGGCAATAATAATATTTCAGATATGGAGTGGTGTAAAAATAGTTTTGTAGGTGACCAATTTATTTTCTCTGAGAATAAAACTGTGATGGAAGACTTTAGCTTAATTATGAACTGTGATCACAATATATTGTCTCACGTTAGCTCATTTGGCTGGTGGGCTGCATTCTTAAACGAAAATTCTAAAACTACAATTGCGCCGCTAAATTACCACCCAGACAAGCCTGACTATACCCATAGGTACAAATTTTATCCAGATGACTGGATTTTAATTTAGTATTTGAATTAATAACAAAGGAGTTATAATGTCATTGATATTTGATATTGGGTTCAATAACGGAGAGTTTACTGATGCCTGCAATCAAAAATTTCCAGACTACAATATTGTAGCAGCCGAAGCCAATATAAACCTTTGTTATAAATCTAGAAGAAAAAATTATAGAAATCTAAAATTAATAAATTATATTGTCTGCGAGAAAGATGGCGAAGTACGAACTCTTCATATGGATTTAAATCAAGATGGTGTGTCTACAGTATCAGAAGATTTTATGAACAATTCTAGGTTTGCAAAAGGTAGTAAGTATTTGATAGAAAATAACACCTCTTGGACAAGGACTGCTGAAGTTCACACTGTGACACTAGATAAAATGATTGAAAAATACGGAACACCAGAAATTATAAAAGTTGATGTTGAGGGATACGAATACAATGTCTTGTCTGGATTAAGTCATAAAGTTGGTAAGATTTGCTTTGAGTGTCATGAAGAGGAACAAGAAAAATTAAACAACTGTATTGACCATTTACTTAAATTAGGTTATAATAAGTTTGGATTCATTGGATATCTTGATGAGGGTGATAAATATAAAAACTTAACATATTCTGAAGTTGGTGATCCATACTTAGTTGAACCAAATAGATATGTTTCTTGGAAAGTCCTTAAGTCAGAACTAGATATTTGTTTTGATCCACAGCGCAGAGTTAATTATGGAATGTTTTGGTGTAAATAATGAAAGTTGTTAGAGCAAAAGGTGGCGAGTATGCTGATTGTATAGTTAGTTATTTTAACTTTGATAGGTTTGAAAGTGCGTCAGACGATAAAGTATTTTTTTGGGGATGGAAATGTTTTGAAGATTTAAATTTACAAGAAGAATATAAACATTATAAACATAGAGTTTTTCTCGATACTGCTTCACCTTGTGCATTTTTAACTCCTGTTGATGTTATTGAAAAAGCAAGTTATTTTACTAAGTTCTACACTATCTGTCCAATTACAGCAGAGCTTTTAAATGATAATGGAGTCGATGCAGAGGCTGTTTGTTTCCCATATCCTGAGTGGAAATTTGATGATTTAGATAAGGCCATCAACCAAGAAATTAAAATGTATGATTCAATTTATTACGGTCAAGTACATAGCCAGCTTTACAAGCCTATGATTGAAACAATTGCTAAATTTAATCATCAGTTTCTAACTATTTCAAACCATGGCTTAGATCAAAGGTTGGCTTCTCTCGTTACGCATCGTAATGTCACTACAGAAGAAAAGTGGGCTATGTTGGCTCTTACAAAAACTTGTGTCGGGATGAATTTGTTATTTCCTATAGCAAAACCAGACATTAATTATTACACAAATAATTATAAAGTTTCTGATAGGGTAGGCAATATGCTAACTGGCGACAGGATGCCCCAAATGAAAACACGTATGGTTGAAGCCGCGGCTTGTAAAAGCCTAATGTTGATACGCAGAGATGAGTACAATATTATTGAAGAATGGTTTGAACCAAATAAACACTTTATCTATTGGGATAACGAGAAACAACTTGAAATTATATTAGATGACATTAATAGGAACTACGACAAATATTGGAATATTGTTGAAGATGCTAATAAACATGTCGAACAATACAGTATTACTAATTTTTGGAGAAAAATAAATGAATAAAGAATATTGGAATGGTAAAAAAGTTTTTGTAACCGGTGGTCACGGTTTCGTTGGTCAAAATCTTATGAAGATTTTAGAAACAATGAGGCAACAGGTTGACTTTGACATTTTGTGTCCTACAAGCTCAGAAGTTGATTTGACAAATGAATCCGAGGTAGATTCCTACTTTGCGGATAACAAGCCAGACATCGTATTACATTTAGCTGGTAAAGTTGGTGGTATCGCCGCTAACAAAGCGGCCCCGGGCGATTTCTTTTATAAAAACATTATGATGGGCACACTTGTTATGCACTATGCATATAAGCACGGCGCACAAAAGGTTGTAGCCCTTGCCGCTGGGTGTGGTTATCCTAAGCACTTGGCTGTGCCGTATACCGAAGCTGACTTTTGGAGAGACCTACCAGATGAAAACTCTATTGGATATTCGATGGCTAAGAAAAACTTGATTATTCAGTCTTGGACTTATAGAGAACAATACGGTTTTAACTCTGTTATCTTGCTGCCTGCTAACTTGTATGGCCCTCACGATAATTTTGATCTTGAAACATCACACGTTGTACCTGCACTGATTAGGAAATTTTTAGAGGCAAGAGAAAATGGCTCAAGCCAAGTGGAAGTTTGGGGCACTGGTACTGCTAGTCGTGAGTTTTTGTATTCTGTTGATACTGCACAAGCTATCATTGATATGGCAGAAAGAGTTAATGAATCAGGTCCGTTTAACTTAGGCACTGGTGTTGAAACCAGCATTAAAGAGTTGGTAGAAACAATATCTGAGCAAGTTGGATTTGAGGGTGAGATTGTGTGGGATACAACGAGACCCGACGGTCAACCTAGAAGATTTTATGACATGTCTAAATTTGAAGAAGCATTAGGTTATGTTCCATCTACTACCCTTTCCGAAGGTATCAAGAGCACTATTGACTGGTACCTGCAGGAAAAAATGTAGACAGTATATTGTAAATCTAGTATGGTTAATCACAAGCACAAAATTATTTATACCGCTATTCCTAAAACGGGAACTACCAGTCTTGTTAGAACTGAGCCATTAAATGTCATTTTTGATAATAGCTTTTTTCAGTTAGGCGACGGCTGCCAGAAAGAGAAACATCAAACACTTCTACAGGATATAGAAGAAATCAAAAATATTTATCGACTAACTGAAAGTGACAATGCTGATTTATCTCATATACTAAAACATAAATACTATTCATTTACGGTTGTTAGAAATCCTCTGTATCGATTAGTATCTGAGTTCTTATATCGTTTTCAAAGAAGACACAATGTTAAAATGGTCGAATCATATTCACTTGAAAGTATAAAAAATGTATTTTCTATTTATGTTAATTTTTTATATGACTTATATAAATCAAACCCTGAATGGTTTTATCCCTTGAATTCAAACTTCAAAGGAAAAGAAAACATTAGATCTCATCCTAATATATTAAAATATTCTATGCCATACACTTTACCAAGTGTAATTCCTCAAGATAATAAAGAATATAAAATTAATGAACTGATGCATATACGTTATCACTTATGCTCACAGAGTACCTTTGTTGATTCAGGTATTATTAAACATAATTACAATCACATCGGTAGAGTAGAAGACTTACAATCAACTTGGTATGAGTTATGCCGGCATATTCTTGGTGAACGAAGTTTAAAAAATAATTCACTACCAAAGTTAAACAGTTCAGTAGTACAAAAAAATTATTTAGATTTTTATTCTAGTTCAGATAAACAAATTGTAAAAGAAATATATTATAAAGATTTTAAAAATTTTAATTACAACCTTGACGAGTAAATAAATGAATTTCTGGAAGAGTAAATCAGTTCTAATCACCGGTGGCGCTGGCTTCATTGGATCACACTTAGCTCGCAATCTTGTGGATGAAGGCTCAACTGTAACCATTGTTGATAATCTTGAAAGAGGAACTTATGAAGCTATTGAAGACTTGGCAGGTAAGATCACATTTCTTGATTTAGATCTGTCATTTGAGAAAGAATGTGACACTGCATTTCTTGATGATTACGATGTTGTAATTCATATGGCTTCAAAGGTTGGAGGCATTGGATATTATACATCTAAACCTTATGAAGTAATTCAAAAGATGAGCAAAGTCGATACTAATGTACTGGAGAGAGTTTTAGCGCAAGATATTCCGCCTTTGTATTTCTATGCTAGTAGCGCACATGTTTATCCGATTGAATTACAAGGCACTCCCGATTCAGTTGCTATATCAGAAGAACAAGCATATCCTGCTAATCCTGAATTATCATATGGCTGGGCTAAACTATTGGCAGAGAAACAAATACTTTATGCTGCTCAAGAAAATCCAGACTTTTGTGCAGCTATTGGTAGATATATCGGTATTTTTGGTCCGGGCCAAGACTATAATCTAGCCACAGGTTCCGTTATACCGGTCTTTACTCATAGAGCACTACGTTACCCTGAAATACCATTCTCTGTCTGGGGAACAGGCCAAGAGACACGTTCTTACTGCTATATTGATGATGCTATAGAATGCACGAAGTTGATGATTGAAAAAATGCAAGAAAAGTCAATTGTTGGCCCGCTAAATGTAGGCAAGCAAGAAAGAGTAAAAATTGAAGATATTGCAAAAAATATCATTGACATTTCTGGTAAAAACATTCATATTGAATATGACACCACAAAGGAAACTAAAATATGGGGCCAATGGTGTGATTGTACAAAAGCATCTGATGAGTTAGATGGCTGGGAAGCTAAAGTTTCTTTTAAAGAAGGATTAGAAAAAGTTTATTTAGATATCAAAGGGAGGATCAAATGAGCGAAAGAAAATACTTACCGACTCTTTCTGAGTTGATTGACAGGTTGTCGATTGCACAACTTAAAGAGGTCTTCATTACTGAACACAAAGCAGAATACGCACAGGAAATCGCTGATATTGTGCACGATATACAATTACTGCTAGATCAAGGTGAGCCAGTAAGTGGAGATACAATTAGAGCTATTGTTGTATTGTCTCAGATGAATCTACACATTTGGCACAACGAATCGAATTATCGAAAAGGCATAAAGGATGGCAACAACCTTGAACTAACACACGGTTTAAATGGTATTAGAAATACTGCCAAGAACAAGATTCAAGAGATTATGGGTGGTAGAAAAGATTATAAAATCGATTGTTTAGCAGCAGAGTTTAAAGACTGGGAAATTAGCTGGGATGAGTAAGATCCTTGTCATTGGTGATTCTTGCAAAGACATACATGTTTATGGTAAATGTGAACGTCTTTGCCCTGAAGCGCCCGTTCCAGTTTTCAACCCTGTGTTTGAAAAACAAAATCTCGGTATGGCTGGTAACGTATATCAAAATGTGATAGCGCTAGGAACACCTGCAACACTAAAAACAAATCAAGAAGTTATTGAAAAGAAAAGGTTTGTAGATGAACAAACAAATCATATGTTTTTAAGAGTTGATACTGGTGACAGTAATGTTAAGAGAATTAAGAATTTAACAAAGCAGATGTTAGATAATTTTAATCTTGTAATTATATCTGATTATAACAAAGGGTTTTTATCTGAGGAAGATATAGAGTTTATCTGTAATAATCATAATTGCGTTTTTATTGACACCAAAAAGATACTTGGTGATTATTGTAAAAATTGTACGTACATAAAAATCAATAAACATGAATATAACAATTCAATTAATTATATTAATAATAATGACTGGACTCACCAGAAGGTTATTCAAACCTTGGGTGAAGGTGGTTGTAAATTAGCAGATAAAATTTATCCGGTTGAAAAAGTTGAAATAAAAGACTTGTGTGGAGCAGGTGATACTTTTATGGCTTCACTGTGTGTTGGATATTTGAAAACTAAAGACATAGCTAAGTCTCTAAATTATGCAAACGAATGTGCTACAAAAGTAGTACAAAAAAAGGGAGTTAATACAATAAATGAATTTTAACGAATATTACAAATACTATTTGACACTTCATCAAAATATATGGAATCGTCGATTACACGTTCTCGGTCAATTGTTGACTGTATATTACGTGTGGTTATGTTTGACAACAATTCCAATTTATGCTATATTATTAGCACCTTTTATTATTTACCCTTTTGCGTGGACAGGTCATTTTGTTTTTGAAAAGAATAAACCAGCAGCCTTTACTAATCCACTGTATGCAAAAGCTTCTGATTGGGTGATGCTAAAAGATTGGTTTTTAGGAAAAATAGAAAGATGAATATTTTAATTACTGGTGGTGCGGGCTATATCGGAAGCGAAATGGTCCGCTTTTTACTTGATGACGGTCATAATGTAACTGTCTTAGATAATCTTGAGTATGGCGCACAACCACTTTTGCGATACGTTGGAGACGAAAACTTTGATTTTAATAAAGTTGATGTTCGCAGAACTGATTTAATCAAACCTTACATGTCTAAAGCGGATGTGATAGTTCCCCTTGCTTGTTTGGTTGGTTTTCCATTATGTGAGCAGCGCCCTACTGATGCAAAGCAAGTCAATTTTGAAGTCAACAAATGGATTGCTGATAATAAATCTGATGACCAAATGTTGATTTACCCTTGTACAAACTCCGGTTATGGTGTCAGTGATGATGGCGGAGTTTGTACGGAGGAATCACCACTTAACCCAATATCATTGTATGGTATTACAAAGGTAGATGCTGAACGAGTATATCAAGACACTGAAGGGTGCATTACCTTGAGGCTTGCAACTGTATTCGGTCCATCTAGTCGTGCACGAACTGATTTGCTTGTTAATAACTTTGTTCTTAAGGCAATAAAAGATCGAGTTCTGGTGTTGTATGAGTGTGAGTTTATGAGAAACTACATTCACATTTGGGATATCTGTAGAGTTTATATGTGGATGATCAATAATTTTTCTGTCCTCAAGAATGAAACATATAATGTTGGAAACGATTCTATCAATATGAATAAGTTACAGTTAGCACAAAAGATTGCCCAACATACCCCTGTTGAAATTATAAAAGCTGAATTTACACAAGACCCTGATAAGCGTGACTACATTGTTAGTAGTCAGAAATTATTTGATACCGGCTTTGAATGTAGGTATGACTTAGATGATGGTATTCGTCAGCTTATGCAGATGTATAAACTTTTAGATGAGCCTTGGTATGCAAACTACTAAAACGATATGGACTAATGGCTGTTTTGATATATTACACCGCGGCCATATAGAACTTTTTAAATATGCCAAATCATTAGGCAACTATTTAGTTGTTGGAATTGACGAGGATGAAAGAGTCAAACAATCCAAAGGTGATAGTAGACCTATCAACACAACAAGCGATAGAAAAGCTGTATTGGAATCTATCAAATATATTGACGAGGTTGTTACATTCTCAAAAGACTCAGAGCTTGAAAATTGTGTCTTAAACTCTGAAGCATCGATAATGGTGATAGGTTCAGACTATAAAGGTAAAAGAGTTATTGGTGCACAGCACGTTGACGAAGTTAAGTTTTTTAACAGACTTGCTAACTACTCAACAACAAAAATTGTGGAAAATTTATGAATTACGTATTTGACATTGACGGAACAATTTGTACTAAAACTGATGGTGATTATTCTCAAGCACAACCCATTCAAGACAGAATTGATATGGTTAACAAATTGTATGAACAAGGTAATAAAATTATTTTCCAAACTGCGAGAGGTATGGGGCGATCTAATAATTCATATAGTTATGCACACGAGGCGTTTTATGAGTTAACATATCAACAACTTAAAGACTGGGGTGTCAATTTTCACTCGTTGTTTTTGGGTAAACCCGCCGGCGATATTTACATTGATGATAAAGGAATAAAAGATGAAGACTTCTTCAACACAAGAGATTAAGTTTGTTCCCAAAGGTTGGGGCTTTGAAAAATGGATTGTAAACTGTGAGGAATATTGCGGTAAGTTATTGTATTTTGCAAAAGACAAGCGATGTTCTTGGCATTATCATGAATTAAAAGACGAAGTATTTTACATTCAGTCGGGTAAGATACTTGTTAAATATGCGGATCACGATGCTATATCAGAGGCAAATGAAACGATACTAGGGCCCGGTGATAACTTTCACGTTTATCGCGGCTTAAGGCATCAGATGATTGCTCTTGAAGACACAGAACTATTTGAGTTCTCAACTCAGCATTTTGATTCTGACAGTTATAGAATACAGAAGGGTGACTAATGAAACTAGTTGTTATTACAGGCTGCTTGGGCCTCATTGGCCATTACGTGACTAGACAGTGCCTAAGTATGGGTTACAAGGTATATGGCATAGATAAGCTGACATACGCAGCTAATTATCAATATATCAGAGAACTTCAGCAACACAAAAATTTTACATTTAAAAAAGCCGATATAGCTACACTCGATTATCTACCTGATTGTGATTATGTTATTAACACTGCTGCTGAATCACACGTTGGTAATAGTATTGTTAGTAGCTCTGAGTTTATACATTCCAACATTACGGGTGTTCAAAATCTACTTGATCTGATCAGAGCAAAGCAAGGTAATGTATCAAAAAGACCTGTGTTGTTTCACTTTAGCACCGATGAGGTGTATGGAGATATTGTTGAAGGTGAACATACAGAGTCCGATTTTCTAAAGCCAAGTAATCCATACTCTTCGTCAAAAGCTGCTGCTGATATGTTAATTTACGGCTACGCTAGAACTTATGGTATCGATTACATAATTTTGAGACCGACCAATAATTATGGAGTTGGTCAGTATCCTGAAAAGTTAATCCCTCTCTCTGTAAAATTGTTAATGAGAGATCAAAAGATTAGACTCCATGATGCTGGAGAGCCGATACGAAATTGGTTACATTCTGCTGACACGGCAAGAGCAGTAACAACAATCATAGAATCAGGAAAAACTAATGAGATTTATAATGTAGCCGGCGGCTTTGAACAGAGGAACTACGATACTGTGCTAAAAATTATTAAGTCTTATTTTGGCAAACCTTTAGATTTAGAAATCGATATATCTGATTATATTGATCTATCACACGTAAGACAAGGGCAGGATGTGCGTTATGCACTTAATGATGATAAGCTCCGTGCTCTTGGTTGGAAACCAGAGAGAGTTTTTGATGAAGAAATAAATAGCATTGTTAGCTATTATAAAAATAATTTTAAGTGGTAAAATATACAAAAGGAGATAAAATGCAACTTTCAAATCAAGCACTTGGTGCAATTATGTTGGCTCTTCAAGAGTCGCTACTTGAACAAACCGACATTGTTCCGGTTCTTAAGGGATTTACTCTTCAAGAGTCGAATGACGGTTTAGTTATTACTAATCCACCAACAGTCAGATTTACTGATGACACTGAAGTTACAGCCGAAGATTTAGAAAAAATGGCTGAGCGATAATGCCAATATACAGATATGAATGTAAATCTTGTAAAGAGATTAGTTCATATATGCATGGCTATGATGAGGTTCGTCTAGATTGTGAGAAATGTGAATCTAAAAACACATTAGTAAAAATCCTAGGCAAGCCATTGATATCAAAGAATAAAAATAAAGAGGACTCTAGTGTTGGTGAGATAACCAATAAATTTATTGAGGAGAATAGAGAAATCTTAAACAAACAAAAGAAAGAATACTCAAATAAACAATATGACAAATCTTGAAATTATATTAACAATCATTTTGACAATTTCTTTAGCGGGTAATGTAGCACTCTTTGTTTATGCTCGCGCTGCTATTGTTAGACTTTTAAGCGTTGCTGAAGAGTTATATGATTTGAAGGATATGTCTGAATCATTAGCAGAACATCTACAATCTGTTTATGAATTAGAAATGTTTTACGGTGATGAAACGTTGGGTGGTTTGATGGAGCACGCTAGATCGTTTGCAGAACAACAAGAAACATTTGAGTACATTTACGGATTAATAGAAGATGACAATAACGAAGGAAACACCCAAGAGGAAGAGACGGAAGCGTCGTAAAAATCACTATTTTACACAAGAGCATGAAGATGCAATTGTAAGATATGCACAGACTACTTGCGTGAAAGAAAGAACAGAATTGTATGTAAGGTGGATCGAGCCGGCTTTCAATGAGATGGTTGATAAGATTGTATTTACCTATAAGTTTACAAACCTTCCAAACATAGACTTACTACGTGATGAATGTAAGATATGGTTAATGACAATTCTTGATAAATACGATCAAAGTAAAGGCTCAAAAGCCTTCTCGTATTTTTCAGTTATTACTAAAAATTGGTTTATTCACAAAGTTAAAAAACAACAAAAACAGAATAGAACCGAAGTTAATATTGATAATATTGCTAAAAATTATGAAGAACAATATTTGTCAACTGATGAGTCTTATCTCACTGATAGAGAAAAAGATGAATTTTGGCTTAAATTTTATGAAGAACTAAAATCGTGGGATACAGCTACAATGAAAGAAAACGATTTGAAAGTTTATAAGGCCATTTGCATTCTTTTTGATTCAAAAGATGATATTGATATTTTTAACAAGAAAGCTATTTATCTATACTTACGTGAATTAACAGGCTTAAATACAAAACAGGTCGTTAACTCGCTTAAAAAGTTTAAAACAAAATATTATACTTTTAGCAATAACTGGAAAAACGGCAAGATATGATCATTGAAACAAAAACAGTAAGTAAGGGACTTATAAATGTTTGACTCTCGTTTTTGGATGCCTGAGTCCGTTAATGCTCTCGCACCCGGGATCGATACTTTATTTATGTTTATCTTATGGGTCTCTGTAATTTCTATGGTATTGGTTTGTGGTACTATGATTTATTTAGCTATCCGCTACCGCGCATCAGCAGATGTTGCACGAGATAATCCTCCACGAGACCACCTTGGACTTGAAGTCACTTGGACACTGATTCCTACTATTATCCTAATGTTAATTTTTTACTGGGGCGCCCATGATTATGTTCACATGTCGGTACCTAAAGCGGATGCAATGGAGATTAGAGTTATGGGACAAAAGTGGTTTTGGACATTTGATTATCCAGAACAAGGGATTCGTTTACAAGCTACAGAAGAGATGAATGTAAAGAATACTAGAGAGGGCCGCCCAGTTGGGCTTGTTGTTCCGGTTAATACTCCCGTTCGTATAGTTGGCTCGTCAGCCGATGTGTTACATAGTATATATATCCCTTCTTTCCGTATGAAGAAAGACGTTGTTCCAAACCGTTATACAGTAACTGGATTTCAAGCAACGCAGGAAGGTGTGTACGACCTATTCTGTACTGAATACTGTGGTACTAAACATTCAGGTATGATAACTAAGGTTACGGTGCTAAGTCAGTCAGAGTTTGTTTCATTTGTCGAAGAAATGCAAAATAAATCTGATGGTCCCGTTGACGGTGCTACGGTATTTGCTAGTAGCGGCTGTGCGGGTTGTCATTCAGTTACTGAAGATGCACCTGCCGGCGGCATTGGCCCAGCGCTGTACGGGGTATTTGGACGTAAGGAACGACTGACAACCGGTGATACCGTGCTGGTCGATGAGAACTATCTGCGTGAATCAATTGTAAATCCGATTGCAAAGGTGGTTGAAGGATACGGTCCGGTTATGCCATCATACGCGGGACGACTGAGTGAAGAGGAACTAACTGCACTTGTTGTTTATTTGAAAGGACTGGGAACCAATAAGGAGGCACCAATATGAGTAACAACGATTTGGAAACACTGATGTCAGAGGCGCTTGGTAACATACGAAATGATCGTAAAGTTGCTCGTGAGTTTTTAAATGAAATTGCTAATTTAATATCTGGAGACCCGGAACAAAATAAATATCTTAGCCCCGTTGCGGCAAAGCATATTGAAACACTACAACGCTCCAATGAACAGTTGGTTAAAATCATATCTATTCAGTCAAAGAAAACTGACTCTAGCTATGAACTTACTGATGTCGATAGAGAAAATTTATTTGACATGATTCAAGAAGAGTCCCAAAGGGAGAATAACTGATGATCAAGGATCTTGATGGACTCAAGTCATTACCAGAATTAACTACTCCAGAAGACGGGTTTGATTTATTAAAAGAGGCCGCTGTAAATGCGTCTGTTGGTAAAAAAGATAAACTCGAAGGAAAGGATCAATTTAACTGTATAGTTTTGCATAAAGTCAGTGACACACCATTTAGCCGCTCCGAATTGTCAGCTATTTTTGGTGCAGTTATAGGTGAGGGAACTAGTGAATATTATGGCTATAGGGTTAGGATAACTGATGAAGATAGTCCTCACGCATTTTATCCCATTCCGTGTGACCTTAGTTCTGCTAATGATACATCAGTACCATTAGTTATTGCATCGATGCATACGCTTATAGCAACTACCGAAGAATTAGAAGAGCTTGATACCTGTATTGTTAAATTTAATAAAGTTGGTGGCAAGTATGATTTATCATATGGCTTCTTTATTAAAAAAACAGGTAATAATCAAAACTTTTACCAGAATATATTACAAAAAAATCCATATCTAAGAGAAGAGTGTAGTGATGCTGGTGGGTTGTTTAATGCACAGTTGAGAACAATTGGTAGTTCGGGTTCTGGTGGTAGAAAAACTGGTACTTATGACGGTGGTAGTTTTGAAGGCATTAATTATTATGCAGAACCAACAGACGACAATCCTTTTGGTCTTAATCACGGCGGAAATTTAAATCCAACAAATGTTAAAAATATTATGATTCATTACTCAGTTACTGCTAACATTAAAAATTGTGTTGATGTTTTAGGTAAAAGTGGAACAGATTCATATCATTATTTGATAGAGCCGAACGGATACTATGTAGAAGCAATTAGTACTGATTTGAAAGCACAACATGCAGGCGGAACCGCTGCTAATAACAATTCAAATACAATCGGTATATGTTTGATGAACCTGTCGAGATATGATGCAGATGCTGGTGTTCCTACCTTCGTAGGAAAAGAAATTGATGTTGCGGCAGAAGGTGGTCCACAAAAATTTACAATTCCCTCAAAAGATAAATGGTTTAGGTCAGGAGGTAAAATCTGGCAGCCTTTCCCACAACAGCAAATAAATGCCTTGTATGCAGTTATAGCAGAGGTGCTTAGTAAGTTTGATAATATTGAATTTATTTGCGGTCATGAAGATGACACAACTCACAGATTAGGAAAGGAAGATCCGGGCCCGGCCTTTGATCAATTTTGGCCAAACTTACTAAATATTACTAATAATAATGGAAAAAATTTACAACTAAGAGATATATCTGAGCCCGGTATTTACGAATCTCAATGGAAGAAAAGAAAAAAAGCCGGAACAAGCTAAATTAATCAGGGTTAAATATGAGCAAGAAAGAACAACGCCTCTATAAGAATAAACAAAGAAAAAACACAGCAGACAGAATACACGGTGGCGCCAAGGGTGGGAATCGTGATCAGGTGTATGGGCCCGGCCTTGACGAGAATGCTCAAAAAACTGTCTTACCCGTTGATAAAACTGCCGGCATTAGCAGTCAGGTCACTGGAGAAGATTATAATCGTGCTGGTTTTGATTCAGAACAAATTCCAGAAAACCCTTTGGCAGAAACAATTCAACAAAAACTTGATAATGGTGAAACGGTTAATAATTCACAGAATGGAATTTTTCATACCCCGTTAACAAATAGAACATTAAACTTCAAAAAAGCTCATAACGAGCTTGTTTTTGAAAATGAAGGTTCTTACATTGTCTTAGGCACAGACAGGCCACAAGGAACAGAGTCTGGTTATGGAGCAAAAGGCTCTGACCGAGCTAATTCTATTGATCTTGTCGTAGGGCGAATGGCATCTGCTAAAGGCGGCGAAGGGCCAAAACAAGGCACATTTGTTGACAATTCATTCTTCGCAGACGCTGCACGCATCTACATTAGCCAATTAACAGATATAGATAAAAATTTTGGTCTTGCAGAAACAAATACTGAGCAGTCGGTAGGACGTTCAGGTATAGCAATCAAAGCAGATGCTGTGCGTGTCATCGGTCGCGAAGGTATCAAAATTGTCACCGGTAGAGCAGATGGTGTATCTGGTTATGGGCAAAAAGGTGAGACCAATTCGCTAGGTGGCAAGATTGGACAACCTGCACCTACCATTGATCTTATAGCTGGTAATAATACTAGCGACAGAAAAGTTTGGGGTGGCTTATTCAAGCCGGTCGAGAGGATACCTAATCTTCAACCCGCAGTCAAAGGTTATCTCACCAGAGACGCATTAAGAGATTTAGGTGAAGTTATCGATGAAATGTGGAGCGCGCTTTATACTCTCACATTAACGCAAGTCGCCTTCAATGGTGTTCTAGGGGCAGATCCCTTTAGGCCGTGGGTACCAGCCGGCGCAGCGGCTGCAACAACTGCCCAGATAGCTTTTGTAATGAATTCTCTTTATCACACAAGAGTAAACAAAAATATGTGGGAATTCAACTATTTATATCCGTTCGGGTATAAATATATTTGCAGTAGGAATGTTAATATAACATAGGTGTAAAATGGCAGAGAGAAAACGAGATTCAAATCCAACATTAGTACCAGCAGAAGAACAAAAACTTGCCAAAGAAGGGCAATCACCATTTCTTAAGTTTCAAGATCCTAATGGTGATAAATTACCTGATGTTTGCGATATCGAAGTTGTGCCATCTCAACAGGTATGTAAGGATTGTGTACCAAACCCTAAAGCAATTTCAATTGATTGGACTAAGAAAAATCAAGATACACCTTTCCTAAATGAAAAAATATGCAAATATCAGATTACATTTAGGACCACTGAGACAAATACTGGTTTTGTTGAGGGCATGACTGATGAACAGGCTGATCAAGCACTTCAAGACATATTTAAAAAATATGCAAGAGATGCAGTTATTTTTCTATTAAGAGGATTTGAAAAGGACGATGCTGAAGGAATTGTACAAGAGGTACTAAATTCACTAGAGTACACTTCGTATGACTTAAGTTACAGACAAAACTCATATTTGAAATTATTGTATTCTGTAGACTTTCAACAGATTTTTTCTTTACCAGATGCTACTTCAACTGAAGACGAAGAAGATGAGGAAAAAGGTTCTGATATCACTGTCACTTATGAAGCAAGTGAGATGCTCTCTACCAGCATAACTGTTAGAAAAGGGCTCAACTTATATGATAGATTTGCTAGGGTTGCACGTGCAATAGAAGGGAAAATAATAAGATTTGAGGAATCAAATAAAATATTTGATTTAGATCCCTACGGTGACACTGCCTTTTTCACAAAAAAATCCTTAATAGGTGAACTGATCAGAGAAGTTGATAAATTCTTAAATGGTCGTGGGTATAACATAACAAACATTGGAAATACATTTAGTGGTTTAGGAAAAGAAACTGTTACTAAGCTTGACTTCATACTAACACCAGAATACAAGTTGAAAAAATTAAAAGTGTATACAGTTGGTTGTGGCTCAGATCGTCCTGATAAGGTATATGGTAAAAATTATGTTAGGGCATTATCTAACACTGATGCTTGGAGAGACCCAACTGCTGTTGCTTATTTTTCTAAAATGAAAAAAATTGAAAGTGATTTGGAAGCTCGGGTGCCAATGCCTTTTGAAGAGTTTATTGTTAAGCATACATACCCTAAAGTTTTTGTACAAGAAGGACCAAATGTTGGCGGCCGCTCCTCAGAAACTATAGCATCATGTATTACTGATGCTTTATTAGAGGATGGAAAAGAACTTGGTCAAGATATATTTGATGAGGTCTTTAGTTTAGCTGATGCAATTGCATATAGATTTCATAAAAACTTGTGTCAAACAACGCCGGCTAAAGTAAATGAAGAATCTATTCTTAAAGGATTAAATCTTGGCGCCAATTCACCAAACAACCCGTCAGATGTCTATAGTTTAGCTAAAAGCCAAGCGTTTGACACTATTAATGCAGAAGACTCTGTGTTCACACAATTATGCTTTAGAATGATATCAGGTGGTCTAAGTGGAGTTGGGTGCGGACTATCGCCTTTGCAACAATTAGATGAAATGTATGCAAAAGGTTTAGATCGAATAGGTCAGTGTGGTTTCTTAGATTTACTCTTAGAAGCATTACAATGCTTATTTAAAGGCTTGACACTTGAGCAAGCACTAGCCTCAATAATAAGAGCCGCGCTAAAAGCAATGGGTGTCGAAGAAATCGGTGAGTTATTTGTTGGCTTACCTCCCGAGAAACAAAGAGAACTGGAAGCAGCGGTAGAGAGAAAATTAGAATCTGGAAATATATTTTCAAATGGCTCTCCCGGACAAACAACTTCAGATGCACTAGCAGGGCAAAATAATGGCCCTAATAGAATTGCTTTACAAAATTTGAAACGCAAAAAACCTTGGAAAGACAAGAAGTATGTTGAGGCGTCAAACAAAAATAAGCGTAGAGACAACTATGGTAATTTAAAAAGTTCTAATAATGCAACACCTGCATCATATAGCCAGCCCGAAAGAAGGACAATTGGTCAAAAATTAAAAGAACCGGTTGGTGAAGATTTTCAAGTTAACAATATTATAATTGATGCTTATATCGAAGCTCTTATGGAAGTGTATCAAGATAATTATTTAGAATTGTTGGACGCTCTAAATAGATTTCCGGGCGCTCAACTTATTGCTTCAGTGATTGCTCTTTTAGATTGTCCGACACCGCCATTGTTTAATCCCGGTTTTGAGGATTTTTTCAAGAGCATTCAATTACCATTCTGTCGAAATATTAATCCACTTGATTTTCCTAAATGGGAAAACCCGTTTTTATATATTCCGAAATTAAGTGACATATTATCAGCAATATTTGAGGCCCTTGTAAAATTAGTCATTTGCATAATCATGCGTGTCATAATTTTGATAATGGCAAAAATATGTGAAATTATTGGTGATGCAATATGCAAATTGCTAGAAACTGTTGGTCAGATTGGTGCTGGTTTACTGACAGGCAATACTGACATATTAGGTATTATAAGAGATACAATATGTGGTGAGTCTGCAACTGATGAAGAAGTAAAAGCTACAGTGCTTGCACTTGCTGAAAACTTTGGCGTGGGAGCAGCAGCGTTTGCTAATCCAGAAAGAACTATTTCATTCTTTGGTGATATTGTCAATAGCTCAACAAGAGACGAATCCCTTAGACTATTAATGGAAGGACCAAGCAGAGCACAAATTGAAATTGTTAACGGCCTTCTTGATAATGAATACACAGAGTTTAGAGATGCTTTGTCTAATGATACTAGTATTGAAACTATGTTTAAAAATATGGGTAATATTATTCCAGAAGCAGTTAAAGATGAAATTAAACTTGGGCTTTCAATAGGAGCCGACAGCCCTGATTCACCAATGAACCCAACATTGTGTGCTACACCAGAAGCATTAGAAGACTTTTATGCCGTGCGTGAGTCCTTGTTAGAAGGCAGGATGACCCCTAAGCAAGCAAAAGAGCAAACTGATCTTGCACTGCAGAGAGTATTAGAAGACACAAATGATTTAGGACAAATATTGAATGATGGTATTAGCTCGACTATAGAAAACGCTATGCCGCCTATATTTTCTGACCCGGGCTGCGAAAATGGATTGCTACCATTCGAGCCTGAAGAATCCATCAAGACTGCCACAGCGGCTTTAAGCGCCGATATGGATAGTCTAAAGATTGCCTATACTGATGATATGCTTGGTAACGGGGGGTTGTTTGCTAGCGATGATGACTGGGGATTTATGAACATGATCCTCTCTGATACTATGGGCAATCCTTATACCGCGCACCAAAGAAAAACTTTCAATAGTAGTAGGTTTGTTAACTTCTATGTTGATGATGATGATGATGCAGAATTAGGAGATTTTTCCAGAGTGTCACGTCAAAGAGGTGCGTATCCGTATTATATGGCCGAGTGGCTTAAGTATCAATTCAATCAGACAAACGGTGCAACTGACCTTGGTATAGTGACATTTAGTGCTACTAATGATGTTCAACAAGCTGAAAAATTTACTAGATCATTTGGAGTCTTGGGTTTTGAAGGTTTGTTTGACACTGATGTTAACTTGACAGAGATGACAGATTTTGGCTATAATGTATCTTATAAAGTTGATTATGAACAAGATGTTGTTGAAATCACAAAAGCGGCGAGAAAAAAGAACCCAGATGTAACTTTAAAATTTAGAGATAATTCAAAGGGATATAGACCAACCGATGGTCATTGGGCTTATGGCTTTGATTTAAAAGCGTTCTATTCTGACATTGCTGAGTACGATACAGAATTAAAATCTGGATTTTTTAACATACCAAATGATAATGTAAGAGTTCAAATTAGAGAATACATCAATGAAAAAGCAAAAACTAGCTCATCAGTTGAAGAAAAATTAGAACAAGCAGAAGAGGGAGGCGAGTCTGATATAGGCACAACAGATGATATTACAGGATACCTGAAGTATGAATTTTTTGCTGTTGATAATTCATTAGACAATATCGATATCAACGAGAGCACTTATCCTTTATTGTTTAGTTCTTTCAACGCCGGCCGATCTCCCGTCGCACCTCAAGTATTAGCTCTTGCTGATATTACTGGTCTTGGTGATGCTGCAGCTAGCAGTATTTCTAATGAAATTAATTCTGCTCTTTATAATACTATTAGGCAAACTATCGGCGATCCCGACGACTTGTATAGAGTTTGGCTGTACGGCGCTGAATTTGATGATTTGTCAGAGGCTGATATTGACTATGGTGTTACAATGACTGAAGAATATTGGGATCCTAGTCCTGCTGGTGTTTATCAGGGGACTGATGTGACGCTTGGTGGCTTTTGCCCATACGATGATTTGTACATACCCAATTTTGAGGAAGAAGAAAACGATGAAGGTGAAGTTAGATTAGTCCGTAATGGTTGGCGGCGCCCTAACAATGAAGACTTGTTACTTGGTATCAGTCGTAATCAACACGATATGGAAGTAGCCGGCACTCCAGAAAAAACTAGAGTCTTTTATTTAAATCCCACTCAGTTTGGGCAAAGTTATAAATCTCCTTCATTGTACATAAAACCACTTGCAAACAAAGGTTGGCTTGGCGCTATCAATGTTATGTTCCCTGATTATTCACCTTGTAAGCCTAGAGATACAAACCTAATTGCATTTGATGATATACAAAATCAAATTGATTCAGCTTATAGAAGAATACCCGAAGATGATCGACTTAAAACAGATCCTGATTGTATTACTGAAGTTCCATTTAACAGAATTTTAAGCCGCCCATCTCGTGCAGGACTAGAAGGCTTAATAACTGGTTTAATTAGAATATTTGTTAGTACTCATTTTATAAAGTCATTGCCCGTGTTTGCTACTTTTGAAACAAAATTTCCTGATAACTACAGCAATATTTACGCCTCATATATTATAGAAAATATTGAAGAGGCTTGTAAAGAATCAGGCGGCAATTTTTTGAATCCATTTAAGGACGATGAATTTTGGTATGCGTTCCTTGAACAAGCAGTGCAACTTTATAGTAGAAAATTAGATGATGACTTGGATGATACATTTACACCGGATGATGTTCCAGTATATGTTCAGGAAGCTATAGAAAAAATAAACAGATTACAAGAAAATTACAACTATCCCGATCGAGATGATTTTAAAGATGCCCCATCTGAAGAAAAAGCAAATTTTCAATCACTTAAGAGTTTTAGAGAAGAGAAGAATTTAGAAGCTATTCAACAAGTTGAAGATGAATCAAAATTAATTTTAACTGAGCTAGTAAAAGAGCAACTAAATTTTATTTCTAAACTTTTTAAAGAAAACTTAAAAAAATCAGGATTCGTCACTGCGGTTACTGATACTGACTTCTACTTCTTACAATCCTTGTGTGCCAATGGTGAAGGACTCAATATGCAAAAAGTTGTTTCTTTTGTTGAAGATGTTGATAACACAGAAGTGAATGAAGCCATTGCAATTGGTAGCGGTTATACAACTGGTAACTTATTTGCTTTACCTAACGGTGAGCCATACGTTGGTGATTATCACGTGCATATTGATGAAAATGGCAACACAGTCTTTATGGTTGGCGAGTATCATGTTGATGATATGCACGATGTATTGGCTCCCTTTGGAAATAATGTGATAGTCAAAGGAAAAGATCCCGATGGTAATGTTGCACCGATTGGAGATATCAGCAATATTGTTGATCCTGCGGCCGATAAATCATTCTATTTGAAAAAATATGTTCTTATTGATGGCGACGAATATACTGTTGAAGATGCTGAAAATTTGATAAGAAGTAAAAAAGTTGGCAATGTTTCAAATCACTATCCGGGTAGCTTACGACTTTTAACCAGTGCCATTGGAAAACCTTACGGTCTTGATGGGAACATCGGCGTACAAAGTGTATTAGAATTTGGAGTTCTAAGCGGTGGTAGTGAAGTGCCAATTACGGAAGTAAGACTCGACGCTCTAGACCTACCTGTAAACGAATATACTGGGCCCCGAGCCAATAGCAAGTTATTGCTTTGCTTAATTGATAATCTTAGAGACGATGAAAAGTTTAGAATGACTGTTGACTATATTTGCTCAATCAAAAAAGCTTTGTCTATGTATGCGATTTATACTGATATAGCATTTATGCCATCAATTGGAGAATATACAGTTGCAAGAGCTACCGGCGAAACTAAAACTTACAATAGTCCAAATGCCAACGCCAAGCCCGGTGTCCGTGTAGATGTTAAAACAGGTGAAGTAGATTATACAGAAGGTTGGGCTCACGAAGCAAATAGAAATGGATTATTTGCAAGTCCGTTCTTTAGAAAATGGGACGATTGGGATCAAATCTTATTAAGAAAATCAGTCAAAAGAACAAAGAAAATATTTAAACCATACTACACTAAGAGAAAGTTTGAAGTTGAAGATGCAGATGATGCCTCACCCGGTGATCAGTTTATATCGCTAACGGCTAAAAGATTCAAGCCCCTAACTGGAGGTAACCTATTACCATGGTTTAAGCGCAGAAAACTTAAACCAAATCCATTTAATAACAAGGGTGAACTCTGCAAAAAACCTGATTGATAATATTTATATAAGTGAGATTTAAGAAATGTCATCGTTAGCAATAAAATTACCGCTTGTAAAAGATAGTTCTGATGGTTTTAAAACCATTAAATCTTTTAGACAATTAATAAAGCAAAATTTTAAAATGCTGCTTTTAACTAATAAAGGTGAGCGCGTGATGATCCCCGAATATGGCGTGGGGATGAAAAGATTTTTATTCAGTAATTTTGATGAAGCAACATTTGCTAGAATTGAAAATGAAATTATAGAGCAGGCTTCGATCTATATACCAGTTGTCAATATTATAGAATTAGCATTTGTACCCTCCGAAACCAATCCAAATGCATTAATAATTAAAATAGTATATTCTATACCTGATATCAATGTGAGAGATTTGCTTGAATTTACTATTTAGACTGAGGAATAATAATGGCGAAAAAACAAAAAGACCTTCTACCGATTGATTATACAAGTAGAGAATTTTCTAGTATTCAAAGCGATTTACTAGATATAGCTGAAAGATTTTATCCAGATACATTCCAAGACTTTAGTGAAGGCTCGTTTGGTTCTATGATGATAGACGCTGTTTCATACGTTGGTGATCAGTTGTCCTTCTATATGGATTATAATGTTAACGAGTCCTTCCTTGATACAGCGTTTCAATTTAGTAATATCGTTCGCCATGGCCGTGCTCTTGGGTACAAATTTGAAGGCCGACCATCAACATATGGTACTGTTGCAATGTATTTAATTGTGCCAGCGTCTCCAAGTGGTATTGGTCCTGATGAAACTTACTTGCCTATACTTAAAAGAGGCACAACCTTTTCCTCTACTAACAATTTAAGTTTCATTCTCACAGAAAACATTGATTTTGCTAGCACAAAGAATGTATTTGTTGTTGCTAGAAATGACTCGGTGACAGGCGCACCAACATTCTATGCAGTTAAAGCATATGGAAATGTAGTGTCTGGACAATTTGGACAAGAGAGAATTACTGTAGGTGCATTTGAAAAATTTAAGAGAGTAACCTTAAATGCAGATAATGTATCTGAGATTATCTCCGTCTATGACTCAGAAGGTAATCAATATTACGAAGTTGACTTTTTGGCACAAGATGTAATTTTTAAAGAAATATCAAACCCTAATTTTAAAAATGATAATGTTCCATCAATTATTAAGCCATATCTTGTATCAAGAAAGTTTATAACTCAAACTAATAGAAATCAAATAACATTACAATTTGGCAGCGGTAGACTAAATGAAAACAATGTGGTCGAGAACCCGCAAAATGTGGCTGTTAATACATACGGCAAGACATACGTAACAAACATGACTTTTGATCCTAGTAGATTATCTGAAAATGAAAGCTTTGGAATTGTACCTACAAACACTGAGTTGATCATTACTTACCGTTCTAATAATCCTATTAATTCTAATGTAGCAGCGGGACAAATCAATTCTGTCACTTTTTCTAATTTTGAATTTATTGATCAACAAACTTTGAACAGTCCTACATTGCAAACAATTAGAAGCTCTCTAGAAGTTAGCAATGAAGAGCCAATATCAGGTGACGTTAGCATTCCAACATCTGATGAAATTAAACAAAGAATTTATGATACGTTTCCTACTCAAAACAGAGCAGTGACCCAAGCAGATTATGAAAATTTAGCTTACCGTATGCCTGTGAAATTTGGCTCTGTTAAAAGAGTATCCGTCCAGAGAGATGCAGACTCACAAAAAAGAAACTTAAATTTCTATGTCATTTCTGAGGGGACTGATGGTAAACTGTTGAAATCGAATTCGGTTATCAAAAATAATTTAAAAACTTGGCTAAATCAATATAGAATGATTAATGATACCGTTGATATTTTAGATCCGTTTATCTTAAATTATGGTATCGAATTTATAGTGCGCCCACAACAAGCATCAGACAAATTTAGTGTCTTAGACTCTTGTTTGGAAGCACTGAAAGAAAATTATGATCGAACACACTTCATTGGGGAATCTTTATACATCAGTGATATTTATAAGGTTCTTAAAGATGTGCCGGGAGTCTTAGATGTGTTAAATGTTAAAATATTTATCAAGAGCGGTGGTTCGTATTCAAATGCATCAATTGATATTGATAGTAACACATCAGGTGATGGCTCACAACTAATTGTACCAAATAATGCCATATTAGAATTGAAATTTCCACAATTGGATATCGTAGGAAAGCTTAGATAATGCCAATAAAAAAGTACACAGCAGATGCTGACAACACTATAGTTAACGCCTTTCAGTCAGATTTACAGACTAGAGGCACCGGTGCGAATACAGGAGAAGCTGACGTTCTAGAAACATATTCTGTCTATGATAGGGTTGCGTCTGGATCTCAAGAGCTTTCTAGAATATTAATTCAATTCCCAGTTACAGGAATAGATTCTGATCGTTCGTCTGGCAACATTCCAGCCTCTGGTTCAGTTAATTTTTATTTAAGACTTTTTAATGCTGAGACATCTAAAACTGTTCCAAGAGATCTGGATATTGTTGTGCATGCTATCTCACAATCTTGGCAAGAGGGTGTTGGTTTAGATTTAGAAAACTATCTGGATGTTACAAATGGAAATGAAGGTTCCAATTGGATGTCGGCTTCTAATACGGCTGCTTGGACTGATATTAATGGCACTCTATTAGCTGGTGGTTCTTATCACACTCAATCAGTTCCAAACGCTGATGTTTCTTCAGAAGTTCACATCTTCAAACAAAACCTTAAAACAGGATTAGAAGATTTAGAAGTTAATATAACTCCTCTTGTAGAACAATGGCTAGATGGAACATACACAAATTATGGTGTTGGAATTGCTTTATCAGCCAGCCAAGAGGCTTATGTTTCTGGCGCATTAAACACTGTTGTCAGCAGGACCCCAAGACTTCCCGATCCAGCAGACTCTGGCCAAGCTGTTATCTATAATCCTAGTGGCTCAACAAAATCATATTATACAAAAAGATTTTTTGCAAGAGGTACACAATTCTTCTTTAAGAAGCCAGTAATTGAAGCTCGATGGAATGATATCAAAAGAGATGATCGTGGAGATTTTTATTACAGTAGCTCTTTAGCTCCAGGTCCAGACAATTTAAATACACTGTATCTTTACAACTACGTTAGAGGCAGACTCACAGACATTCCGTCTATTGGCACAACAGGTTCAATTATGGTCAGCTTGTATTCAGGCTCTGCTGATAACTCAGAACCATCAGGTTCACGACTTGTATTATTTGACGGAACAACCAGTATTACTGGTGGACATGTATCTACAGGAATTTACAGTTGCTCAATCGCTATCACTTCCGCAGCTACGCCTATTCAGACACTTTATGACGTATGGCATAGTGGCTCGATGCAGAATGAACATGCCACATCACTCGAATATTTTACCGGTTCTATTAGCGCTAAGGTAATAGAATCTTCTCTTGCTGTTGACACAAGAAAATATTTTATCAATATTACTAATTTACGAAACGAATATAGCAAGAATGAAACCGCCAGATTTAACCTTTACATTAGAAATAAAAATTGGTCCCCAACTATTTATACTAAGGCCAAGGAGAATCCACCACATTATCCAATAATGAGTGCTTCGTATAGAGTTTTCAGAATCCTTGATTCGCTTGAAGCCATACCACACAACACAGGAAGTGATTTTGCTACAGGTTTATCCTACGATGTATCTGGTAATTACTTTAACGTCGATATGCGCTTACTAGATCCGGGTTATGAATATGGGTTCAAGTTTGCTTTTTACAATAAAGAGTTAAATTCTTGGCTTGAACAGGATAAAATATTCAAATTCAGAGTGTTAGACGATGAGTACTAAGGATTTATTCACTAGAAATTATTTAAAATCGCAAGACGAGAAAGATGCTTTTTCTGAAGTAGAATCCTCACGTAATTTAAGGGCTAACAAAGCTAAACAAGATGCTTTCTTACCACAAGTAGATTATTCCGATCCAGCTACATTTGCTAAGTTTGGCTCCGCAAGATTATATTACGATAGTGCAATATCTCGCATTATTAATTTCTATCCTTACGATGGCTCTGAAGCCGAGTTAACAGAATTTTATAACAAGTCATTAGATATTGAAAAATACTTGTTTAACAATAGATATCCTCGAACGAATGGATATGCTGTTTTTTCTGCCAATGAGTGGGGTACTGCTACCGCTCGTAATGGTGGATACGGTTCACCTAGCTCGAATGAATACATCACATTCAAGGCCGGCCCAAATTCACTTAGTCAAACTGCACAAATTAAAACATTAGTACCAGATGATAGAGATAGCAAATTTCAATACAGTAATGTTTATGATGAAAACATCTACACCAACAACGGCTTTCGTCCTGATTATGGCTCAGGCACAAGAACATCAAACCTTAAATCAAACTTTGATGATGGTGTCACGATTGAGTTCTGGGCAAAAACAGGTTCCCTTGCAACGTCTTTAACAGAAAAACAAGTAATTGCAGATATATGGAACAACGAACTTAGTTCAAGTGCGCACTATGGTCGAATTACTGTCGAGCTTGATGGCACCGCTGGGGCAGCCACACCGTGGCGTGTTACAGTTGAATCAGGATCCACTAGTATTTTTCAAGAAGCAGTTGGTGCTGATTTATCAATTGATACTCTAAATGATTGGAAGCACTATGGATTTGTGTTACAAAATAGCGGTTCTGATTTTCACATTAAGCTTTACGTCAATGGTAATTTAAATAATACAAAAATTGTATCGTCTAAAACTGTTGGAGAACTTAATCCTGAAAAAATGATGGGTCGCTTGGCAGCACTTCAAACAGCACCAAGAGGTCTCGAAGATGTATCAAAGATTACAAATTACAGTGGCGCTGGTAAGCTTAGCGGCTCGCTTGATGAATTTAGATTTTGGAAGATAGCAAGAGACGCAAAAGAGATAGGACAAAATTGGTTTACACAAATTAGAGGTGGCGTTAATACAGATATATCCAACACTACTCTTGGAATGTACTATAAGTTTAACGAAGGTATTACAAATAACGCATCAATTGATAGTGTTGTTTTAGACTATGGTGGCAGAATATGCAATGGTACTTGGACTGGATACTCCTCAGTTGCCAGAAATACTGGCTCTGCTATCGTTTCAGCGTCTGCAGCAGAATCGGAGTATTTAGATCCGATTATTTATGCTGATCATCCAAGTGTCGTAGCACTTAAGGCAGAGTTATTGGACATTGGAACTTATCATGACGTGCAAAATAATGCAATGTTTCTTAAGAACACTCCATCTTGGGTAGTTGAAGAAAGCGAAGAATTAGGACTTACAGATATAGAGCAACTCTCCCACATTATGGGTGCTTACTTTGATAAGTTATATTTGCAAATTCAAGCAATACCTACCTTTAGGCATGCCACTTATACCAGCGCATCAAATGATCCATTCCCATTTTCAGAACACTTGCCACAATCATTGGGGCTTTATACACCAGAAATCTTTGTTGACTCGACGGTGCTTGAAAAATTTGCAAATAGAAATGATACGATGCTGTTTCAGCAAGAATTATATAAAACAAAAAATATAATTTATCAAAACATTTACAACAACCTTGCTGCCATTTACAAGTCAAAGGGAACCGAAAGGTCAATTCGCAACCTGTTTAGATGCTTCAATATTGATGATAACTTAGTCTACCTAAACACATACGCTAACAATCAATTATTTGAGTTAAAGAGTAATCTTAAGCAGACACAAAAGAAAAGAAAATTAATTAATCTAAACAGTAACTTATCAACTACTGCAGTTGTGTATCAAGCCCCTGATCCATCTAATGCAGAATCACAAGGTTATATTTCTGGTTCAGGCCCAGTCGCACTTGAAGATCGATATGGATTTACAACAGAAGTTGGTGTAAAATTTCCCAACTTTTTTAATTCTATCGATAAAGTTCATAGAAGAACAATTAATACAATTTCATTGTTTGGTATGCATTCTGCTAGCACCGATGATGGAGCGGATACAACTATATTTGCATCAGATAATGCAAACTTCCAAGTACAAGCAATTAGAGATTCGGCTGGATCAAGAAATGTATTTTTCAGACTGTCATCATCTGTTACGCCTTTCCCAGTACCATTATTGACAACCAGCTTATTCTATAATGTTTATGATGATGAGGACTGGAATTTATCTGTCTCAATAAAGCCTCCACAATACCCCTACGCCTTCACTACATCAGGCTCTGATGTCCAAGACTACAATGTTGTGTTCAGGGGCTACAACAACAAATTAGGTAGTATTAATAACTCTTTTGAGTTGACTTCCTCAATCAGTCAAGATGTAGCTAAAAACTTCCTTCGCGCTTCAAAAAGAGTTTATATCGGTGCCACCAACACAAACATTACAGGTGCTAATACTGTAAGGAGTGATGTATTATTTACAGATACACGATATTGGACAAAATATCTTGATTCTTTTACTCTTAAGCAGCATGCAGTTGATCGAGAAAACTTTGGTATCTCAGGCTCCTATCGTAACATCGATGCTATCAATGCACCAGAAGAAAATCAAAATAGTTATAATTTCAATACGTTAGCTTTAAACTGGTACTTCCAAAACGTTACAAGTTCAGATAGTTCTGGTGACTTCTATGTGACCGACCTTAGTTCCGGTTCAGTGCTTATACGTGATAATTTTGGTTGGGCTGGACAAGTCGCAGGATATCCACACACTGGTCGTGGTAGTAATTTCGCTGCTGATGACACTAACGTTGTGTCGAACCGTATCGTTAATGAATTCAAGTTCATTGATCCAGAAATAGTTGTCTCTTCTGATATGGTGCAAGTATTGTCAGAAGACGATGAGTTATTAGGAACATTTGACCAAGTACCAAACTATGTTTTTGTTGTAGAAAAAAGCCTTTATCGTGCCGTATCTGAAGAAATATTAGACTTCTTCGCAGGCTCGATAGACTTTAACAACCTTATAGGTGATCCTGTAAATCGCTATAGAATGCAGTACAAGGATTTGAATTACTTAAGAAGCATCTTTTTTCAGAGAGTTGAGAACTTATCAACAGTAGAAAAGTTTGTAGATTATTACAAGTGGTTTGATGACTCTATTTCTGAAATGATAGCTCAGCTTGTACCTGCTTCTGCTGAATTTATTAATGATGTTTACAATACTGTTGAGAGTCATGTATTAGAAAGAAATAAATATCAATCAAGATTCCCAACAATTGAATTTAAGCAGAAAGATCCAGAAGCTAGTATCCGCGGCGTTGTCGAGGCAAAGCTTCGTTATGAAGCAGAACTGTATGGCGGTGTTAGTGGATCAACTTTTCCTGCTGGTGTAAGTGGTTCTTTCATACCAGATGCAACTCGACCAACACACTTACATACTGATTTTTGGAAAAAGAGGGCACTGCCCGGTGCTGCAGGTATTGCAGACCCTGAAATTACTTCTAGTGCCGCAACACTTGACGCTAAGCGCAGACGCATACGAGCAGTTAAATGGAGTAGACCAGAGTTTAGTGGCTCTATGCCAACACTTACAAAAACTGACGGCACAAGATATACACTCAATAGGTTATTAGAAACTCAGAAAGCCGGTACAGTTGATTTCACTGGCCCAGAAAACGTGACAATTAATAGAGTTATTAAGGGTGGTGTTAACTTTATAGATAACAAGAGTATTCAATATACTTATACATCTTTACACCCTGCTGGTCCAGTATCCTCTTCAGCCGGCTCTGTTCTTGTTCCACAGAACGTTCTTTTTGGTGAGATAGAAACATTTGATAATGTTGTATCCGATGAGGCATTCAAGCAACAACTAACAGAAAATATTAATAAGAAGCGAAAGCGTTATATCAAGGTGGATCAAGGTAGAGATTATATTGATGGCTTAGGATATGAAGCCAACAAAAACTCTTTTGCATTCCCGTTTAATTTAATTAGTGCATCTATCTCAGGTGGTGTTGATGATTACATTAAATATCGAACCCACAAGAATGTAACAATTACCAATTTACATAATGACGCATATGGTACCGATATGGAAATACCTATGCAGGGTCCATTCACAAATTATGCAGTTGGCGGACATCAATCACGACATGTTCCGCTTAACGTTAGTAGCTCTGCCAAAAGTGTGTTCTACACCGGATTAGATAATTATCTCTCTAGACCTGAAGCTTGGAAGCTTTTACTTGGTAAGAGAGATCCAGCAGATCCAAGCTGCGATGGTCAGTTAACGGATGGCGCTATTGGTATGACAGCGCCAGATTATCCTTGGCCTGAAGCAAATGCACCAGATGAGTTTCCTTATCCTGTCACAGCTTCTGAGAAGGCTGTGTACTACAGAGATTTTATTGCCAAGAGACCAGTAAACATTAGAAACATTCAATTAAGAACCGGCTCGACAATACTTGGTAACTATCAACACAACTACGATGTTGTTCATACATTTGGAGCTTTTGAGAATCCAAGACAATTTATTGAAAATCCACCATTATTACCACCTAATACTTTTGATCTAAGAGCGACTAGCTCGACTCAAACTAGAACTTTCTTAGATGCTAGGAGACTTGAGGAAGGTCACTTTGAAGTTATGCCTGATTACGATGTTGGGTATTTATCAGGCACTACCAACAAAACTGTAATAGTAAGCAGATTCAGTGCAATTGGTGGATTGTTGACTGAGGGTAGAGGATACCGTGATTTTAGGTCTAACGAGTTCTCAGTATACAATAACCCTGACTATACCAACATTATGGTTACTAGACCACATCAGGTATCAACAGGTCAAATTTCTGAACCAACAGGTGCTGGGACACCCGGTATTAGAGTGTTTGACATCCACGGACAAGATTTTGGATTAACTGCACACTCGTCGAGACATACAGCTAGATTTGGTAGAGATTCAAATCTAGTTACGAATCCCGGCGCATCATATGATGAATCACCGGGATACCATAAAACACACAGAAACAATAAAGACTGTGTTAGGATTCTAACCGATACTCCAACACCAGTCTATGAAGGTGATACCCTACACAATACACAAGGTGCATCTCTGACTGCCTCAAATCCAAACCCCACATTCTTTCTAACTGGTACACATAATGCTAGTTTAGGCAAGCCAGATACTAAAGCTCCATTGTTATTAAATTCCATTACAGGCGGCGCTGGAAACTCACTAAGCTGGACAGGACTTATAAAGTTTCATAATGACGTTAAAGGGGGCTCGGCAATTACTGAACAAGTCTGGGGTGTTGGCTGTACCAATTCTTCAACAACACTTGCAAAATTAGAAAAAGTTCACGCTGGTTCTGGTGATAGACCTCAAATTCATTTCAGTGTGGGTACCACTGGTGGTGGTGGTAACAGCACAATTAAATTCGAGTGGCACTTCCCATTTGCAAGCTTTGACTTATCAGGCACATTCAATCACTATGCATTAGTTTGGAACTCTCTTGACAATGGTTCAGTCAACTCTAATTTTGACGCTGCAGCTACATTGTACTTTAATGGTGTTTCTCAATCAGCCGCAGACATTCAATCAATAAGGCCAAATTATCGAACTGCTGCAGGCACAAAATCAAGCTATAGAGGGTTCTCTGCTATTAAAGCCCAAGGCGCCGCTTACATGAATATTGGTGGTGGTATGGCTGATGGTCAAAATCCACTGTCTGCTTCTATTGATGAATTCACTTTTTGGACAACCGGTTTAACTTCTACTGAGGTTAGTTCTTTGTATAACAGCGGAGTACCTTGTGATGTTACTGCATCCGCAGTCTACACTGATAATAGTGCAGATCTTTGGGACTGGATTAGATTTGAAGATTCTCCAGATAGTAACTATATGGCTATTAACGCTGCAAATCCGGGTACAATGGATGCTGCAACCAATAGCCTAATTGGCTTTAATGAAAATGTATTTGTTCCATTAGGAAACAGCAGCGCTGGTATGGGAATGATTGCAGATACAAATGTACCCGCGGGCTGTTCACCAGTGCTTGTAAGGTATGACGATATCAAGACATTTGCCACTCATTCAATGTTTGATAACTTCTTTGTACAACATCAGATTCCACAAATGAGTAAGCAATACGCTTGGATTACATCCTCACTTGTCAATGACAATGGTATTTGTGGGTTCTATCATCCTAAGTTTACTATAAGATTATCAGGTGCATCAGGTATCACATATCCTAATGCTTTCGACTTTGTGACTGCAAGTCAAATAGGTAGTTCAAGAGCACCCTCTGATACAGGTCGAATACTTCGCAGTTCTGAAAACATTACACAAAATTACTTACCTCAAACTACCAGACTAAATCTAAATGTTAGAGAAGATATAGATGTATCGACTAATACTTTGATACCGCCAACAACTGTCCCATCAGTTATTGCTTCTTCAATCGCACCAGTTTCTAGTTCAAATAGATTTCTTAACTGGGTCAATCCTTACGTATCACCTTATGACAAAGGCGGTTTGCTTCAGAATGCTGATAAGGGTGTTATACTCAATAGTCTCATGTTCAAGCGCGGTAATCAGTTTGGCTATCCATCATGGAAGCAAGTTCGTCAACAAGATCATCAAATTCTTACACACCAAAGACTCAACAATAAGTTAAACATCTTTACAACCGGCGGTGCTGGTGTACTAAGCGAATATGACTTACGCCCAGTCTCAATGGTTGGTAGACCATCATTTGTAAACTTTGACTTTATACGTACTTCACTGGTAACAAGAAACGGACAGACTGAAATAATCAGTACTGCTGACAACGCCACTCTTAAAACATCTTATAGTAATGAATATGTGCTGTTTAACGATAAGGGACTTAATGAGTTTACAGAAATCAATTTTGACAGGCAAGTAACACCCTATGAGCAGTTGATTGCCCTGAAGGATAGAAGTGGTATTGCACTTAACTGGGCACTCTACAAAGAGAATGTGTACCCATCTATTCGCAATGAGTTTGCTTCAAGATCAGTTAATAGAATAGGATATGATAGCGGATTCTGGAAAGCAACTCAAGCACAACGTGTGAGTGCAAGCACGGGCATTCCTAATTCAATGGGAGTTACAAAATACGGAGATTACAGTAATGGCACGTTATCGCCACCATTTACAGATCGATTTATCACTCAAAGTATTTGGCCTCTTGACGCGCCATTAGATTTTGAAACCCGAACAGGTCCAACTTTTATTGCGTCTGATCAAGATGCGTCAGGATTTCACTACTTCTCAGGTTCAACCCTTATAACCTCAAATTCTGCTGGTGAATTACAGAATACATACAGTACTTATCATTTTGTTAGGGATAACAGTGCTATACCAAACAGTTTACAAGAAGCAGAGCAAATACCATTCTGTGTTAGAAACAGTGCTCTTTATGCAAGAAAACACATGATGGCGTCACCGTTCTCAATTAATAATCCAAGTCATATTGATACTTACGTCAGAGCTATTGGATATCCTGAAACTGCACAATTAAATCCCGGCGCGTCAGGCGTCAATCCTGTTATAAGTGGTTCAGGTGAAGCAAAATGGGAAGCTCCAAGACTTGCAGGATATTTAACAACATCTAATGGTATAACAAATTTTGTGTCCGCTACCTCTGAACCATTCTATGATACTTATGAAGAGTTCAAGGAGGACATCAAATTAATTGCGAAGGGATACTCAATTGTACCAGAATTCAGAATTTCTGAACAAGTTGAGAATTATACCAAGTTTGGTATTCTTGGTGGCGAGAACAACGATACATTCGAGATCCCCGGAACTACAATAAACAGTTCTCAACAAAATTTCTACATTGATTACTCAAATTCTGACTTCTTAGAGAATTTCTTAGATGTTAGACAAATGTCCAACTTGACTGCAAAAGAGTTTAAGTTATCGTGTCGAGCAGCTATTAAATTTCATCCATACAAGGGCTTTTACCCTGCTCAACGTTCGCTTGATCTTGTAGAACAATTTCGTAAGTCTTATGGAGATTCTATTGCAACATCTGTTACTGGGTCATCTTTGGCAACTTTTGCTGATGTAGATGATTCGGAACTGATACAATATAGTTATGCAAGACCAGTTACTCAGCCACTCTTCGCGCCCGGTATTTTGTACAATTCAATTAAGTCAGGTATAGCTGTTGATTATCCAGTAATTACCGATGGTACAAAAGTTGAATATGAAGCATTGACTGCCAGTAATAGTTCCCCCCTTACAGCCTCCAATTTCTTAATTAAAGCTAAAATACGTGATGCAGTTGGCACAGATCAATTTGGCGTTAATTATGTGTCCGGTACGTTCTGGGATAAGAGAATACCATTTGAAGCCATTATTGATCCATCACAACATATGAGAGGTCTTGAAATACCTGAATTAGAGCCACACCCAAGTATGAGCTTTAATAGAATTCCACTCACCGCTTCGCTTGCAGGCCAGCCGGCAGATAAGCTCTATACGCTGATGGCATCAAATTACTTTGCTGAAGTAGGTAAATTCTTTTTAAGTAATAACGAATACACCAAATTAAGCTCGAACGGTAATTCTATATCAACTGTTAAGTTTAGGGAAGGTGAAATATACGGGGCTCGATTGCGATTAAAAGCATCTCATAGCGGCTCAAGATTATATTCATTTGAGAGTGGTTCAGACGGCACCAATAACTTCTATGGCCCGCAAGGAGCAAAGTCAACAGGGCGTAGATATGCATTTGGAGTTGGAAATCCACCAGCGCTTGGTGCAGCCGGCCAATCTGCGATTTCATCATCAACTTTAGTTAATTCTGCATCTTTTGAAATTCCACAAGATCCCACGCAAAATCCAAATTTCAAACGTAATTTTGTTATGTATAGCAGAACAACTGCATTTGGCCCACCTGTGCTTGGCAGATCATACTTTGCGGACGCGTCCGATGGCTTTGAACATGCCTTTAATGCGTTAGCTACAGGTTCAAGTTTAGCTGGAACAAAAGATTCACTTAATGGATTTAATTGGGCGTACACTCCTCCATACTATGATGGTGAAGCATGGGTTGATTTTATCTTCTCACCAAGTGGTGGAGTCGATTATGATTTAACTAGAATTTTAGCAGAGACACAAACAATTACTAGACGTTTTGATCCCGGTGATAGTTTGCTAAGATCTGCAGATGGAACACCTAACGCAAATGGCTTCAGAACGCTTGTTAAAGACAGGATTGGGATAAACGGTCAATTCGGGCCACACCCTGCTGATCCGATTATGGGAGATCTTTCATTTGTTATTTCCAAACCTAACGGACTACAACCATACTCTGGCGAACACATCGATAACAATGCAATGCAGATAGACGCTGCTATCAATCTATTTGGTATAGAAAACGTACCTAAGAAAAGATTTGACAAGTTTGGTCAATTGATAACCGATGAAAATGAAATTGCTGCACAAAGATGGGTTATTCAGCCTAAATTTGAAACGCCTATGATGAATTTTGCTGATATAGGTGATAGACCGATATCTAGTTCAAACGACAGCAACAGTACTTTAACATTGCCTACTAATTTTGGAGCAGGTACTACACCAAGGGGCATGTGGCATCAATTTGGTACAATGCCTTCAAATAATAATACTGGTATTTTCTTAGAAATCGGTGATATCCCTGAATCTTGGTTAGCAAATCACTATGAAGTAATCGGCAGTGCATCTGTTTACAATGGATTTGTTGGAACAAGAGGGCTGAATATATCTAAGGAAATGCAATCATTTGCTAATTTAATGGGCTTTACTAACGAGAATTCCAGCGTAAGACTTGGTGAAGTAGCAAACAAACAAGTTATTAGAGAGGCAGTCGTTGCAGTACCGTACACAGTCAAGGGTATTGAACAAGGCGATCCACAACCATCTGCTGAAAATGCACAAACTAGAAAAGAATTTATAACCATTCCTAAGTACAGATATGAAGCTGCATTAGAAGAAAACATTGACTCCCTACCGGGTAATTCGTTAGATGCCGCAGGACAATCCATTAGAAGACAAGTTAATAAAATGAAGAATTACGTGCTACCTCCACAATTTGATTTCTTAAACAATCAACTTATTGATCCGCTCGTAATGTATATCTTTGAATTCAAGTATGAATTTGATCGTGATGATTTATCCTACATATGGCAAAACTTAGCACCTAGAAACAGCACTAGAATGTCCTTAGCAGAAGACGCGGTAGCTCATGAGTTGATCAATACTGAGTTGCTTACAGAAGACAACTTAGTTAAAAATCCAAACTTAAGATGGATGGTTTTCAAAGTTAAGCAACGCAGTCAAGCAATGTACGAAGACATCATTGTTAAGCAAGCTAATCAGCCAATCAAGCCACCGCAACTTCAAGATGCTGTTCTTCAGGGTACGCAAGACTACAAGGTTAGGTTCAATTGGCCGTATGATTACGTCTCTATCATCGAATCTATTCAAGTTGATGCTGACGTGCTGTTTAAGGATAGAGCACCTTCTACGCCTAATTCTAGCCAGTATATAGCAAGTCCCGAATATGTTAATCCTGCATCAACGGTAGGTGTTATTAATGATTCTCTTGATAAGACTAAGAGGCGACAAACAAAAGTTGTAACTGAAGTCAAAAAATCTGAAATGGGCAATAGTGTACAAACTAAAAATAACAAATCTAATCGAAGGGTTGTTGACGTAGAAATTAAACAAGGTGGTCGTATTGAATACACAAATAATTCTGCCGGCAATAATCAAACCACTGGCCCTCGTAATCCTCGTGGTGGCACTCCAAGGACTGGTGGACAAACAACGACTACCACACGTTCATCTCCATCCGTTACAAGACGAAATGCAGGCACCGTCACAACTGGAACTGGTGCTGGAGAAGCAGGTGGCATTCGTGGCGATGATGGAGGCTCTGATAGCGGTCTTGGCGGAGGTCGCAGTGGAGGTGGTAGCGATGGAGGAGGAACGTACTAATGGCTACATTCTTAGATAAAAAAGAAAGAGTAATCGACTTAGAACTTACAAGTTACGGAAAATACAAATTATCTGTTGGCAAATTCAAGCCTGTATATTATGCGTTCTATGATGACAATATCATGTATGATGGTGCGTATGCAAGTTTAACAGAATCACAAAATAGTATACACACAAGAATTAAAGATGAGACACCATATCTTGGCACTCAAGTCTTGTTTGAAAATATTGATAGCAAACTTCAAAAAATACCAAAGGTTGATGAAACTGGTTTAGGTATTATTACAATTGATACTGTGCCATTAGAGCCTGAAAAGCCAAGATTCGATAATTTTAGATATGACAATGCAATTGGAGACTCGCTAATTGATGGTAGAGATAATAGTGTTGTTCCATCTTGGAAAGTAGTCACTCTCAGTTCAAACATTAGTTCTTCTACACAAAAATTAAATGACACATCAATTGTAGAACTTAATATTCCACAAGTTAACATTTCATTAGATTATAAAAAAGTTATTACAAATCGACAGTCAATTCCAACCAATCCAAATGCAAACTTTAGTATCTATGAAAGTTTAACATTCGCTGATGATAAAGTCATACAATTACAAATGGAAGACCCTATGATCTATATCGATGAAGTCAATACAGAAATTTTAAATGAAAATTTTGATATCGAAGTTTTTATGGTTAGCGATAATGGTACAACTAAAAGTTTAACTAGAAAATATTTTGAAAACAAAAAAGAACAAATTGTTAATGGTTTGATGGTATCCGAAAGACCAGAGGTTAATTTAAGCAATGAACAAATAACAAAGAATGCTGTAGAATATTACTTTGATATTAGAAAAGATAAAAATGTTAACAGGTCTGTTGCTTGCAAAGCAATAGACTTGTATAACAAGCAAACATATTATCTAAGTCTTGATTTTAATTGTGATTTTGATGACTCAGAAAACTTGTACAACGATATTTATGGTAGCGAGGTTGTTCCAGAAATATGTCTAGATTAATTTATAAGGGCGATACAATAAATAATTTTGGTAAATTTTTGCCTACGCCAGTAATTGAAACAATAAAAGTAAGTAGTGTATCCTCTGATGACCCCATTGTAGAAACGATTAATTCATCTGGCTATGCCTTCAGTTCCACAGGCCCAATCACAGCTACGTTCACGGTGACTCCTGATCAGTTAACTAACATTGATATTAAAACATCTGCTATTTTCAATTCAGATGATAATTTTGATTCTTTGGAGATGTTTGAAGAGCTTTTTGATGCTAACGACAATCACAGCTTATATATTAATTTTATAGTGTATAAAGACGCTAATTTAATTGAAGAATTAAAAAATGATAAACTAAATTTGAGTCGTATTAGAGAGTATACAAATAATGGTATGCCTATAATGAATACTTCTTACAACGCTGAATTAGATTTAGGTACTTCTCAAATCTCTGGTTATATTACTTCTATTATTAACCCACAAATTCAAGTTTACAGTGTGCCACTTAGTGACTATGTTACGACTGAAGACTTTACATCAGAATTTGACGACTCTGGTAACCAAGTAATTAAATCCTCTTACGTTGATTTTTCGTTTCACGTTTATAATATGGATGCTGCTGTGGATATGGCAATTTTTGCTTGCATAACTTCGGAGTCTTTAAATACTCTTTCTGTTTCAAATTTGTCAAAAACAGCGTTTGCAATTAATTTTAGTGACATCAGTTATGAAAATGTAAAAACAAACGGCAGTTTAGCAAAGTTTGGAGATCCAGTCTATGTTGATGGTGATAGCTTAGCATATCATAGCACACCATTGAGAGCACTAGACGGCAAATATTATAAGTCTGATGTAGTCACACATAAAATTATTAGAGATACTTTACAAGAAACTCTTAACAAGTATCAAGCATCAGCTAGTACAGATAAAACATTAGATTCTCAAATTAATAATATGGAATATGTGCTCAATAGATATGCAGACTCAATAGAACTAATACCTAATTTATACAAAGCTAACAAACTATCACCTTCAAAAAGTTCTGCTACAAAGACAGGCAACATGACAAGTGAGTTAGGCATTCGTATAAATAAGTTTAATGCAACTTTATTAGGTCAGCCACAAGTTGTCAGGAGAATCTATAGAAACTACAAAATATTAGATAATAGAGTAGTGCCGCCAATTGTGTTTGACACATCATATGACGAAGAATTGGCGACTAATCCTGAAAACTTTATTTATAAAAACGTTTTGCATGCAAATGCAGCAAAATATGTGCCTGTATCAGAACTAAGCTCATTCCCCGGTCAAGCTGAAATACCAATAACATCAGATAGTCTTAATGACTCCCTTCAGGCTGAAGTGTCTAATATACTAGAAGAAGTTTCTGATATAGTTACAGAATCAATTTCTGCTATAATACCAGATGAAGGCGCTAGTGGAATAAACTTTGATGTTGCCTCTCTTTACTATAACCAAAATACAGGTGAATATAGCTCAGATGCAAGTTACTATGCTGTATTAATAAACGAAGAAGTTGGAAGATTAAAAGAGTTTTTAGAAAATTTTAATGACCGATGGATTCGTGGTAGAAAAGCTATCCTTGGAGATGCCGCCGAAGGCCAACAAGGTGAATTTTTAGATGTTGGCTATCATGGTAGCGTACTTACAGACGTTGGACGCAACAGTGGCGGCGAACAAGACAATGCAGAAGATTACGCAGATGCCAGTGGCAAAGATTTAGTAAAATTATCAACAGCGCAATTTAAAGAAATGAAATGGTGGTTTATGCGTGATAAAATGTTTGATTTAGTTGCTTCCTCTGGAAAATCGCAAATTGGTTTAGCCGATGATACTATTAGTGGTGCGCCCGGCCATTTGAACAGTACAGATGCCATATTCGATAATGTGGGAGAAAGATTGTTAACTTTAAGACCTCCAGTTGATGTAAACTTTTCTGAAGATATCCCAGGATATGGTTATCAAGGTGAGATTACATATGATTCAAGTCAATCTAGAAATTGGAATGCAAGTATTATTTTAAGTGCAATAAATGAAAATATTAACTCACTTAGAGTTCGAGATGATATTGATTCAGATACTTCCTTACTTGTTGCTATTAGTGAGGAATCAGAGGGCACCATTCCAGTTCTTGAAGAAGTAGTATCACAAGTGACAGACGAAATCAAAACTCTTGTCACAACAATTATGCAAGGTTTTATCAACTCACCAACTTTATCACAAAGTATACTTAGAGAATCGACTAGAGAAGAAATTTCTCATAATATATATAATGATTTTTTGGCCGGCGTTAATCAGGTGCTTTCAAACAGACTTTCAAGTGTTTTTGATGCTTACATTAGATGCTGCTTTTATCCAGATCCAATGGGTGGGGTTGAACAGGAACCAGACTATTATCTCAATGTGCTTGGTTCCGGTCTTACATCTACACAGAGAATTCCATATAATGTTTTTCCGGGCTTAGCAAAGAAAAGAACTAGTCAATCTTGGATTCATCATATTAAACTCGGCAGCGCTGTAAGCGATGCCATATACAACGAATTAAAGCGCCAAGATGTTGAAGATGCTCTCCGACAAAAAATTGAACAAATGCTTTTAAGAATTGCCATTTTTAAAGGTTCAGGCCTTGATGAAGGATTGTGCGATACATTAGCAAATGTTGATATCATAATTAAAAAATCTGGATACTTTTTCGTTGACTTAGAAAAATATATTAGAAAAGCATCTAAAATGTCAAGGTACATTAACGTTGATACATTAATTGATCAATTCCCCGGAGGACGTGAGTTAACAAATAATTGTATAAATATTAGACGTATTGTATACGATAGTCAAACATATAGTACTGGAATAGCACTATTAACAGAGCCTTTCGGCGCCGCCGCATATGATCCAACGCGCCATAGCTTACATTCTTTGGTAACTATTCCAGTGGATCCGAGCCAAAACCCCAGTAGACCACTAGTGTATAGTTCTGCACCTATAGCTGGCAGTACGGTTAAATTCAATGACATATTTGACGCACCACCAGAAACTGCTCTGGGTGCCGGTACCGTAGATGAACACAGTCACATAGTGTTTAGGAATTTTGCTTTCCCCGGGTTTATTGATGGTAATTTAATTGGAGATAAAACGTGGATAGAAGATTACAGGTTGGCATTATATAGTTATCAATTTTTTATCGATGATGATCAGTTTAATAGAGAGACTGTTACTGTTGATGGTACATTTAGGCCAGAGTCCAACAATTCATCAAGGGATATTTTTGATATCGAAGTAGGGTTTCATGATGATTCACTAGAATGCTTGACTGCCATAATTAATAATTACACCACGGTATATAATAGGTTTGTAGATCAGTACTATAATCCTGCTTTGGATTCTTGCGCCTATAATGATTTTACAAAAACATTTAATAAGTTTTTTGTGGATGGAATAATAGCATCACATCCTGACCAGAGTCCTTGGATAGATATGATTTCAACTTATATAATGTACATATCTTTATTTAGTAACTTTTTTGCCAACACAAGTTATGCGGAAAAACTACAGTTTGGTCAAAATATTTTAGAACAAATTAGGCCCGAGACTGGCACCATATCAAATTTAATAAATTTTAATGAGCAACTTGTAAAAATCAAAGATAGACTAGATATTATTACTAATGATATTGCAACAGATGATTATGCTGCAGCGGAATATCGTGTTAGAATTGATTTAGAAACACCTATTCTAGATCACATTGGAGACTATTCAGATATCACTGCCAGATATAGTGTTTTTACCTAAAGGAATAAATTATGTTTTCAATACCAACTGAAGTTTTACAAAACTCATCAACTAAAAAAAATGCTATCAAACAAAATAATAGTGCGGTTTTTGGCGACAAGATTGTCAACAAAACGACGGAACCAACACTTTTTAATCTGCAAAATGCAGCGCAAGCTATGCAAGCTAGTAATGGCTCAATAAATCTTCGCACTCAACGGAGAAATAATGTTTCTATTTTAGATCAGGTTAAGCTTACAAATGATACTCTACTGGAAATGAACATTGCACTTGACCCCACTAAAAAAGATTTTTCTCTCTTACAACAAAACCCAGAAATTTCAAGAGATATAAATCCCAACGTTATGGATATGCAATTAGTCGATAATATTGAAAATGTACCGACTAGTGTTAATAATTATTTTCCGCCTCACGACGGACCAATATTAGAATTGGATGACATTAATACTACTCGTGTCGGTGTTAATGAACTTCAGCGTGACGGCACGTTGATGGCACCAGTTGATTTATCCAAAGTTTTATGCGATTTACATATTTTAAATATGAGTGATAATTATTATGGAAAAAATAAGTACTATAGATAACGGGAGAGTGTAATGTCTACCAATACGTATACCGACACCGGATTTACGCCGCCGGCTGTAATGACCCCAGATGATAGTCAAGATTTAACAGTTGATATGTTAAACTACGCTGTGTTTGATTCAGAAGTTAATCAAACAACGATCGTGGAAAAAACAGGTGTATTCGTATTAACGCAAGATAATATAACTGTTACTAATAGTGTTATCGATACTGAGAGTTTTGTTGGTAATAATCAACTGTTACAAGGCCCCGAAGCGTCAACATATAACTTTACAAAGCACAAAGCCTATGGCGGTGCACAGCCTGCTGCAACAACAGAATTTATAAATAATGTTAGAGCAAGCAATGGGATTGGATTATCACAAATTGAAAACACAAATGTCATTCAGAATGTTAGTGATGCATCTTCAACTATTGCTTCTCAAGATGTTAAAATGTTTGCACATGTACAGGATGTTACAGAGCCAATATTAAATGTAATTGATAGTCAAACATATTCTAATGAATTGGTAAATTTTGTTGTAGGTCCGATAACAGTATTCAGCTATGATGATAATGAAAAAGAGGCATTGAAAAAAAAGTTTGGTTTTGATTATGATGCCGTATTAGAAACACCTGATATACCATCATACACACAAAATAAGTTTAATACATTTATGGCGAGCTATTCTGAAGATATGAGGACCGGTGCACTTTCAAGAGTCGATGTGGTAAAAACAACTAAGCAACTTCAATTAGATTCTGTAGCCTTTGAAGAAATACCCACGGATGAGGTGCTTGAAACAACACAGACTGTGGCAGCAGCTACAACTACCGTTGCTCCAACAACGAACACCACTAGCGATAGTGGAACTAGTGGTGGAGGATATTAATCATGAGTATATCTGACGGAATGTACGATGAAGAAAACGTTCTACCATTTCCATACGATGAATATGGCGGCCGTAGAATATCAATTGTAGATTTAAATTTAGTTTCTGGCTCTAGTGATTATTTTAGAAATTCAGTTGGAGGATTTTTCTTTAATGAAATAGATGACTATGGTCAAGTTACTGTTCCTCCAACATTTCAAAATATGAACTCTGCACCGAATAGAAATCCATTAATCTACTCCGTAGTTTCTTATGCGGGCTCATCAATCAATGATGCAATTTTTAATTATGAAACTGGAATTGGAACACCTGAGACCGACTCATCAGATATTAATGGATATCTAGCACACAAACAAGAAACAATTTTACCATTTACAAAATTTGTTTGTCATGTTGAGGCTAATTCAACAGAAGAATTATTGCAAAGTCCCTCTACCGGTAATAAATTTTGGCAATGCTGTTTTACTGGAGATAAATTTGAAAACTCTACTGTTGAGAGATTATACAGTAACTCTGTATTTGATCAACATTATACTTCAATCAACATACCATACGAAGCGATTCAGAAAAATACATTTTCTGATGGTGCTTCTATCAGAAGCGTTAGTGAGATCTCATATGATTATAATCAATATGATCGCAAATATCAAAATTTATTAGAAAACTATAATTCAGAAAGACAAATACCAAATTGGTACATAACTAATCTGATCGCAAATTCTGACTATAACAATAACCCAAGTTTTGCTGACAAGAAAATATTAGACTATTACAAGAGTGGCACGAAAGCTGACCTTCAGGCTACAGCAGCAGAAGCCACCAATCCTCAAACTGATTCTATAAATGAATTAAATAAATTAATTGAAAACACACAAGCATCAGATAGTATATTGCAAAGTGAAATAAATAGAAGACAGACTAATTTAATTTTTAACAGTGATAATGCAACTAGTTTTTTAAAGCACAACTCGCCACCCTTAATAAACTCAAACCTTTTACCTTTCTATAATAAAATTAATTTTACAGTTGAAAGATCAGGCAAGTATGGCAAAGAAATAAGTAAAAATAAATACTCTACAACTTTTTTAAGAACAATCAAAGAAGTGTTTCTTAATCAGGCAAATGAAATACTTCCCACTGAACAACTACAATTCATGATAAATGAGAGATTTTTATCTGCTTCTATAGACACGAAATATGATGTTGGAAAATCAACAAGTCAAACAGTGGAATTTCGAGGAGTTGACTTTACAGAATTATTGTTGTACTCGCACAATAAAATAAAAGATGATCAAGATGATTTTACTGTTATTGGTCAGACAAACGTAGAGTCTAAAGCAGCAAGCGATACAGTCGGTGTTTATCGCGCTTTTAATACGCGAAATACTTTAAGAACTATAAACGATACGATTTCAAATTTTGTTAATGATTCTAATGCATTTTATATGTCAGATATTAATTCACTTTTAAATCTACAAAATAAAACAGTTGATGGTGGAGTTGGGGAATTTAATCAGCCTCAACAAAAACCAAATGAAGCCGTCGCTTATAGAGTGGAAAAAATCGCTGGGGCTGTGTCTGGCGATTCAAATACACAAGGCACGATTCAAAACTTTTGGATTTTTAATAGTGAAGACTTGGAAGAATTTAATTTGATTGATTCACAAGTAAAATACAATACTGATTACACTTACAAAATTTATGCCTACTACCTCATTGAAGGTGTAAAATACAAATTCTCTAATCTTCAATTAACAAGAGTTGTAGGTACAGTCCGTGAACAATCAGGGTATTCTGGTGATACTGATATACCCAGTGGTGCTGGCTCAGATAGTATTTCACCTCTTGATAATCCTGTAACTGCTTATTGCGTTGAATATTATGATCCCGTTACTGGTGATCCTGTTGTCGATTTACTTGAAGGTGAGGTTGGCGATGTGGGTGTTGGAACAATAACCTCGTTTGCTGCAGAAGACACAGTTAGAATTAGAAGATCTTCTGCATCAGATGAAATAATACCGCCCTATTTTGCTAATTTTATTGTAACAACTCAGCCATCATTAAAGTTAGTTGAGGTACCAATTCACACCAAGCAAATTACAATTACTGATCACGTTCCAAATAATGTAAATGTTGACCCATCATACAGTTTAGACAACAGCAACACATTGATCTTTAATTTAAACTATCAGATTTTTACACCAGAGTTATATCCAAAAATCACTACCGCAGCAGAGGAGACTTTTAAGGCAAAGTATCTAAACTCTAATGATTTAACTAACGTGATGAAACTAAGAAAAAATACAGTGTCCCCTGCAAGATTTATTGACATTTATAGAATAGATAAGAAGCCCAAGTCTTATCTTGACTTTGAGTCTGGCTATCTTAAGACAATTGACAATAAAATTGCAGACAAAAATTTTGCATACAAATCATCAATATTCTATGATAAAGTAAAATCTAACAAGCAATATTACTATCTGTTTAGAACTAGGAACGAGTTGAATATTTCAGGACAAAATAGCCAGATTATAAAAGCTGAATTAGTAAATGATGGTGGTTATAAGTATGCACTATTTGATGTAATGAATGACCGAGACATGATTGTAGAAAATTACAAAAATATCTCCGAACCATTCAAGAGATTAATAGAAGTAATACCAAACGCAAAGCACTTAGTTTTTAATGACAACGGAGTTGATTATTCTCAGTCAGCAGCTTCTCAGTATGACAACTTAAAGGTTGGCGATGCTGAAGAATTAATCTGGAACAATACCTTCAAACTCAGGCTTACGTCAAAGAAAACTGGCAAAAAAATAGATTTAAACATTACTTATAATGATCCAAATGCAAAATTGGATGAATAACTAAAAATCAATACTATTTATAGGAAGAGGTAACAAAATGGCATTTTTAGATAACAGTGGAGATATTATTCTTGACGCTGTGCTTACAGATGTAGGGCGTAAAAGAATGGCACAGGGAGACTTTAGTATCTCCAAGTTTGCAATTGGTGATGATGAGATTGACTACGGTCTCTATAACAAAGATCATCCATCGGGTTCTGCTTATTATGATTTGGAAATTTTACAAACCCCTGTATTAGAAGCTTTCACCCAAATCAATGCTAACATTAATTACGGCCTTTTATCCTACCCTAGACAAGATTTATTGTATTTACCAGCGATTGAGATGAATCAAAAGTCTGGTACTGCGATGGCGTCTGTAGTAAAGAAACATACAAATGGCGTCATCTATCTCGCCAATGATACTGGTACACCTTTGACATCAACTCAATTATCTACTGATTTGGGCGGCGATGAAGCTATAATGATTAGTGGTGATCGTGGCACAGGCAAATTTATCCTTTTTGAGACAGGTATCAACACACCTGCGAATAGCACACCAACACCATCGTCTGCTAATCAATCAAACTACATTTTGTCAGTTGGCCTCAATGATCAAAACTTTACTGTTTCATACGATAGTCGATTTATCGCTTCTGTTCAGGGCCAAAGTGCCCAAGCAGAATTTGCCAATAACACCGCAAGTGCACAGGTCACGGCAAGATTGGTGATTGGCAACCTTGTTGACGCAACCCCATCCACTGATACTACAACGGTAGCTAACTATGTTCAAGCCACTGTCAACGGTGGTTTGAACAGAGTGTATTTTCACGCCAATAATAGTGGTAATGATTCATCAACAAACTTCTCAGCTATTAATGGACCTAGAGCTAGCTTTGGAACACTTGGAATAACAATAAATCCAGACCTTTCATTAGATGATTATACAGTATATGGTAAAGTTGCACAATCACAAGGTGCTAGTTCTCAGACATATGACTACATCGATACAGTAGTATATGTTCAAGGGAATGCAACACAGGCGACTTTGCAATTGCCAATAAGAATTATTAGAAATGCAGCATCATAAACGGAGATTATAAATGCCATCAACTTACGAAGTCTTAGACGTAAACACTGATTCAACAACAACTAAAACTATTTTACATGAAGTATTGCCATTAACAGGAACATTAGCTAGTGGCACATATGATAGTCCTGACGGCACCAGTTTTAACATCAAAAACTATACTCACGGTATGTTTCAGTCTGTTTTTGACTATCCATTCTTGAGTTCCTCAGCTAACCACATCTATGACATTACATTCGCTTATGATGAGTCCTCGCCATTAAGCAGTTCGGCATCGGTTCAGAACAGTAAGAAAATCAATATCTACAATCAGTTTACTCAACTATTGTTTGGTTTCACTGGCTCAGCAAATAGAGTTAGAAGATTTGAAAGTGATTTAGAGTTAGACGGCACAGGTCAAATGAAAGAAGTTGTTATTATTCCTTTCTCAAGATTAATAACAAAAGATCAGATTAAGAAAGGAACATTTAGTATAGAGCTTGGTACAGGCTCGTTCGCTTCTCCCTTTACTACACCCGGTGGTTCTCGTTTACTACTTCAAGACGCATCTGCATCTGCCAACGGAGGCACAACACCTACAATTGGTGGCGATTATGGAGTGTTATATGCAAACAATGGTGATGGAACATTTGGTAATGGGTATACATCTGGATCTGGTGTTGTGTTTTATCAAGCTGGTATTGCAGTTGTAACCGCATCAGTCTTCAGTAAAGCTGCCGGTAATCCACTAGATAAAACACCAATCACAGATTTTGGAACTGGCAGTACTGGTGGTATGGAGACTATTGACGCCTTGATGACTGGCTCTGCTATTTCTGCTTCTTGTGATGCTTTTAGACATCGTATTTACAACATTAGCTTTAATAACTCTACTGAGATTAACTCTACAATTTATTTCTGTAGGCTACCTGTCAACAAGTTTAACTATAGTTCTAACCCAACTTATACTCGGAACAGTAAGATTCAAGTTAAGAATGAAGCTAGTGACTTACCTGTATCTTATGTTACCACTGTTGGGCTTTACAATGCAAGAAACGAACTACTTGCGGTTGCTAAGCTTTCCGAGCCTCTTAAGAAAACACCGCAAAACGAATTGACTCTTAGAGTTCGACTGGACTACTAAAATGTCTTACCGTAAGTTCGGTAAAAATGATGTTCTACTGAACACAATGAAGACCCACCCAATAGTGGACTTCTTCATATACAACGGTAGAATATACTTCAATGACAAAAGACATGAGTCTGGCTCTTATTCCGATGCTATTTTGGGAATTACTGCCAGTTTTAGTGGTGGCGTGAGTTTATATGAATACAATATTGACAGGCTCACAGGCTCTAACAATCCTATAGTCCCTTTTATCACTAAGGATTCTGCTGGCGCCTCGTTTAAAACTGTAGCTCCTACAACATACTCGACAGAGTTTCAATACGGAGATCGCATCGAAGGGTTTTACCCCATGACTGCTTCGATATCTAGAGAATTTATGAGCCCAGCAGCAGGTGCTCGTGGCCCAGTTATTAATACTGAAACCGGTGTTGTTACTGCATCTGCTGGTATTCCATCACATCCTCATTTCTTTGCATTAAAAAATAGACTTAATCACTACGCTAGATATAGTGAGCATTATAGAGTTCAATCTGATTTTGAGTCAGGATGGAATAAAGCCGAACAAGCTATAAATGTTTTGTATATACCTTCTATATTTTATGGTAGCAGAATCAACCCGGGTTCCGTTTGCTTAAAATGGTATGTAAGCGGCACATTGGCTGCTGAGATTAGAGATACAAAAGAAAACGGTGAGCTTATAGAAGTTACAAGCTCTAATTCAACTGGTAATGGTCTTGTTGCTGGAGTTGTTCTATATAACGAAGGTGTTATTATGCTGACTGGCTCTTGGGAAGTTGATCCTGCTGTCAGCCTACCACTGAATGATGGATTAACATCAGGCGGTCTTGTAAAGCCTAAATGGCTATACTTTGGAGTAGGTGGCAATGACAGCAAGATTAATCCAGATAGAGCCGATGTAGCATTTGCATCTGCATCATTTGGTATTAACTTTGAGGCTGAAAACACTACACAAGTATATACGATGTTTGCAAAAGCTGCCAGAGGTGAAGCTAATTATTCTAACAACCCAACGTTTGTAACTAAAGGACAAAATTATCTTTTACAAACAAGCTCAACCATATTTGAAGAAAATCCTAAAAGAACAATAAAGAATATTGCATCTTCTAGTTTTGCTAGCCATAATGAACCGTTTAAAAGACAAGTCTTTATTTCAAGGATAGGTATTTATGATGAGGATAAAAATCTTATAGGTGTTGCAACTTTGGCAAATCCTGTACTTAAAGAAGAAGAAAACGATTTAGCATTTAAGATTAAGTTGGATATATAGTAGAATACCATTATGATTTTAGGTGTAGACGTATCAACCAGTATCACGGGATTTGCTGTAATAGCTGACGATCAACTTGTATATTATGATTCTATTGATTTGAGAAAATACAAAAATGTTTTTGATAAAACAATTGCAATAAAAGAAAAAATACTTGACCTGTATGAAATGTATCAGCTTAATAATGATGATAATTCTTCGGCAGGTTTTGGTGACGCCAAGTTTCCCATTGAGCACATTTATATTGAACAGCCTTTTACATTTTTTAATTCTGGTGGCTCTTCTGGCAAAACAATGGCAGCACTTCAAAGATTTAATGGTATCGTGTCTTGGTTACTCTTTGAAGTTTTTGAAATACGTCCTGAGTATATTGGAGCCACTTCCGCACGCAAACAGGTTGGGATCAAGGTACCACGCGGCCAAAAAGCCAAGCAAGTAGTATTAGAGCATTTGTTACAGACAGAGCCAGCATTTCACATAGAGTATACCAAACATGGTAACCCGAGACCGGAGAGTTATGATCGCGCTGATGCTATTATAATTGCGAAAGCTGGATGGGATATAGAAAGTCAACGCTAGTTATTTTGTGAGTAGAAACAAAATATTTAAGATTGGTGATATTGTAACTGAAAAAGAACTGATTGTTCCAAGTGATAGGAATAGATGGAACGGAATAGTTATTTCAATTGAAAGAGCAGCTTGGATTTTTACTACCTTGGAAAATCCTGAAACTCAAGATCGCGTGACTGTACTGTGGTTAGATAATGGAATCACTGAGCAATTGCCATCTTCAGTATTACTGCTATGGTATCGTGCAGAATAATTATATGTTTAAGTTGACAAGCCACTTCAAGTAGGCTATAGTTAGTGTGGAGGTTGTTATGAATTACTTGGGCTATGCCTGTATCAATATGGGTTTTTCTTCGTTGCCAAAGTCGCAACGTATCACTACTAACCGCAGTATGATTAGGCGCACATTTGATGAGCGTGGAATTGAATACGCTGCAGAGCTTGCACTACAGAATTTACGTGACTTATATACTATTCTTGAATGGAATTTAGAACACGATATTTACTTTTATCGTCTTTCCTCCGACATTATTCCGTGGGCATCTGAATACGATCTCACAGAACTGCCTAATTTTGGCGCTATACACGCTGCTGCCCTTAAGGCAGGTAACTTTGCCCGTAAGCACGGAATGAGGCTTACAGCCCATCCGGGGCCGTTTAACAAGCTAGCATCACCCAAAGAGCGTGTGTTTGAATTGACTAAGACTGATTTATCAGTCCACGGTGATTTATTTGATCTTATGGGTTTACCTCGTACACCATATGCCAAGCTTAATATTCACGTTGGTGCGGCCTATGGTGATAAACCTTTTGCCCTTGACAATTTCTGCCGTAATTTTGAGCGCCTGCCTGACAACGTGCGCTCACGCTTGACAGTTGAGAACGACGATAAGACTTCATTGTACTCCACATTGGAACTGTATGAGGGAGTATACAAGCGTATTGGTATCCCAATTGTGTTTGATTATCATCATCACATGTTGCATCCCGGGGGCCAGACAGAACAAGAGGCACTTGAGTTAGCATTGTCTACTTGGGGTGACATCAAGCCTGTTGTGCATTATGCCGAGTCTCGCTCACTTGAGCACAACAATCCCAAGATTAAACCACAAGCACATTCAGATCTTGTGTACAACACACTGAACAATTATGGCCACGAGTTTGATATTATGATTGAAGCTAAGCACAAGGAGTTAGCACTACTACGATACCGAGAGAATCTGAAGTGCCAAGCCGCAAAGTGAAAGTTGGAGATTTAATAAAAAGAAGTTGGTATACTGCTGTCCCACCAGCTAAACAAATTAATTTCAAGTTTACCGAAATAGAAGATTGTGGTATAGTGGTCAGAATTGAGAGTGAAAGTAATACGGTGCACGCTTACTTTTTTAAACAAAGTTCACTAGGTGTTATACCAATAAGAGATGGCTTCTATACTATTATAGGTGATGAATGAAAAATGGACAGGCTAAAAAAATATTGCAAGGTGTCTTGGGAAATTGTCATGACAAAGGCTCTGAGATGTTATTCACTTGTCCGGTCTGCCACCATCACAAACGTAAGTTTTCTGTTAATGTTGATAAAAATGTCTACAAATGTTGGATTTGTGATTATCGCGGCCGGAATATTAGGCGTGTTGTGCGTCGGTTTGGCAACTATAACCAACTTGCTGCGTGGGACCAAATATTCGGGCGTCAAGATTTGGAGAGATTTAATGACCTCTTTATGGATGACAAGCCTGAAAAAATTGTACAAAAGCTAGAACTACCAGATGAGTTCTTAAGTCTTGCAGCCGATAAGCTACCAGCCACTGCAGTATATGCTTATAATTATCTAATGAAGCGCGGTATAACCAAAGCCGATATTCTCAAATGGAAAATCGGTTATTGTTTTAATGGCGAATATCGTAATAGAATTATCATACCATCGTTTGACGAAGATGGGGATGTGAGTTATTTTATTGCACGCTCATATACTGGTGATTCTTACAAGTATAAAAATCCAAGAGCCTCTAAAGATATAACCTTTAACGAACTATATATCGACTGGAATAAAGACCTAGTATTGGTCGAAGGAGTTTTTGATGCACTGGTCGCCGGAAATGCTGTTCCTATTCTGGGTTCAACCCTACGGTCGGGGTCCGACTTATTACGAAAGATTGTACGGAACGACACCCCAATCTATATCGCCCTTGACCCAGATGCAGCAGACAAAGAAAGAAGGATTATTAAAATGCTTCTACAATACGATATTGAACTTCACAAAATAGATGTGTCTGGATACGAAGACGTTGGTTCAATGCCCAAATCTGTATTTGAACAAAGAAAAAAGAATGCATCTTTTATTGATGCTGACAACTATTTATTGCTAGATTTACTCTCGGCAGTTTAATAATGTTAATTACTGAAACTAGACTAAAAGAAATTATTCGCGAAGAAGTAGAGCTTCGTATTGTTAAGCAAACAATTACCGAAGTTATTGCAGAAATGCAACTTGGCTTGACAGAAGAACAAACAATCTTATTGGAAAAAACCGTTCTTGATGCAATTAAAAGTGCCGCTAAGAAAGCTGCCGTACCGATTACTGTTATGGCAGCACTTGCTTTTGGAGGTCAAATAGCATCAGACGTACAGCAGCTTGATGGTGTTGGGGTAACCCCGGCAGCAGCGGAACAGATTCAGAACGCTCTTGATGCTAGCCAAAACATGTCCGCCGCGCGCGCTGACTTCATTCAGAAAGCCATCGATGCCAGCGGCCGCGAAGGTGACATACCCGCAGACTTGGCAAAGGGTGTTGGTGCTGACAAGGCAAAAAATATTGCTATGGACCGACTTGAAGCCGAATTTGTTTCAAAAGGTGATGTTGAGAGCACAGGTAAAATGCAACAAACCGCAAGGGGCGGCGTATATATAACATATGTTCCATATGATAGCCTTCCTGATGGATACAAAGATACTTTTACTCGTGGGGCAGAAAAAGAAGATCTAAAGCAGTATTACCAAACAATGGAAATTCAAGCCTTAGCAGATTTAGTTAGAGATTTCAATAAATGGGGTTCCGAAGGGCAAGGTAACTTTTACAATTCAAAATCTACTGGAACCAAGCTTCTACCTGCATCTTGGTCAATCGCATACAAAGCACTATTAGATAAAACTGCTGAACGTGGTGCCAAGGGTAAGAACACTTTTAAAGAAAATGCTTGACAGCTTGCTAGTGCAGTGATATAGTATATATATTGGAGGGCACATATGTTTAGTTTTATCATTGATACACTTGTAAAAGCGATCTTCATTTATACCTCATGGTATGGTTTCAGTGCTCTCTTTTGGATGATGTTAAACTAGGAGAGTTTGTGAGCATTAAAATAGCACACGTCTCTGATATTCATGTGCGAAAACTTAAATACCACAAAGAATATCGAGCCGTATTTGAACAGCTTTATGAAAAGCTAAGAGAAGAAAAGCCTGATATTATCGTTAACACCGGTGATACGTTTCATACAAAGTTAGATTTAAGCCCTGAAGCAATTAGGATGATGAGTGAGTTATTTGTTGGTTTGGCAGATATCGCACCATATCATATGATTCTTGGCAATCACGATATGAACCTCAAGAATAGTGGTCGGCTAGATGCTATATCTCCGATTGTTGATTATCTAGAGCACCCAAATATTCACTTTCATAAATACGCATCAGTAGTTGAGGTTGCACCCGGTATTGACTTGCACGTACTATCAATAGTTGATCCAGAGAATTGGCAAAAAGAACTGCCGGATGATCGAGTTAATATTGCGTTGTACCATGGTTCCGTCGTAGGTTCAGTGACTGATAGTGGCTGGATGATGACGCACGGTGACATATCACTCGAAGAGCTTGAGAAGTATGATTATGCAATGCTGGGTGATATTCACAAGACAGATCAAAAAGTTGACAATGATGGTCGAGCACGATACCCGGGCTCACTTGTGCAACAGAATCATGGCGAGTCAAATGATAAGGGTTATCTTATTTGGGATATCCAAGATAAAAATACTTGGACAACAAGGCACGTCTCGCTTACTAACCCAAAGCCATTTATTACTATCGAGCTTACACGCAAGGGACGAATGCCAAAGAATATTTCTATTCCGCTTGGTGCTCGTCTCCGTCTCGTTAGCAATAATAATTTACCGCTCGATGCTATGAAGAGAGCAGTTGACGTAGCAAAGCATCGTTTTAAGCCAGAAACAATATCATTTTTAAATCGTGCATCTGGTGAGCGGGGATCTGTTGAGGCACTAACTGATGGTCTGCAAACTGAAAATCTGCGGGATATCAAAGTACAAGAAGAACTAATCGATGAATATTTGGTCGATTACGAAGTAGCAGAAACTACACTTGAGAAAGTTTACGAACTAAATAAGAAGTATAATAAAATTGTTGAGGACAATGAAGATGTATCGAGAAATATTAACTGGAAACTTGTTGACTTTGAGTTTGACAATCTGTTTAATTACGGGGATGGTAATAATGTTAGCTTTGAAGAGCTAAGTGGCATTATTGGAATCTTTGGTAAAAACTTTTCTGGTAAGAGTAGTATTATTGATGGTATCCTGTGGACACTATTTAATACAACATCCAAGAATGAACGAAAGAACTTGAATGTTATTAACCAGAACAAAGAAGATTGTCGCGGAAAGGTAACAATACAGATTAATGATTTGGTCTATACAGTCGAACGAAAAGCTAAGAAGTACATCAAAAGGCTGAAAGGTGAAGAGACACTAGAGGCTAAGACGGAGTTGAACTTTGAAGTGTATGACCCAGTTATGGATGAAACTACATCTTTAAATGGTCTCACAAGAACACTCACCGATGCCAACATACGAAAACAGTTTGGTACACTTGATGACTTTGCAGTTTCATCTTTATCATCACAGCACGGTGCTTTGGCATTTATTGATGAAGGTTCAACTCGTCGTAAAGAGATTATAGCTAAGTTTCTTGATCTTGAGTTGTTTGATCGCAAGTTTAAGTTAGCCAAGGAAGATTCAGTTGATCTTAAGGGCGCTCTCAAGAGACTCGAAAGTAAAAACTATGACGATGAACTTGATGCTGTGAACGCATCACTCATCGAAGCTAGACAGCAGATGAGTGAACATAAGTCGGTCTGCACTGCCTTGAAAGAAGCAGTTGTAGAGTTGACTGATGTTAAAAATGAGATTGAGTCTAAGATTGATTCCATACCTGCTGAAATTATTGACATCTCGGCAGTTAACAAAGAAATTAGATTAAAAGAAAATGAAATAACCAAACACAATCTTGAGAATGACAAATTTGCTGATACTTTAAAAACAAAACAAGGTGTGTATAAGAAAATTGTAAGTTTTCTCGATGAGTTTGATTTGCAAAAATTTGAAACACAGCGACAACAAATTAATCAGTATAAAGAACAACTAAAAACTCAGGAGGACAATCTCGACAAATTAATTGAAGAACACAACTATATTTTAAAGAAAGAGAGTTTGTTGCACGATCATGAATATGATCCTGATTGTAAATATTGTTCTAGTAATGAGTTTGTCAAAGAAGCACAATCAGCCGTTAGCAGAAAAGCTGATGTTGAATCTCAACAAGCTGACACATTACAAACAATTAATATAATCACGGAAGAAATTAAAAGTCTAAATCCTGCTGATGTAGAAATACAATTTGAACGGTATAATAAGATAGAGTCCAACAAACACACCGTATCATCAGAGATTGCTGATTTAAATCTTGAGATTGAAAGAAACAAAAACTCTGTCCTGTCTTTGGAAGATAAGCTAAAAGAATTACGTACCAAGCGTGACGAGTATGAAGAAAACAAGGAAGCAATTGAAAACCTTGAAGTGTTGGTAACTCAGCTAAACAAGTGTCATTATAAGATTGAACAAACACAAAAGAAGATTGATACCTGTGATGCTGCCACACTTGAGCTTGTCAAGTCTGTTGGTTCATACGAACAAAAGATTGAAACTATTAAAGAACAAAAGCAGGAATACCAAGATCTACAGACCGAGTTTGCTGCGTATGACCTGTTTATGCAATGTATGCACCCAAATGGTATCGCTTACGATGTTATTAAGAAGAAGATACCAGTAATCAACGAAGAGATTGCGAAGGTGCTTGCTAATATTGTTGACTTTGAAGTATTCTTTGAAGCTGCAGGTAATAAGTTTGATATCAATATCAAGCATCCAAAGTATGAAGAGCGACCCATTGAAATGGCATCTGGCGCTGAAAAATCACTGTCAGCAATGGCTATCCGCTTAGCATTGTTGGGAGTTTCATCTCTGCCAAAGTCAGACTTATTTATCCTTGATGAGCCGGGTACAGCATTGGACGAAGACAATATGTCGGGTTTTATTCAGATTTTGGAACTAATTAAGGTATATTTCAAGAATGTTTTGTTAATCTCGCACCTTGATTCGCTCAAAGATTGTGTTGATATGCAAATCGTGATTGATAAAAAAGCAGGATATGCAAAGGTTAACCAATAATGAAAATGAAAAGGTCAGAACTTAAGCAAGTCATCAAAGAAGAGTTAGAATCAGTTCTAACTGAAAGATTATCTCAGAGAGAATTTCGACAAGAAGTTTTTAACTTAGCAAAAGCATTTGATAATCCTGAATATGTAAAAATGGTTTTAAAGCCTCTAAAAAATTTATATTCTAAATTGGATATAGGTAATGAGAAAATAAAAAGAAGATATGCTGAAGATGTCATTCGTGCTGCTTTCTCTACATACTCAGATACAGAAGCACAAGACTTGCTATCACAGCTTACGGCTGATCAACCATACACACGATATGGTGATAAGATGGCTGCAGTAATTAAGGATACATATAAATAATGTCTAACAACGATAACAACGAATTTGATTTTCTGCCTCCCGCGGAACCACCACCCTCCTTTAATCAGGAGAAAGACCACTATCACGAAGAAGTTGATGCTGAGGATTTCGGAATGGTCGAAGATTTTGGATTACAGATGGAATACTCTGATGAAGATTTACTCCCAGAAAATACCGCTCCTTCTTCAATTAATGTGGGCTTTGTTGGCGTCGGCGGTGGAGGCAACAAAATGGCTAACGCTTTTATTGAGCTTGGCTTTAACAAAACATTGCTTGTTAATACAACAGGCAAAGACATTCCTAAGAATGTTGAAGAGGATCACGTTGTCCTCATTCCCGATGCCGACGGTATTGGCAAAAATGTAGAATATGGAAAAGAGGTATTAACACAAAATGGAGCGATTGTTGAAGATGCTCTGCGCATCAAACTTGGTAAAGTTGATTGGTTATTCGTCCTTGCTGGCGGTGGCGGTGGGACCGGTAGTTCTGTCACTGCTCTTCATCCTGTGTTTGAGCGGTACCTTCGCTCTGTTCAAGCTTCTGGGCAAGTAGTGTATGTCACATCTTGGCCAACAGCACAAGAAAATCTCAACCCCACAATAGCTAGAAATGCTCTCACTCTTGCGAATGATGTGTCAAGACATCCACACATCATTCTTGATAACGAACGAGCAACAAGATTACTTCGTGGTAGAATTGGTATGCTGGGTATGTATCCGGTCGCCAACACACAATTTGCAAAGTCATTAGCCCAAGTTTTGAAACTCTCCAATGAGGATTCACCGATCCAGTCTTTTGATAGTAAGGACTTAGAAACTTGTCTGGGCAATGACGGTCGTGCCTTCATGGGCTCAACTATGATTAAAGATCCAAATACTGGAAAGCTTGGATCGGTGATCCTCCATAACTGCATGAATCGTTCTGCCTGTCCTCCACCCAAAGGTAAGGCTGCAGCAGGATCATTGGTGCTGGTTGTATCAGAAGAGATGGTAGCTGACCCAAGAGTTAGCAAAAATATTGAGTCGGCAATCGCTTATGTCGGCGGTCGATGTGAGACACTTTTCTCTGGTGTTTATGTCAGAAAAAATGTGCCCGGTTTGATTGCGATACTAAGTATGAATGGATTGGCAACATAGGAGATTATAATGGCTAGACATAAAAACACAAAAAGATTTGATCCTCGTTATTTTATGGAAGAGAAGACAGAGGTTTTAAAAGAATCATTGGTTGATGCAATCATTAAGATCATCAAAGACTCTCCCTTTGATGACATGGATAATACAGATCTTCACAATGCGGTTAAGCAACAATTTCCACAGTTAAGCGATGATCAGATTGATGCTGCCATGAACAATAAGAAGTTGGATCCTTATTATGATGCGCTTGAAGGTGTCTACTCAAAAAATTGAAGATTTGAAAACAATTATAGTATGAATGGATTAGCAACATGAAGATTACAAAACAACAACTTAAGCAGATTATTAAAGAGGAATTGGAAGCCACACTTGATGAGCGCGCAGTACCACATTCAGCCCAGCTTGTCGTTAAAAAAATGATGAAAACAGGAAAAAGCGCCAAGGAAACACTAAAGAGTTTAACTACTGATCTTTCTGATGAAGAAGCTGAGCGCTGGCTTGAGCGTCACAAGGATGAAATGGATAGCGCTAAACGAGACTTGGCCAACTGAATTAAGATGAGTGAAATAGTTGTTCTAGAATCTTTGTTTGACACAGATGGTTTTTGGACAAAACCCATAGCAAATCCTGATATATTATTAAATCGCAACTGCACTGCTCTGTTTGATCAGAATGGTTATCACTTGACAGAAGTTGAGCGAGCATATGCAAATATATCAGACTATGATATAAATCTACGAAGGCAAGATTGGGTAATTCATAAACCGTGGATGGAGTGGGATAAGAATACAGGCGCACATTTTAATCACTGCGAGTTATTTGAAAGAAAAGCATTTTCTGGTGATGCAGTTAAACAATTAGTAAAATATTCTGGCATTAACCCAATGCTTTGGAAAGTTATCAATATGCAACCAAAGTGGGGAATAGATGTTAGTATAGATTATGTTGATCGTTCTGGTCGTGTCTTCGAGGTTTTTCACTATGAGTGGGATGGGTTTGACTACGATACTGTGCAAGCTAAAAAACAAGAAATTGAATCTTTTGTTTTAAGTAAAAATTGGGATGAGGAGGCAGAAAAACTTTGGCAGTTTAGAGATGATTGGATTAATTTAGATTTTTTTGAGCAGTCAGAGTGGAAAACTAACTACTATGGTTTACAGCCAGAGAAGTTTAAAAATATAATATGGGCCACATCTGAAAATTAGTTTTTACTTTAAATTAAACTATTTAGTGTTAGTAACTCATATAGAGGAATATACTATGAAAATCACAAAGCAAATACTCAAAGAAATTATTGATGAAGAATTGAGAGATTATGTTCGCGGCCAAACACGTAGCCCGGATGTAGAAGTTCCCGGTGGCGGAGTTAGAAGCGTAAAGGGCGTCAAAAGAGGTATTATGGAAAATCTAGAAGATGCTATGCAAGCAGCGCAAAGAGGTGACTTTAATGCAGTTGCTACCAGAGTTGCCAACTTAGAAGCTTTTGTTGAAGCATTAAAAAAAGTAGGAGAAATTAAATGAACTGGTTAACAAATTTATGGACTACCTTAGTTAGAAAAACCTCAACAGTTACAGACGAAATTACCGAAGAAGTTACCGAGGTTTTGGTTGAGGAAGATGATTCCTCTGTAGCAGAGATCTTTGAGGGCATCTGCAAGCAAGCAGGACTTGGTGGTAAGTTTCTTGAAGGCTTAAACGCAACTGAAAAGTTTGTTCAATGGTATGGCGGAGATGCGGATGAAGAATCTATCAGAGCATCGTTTGCTGAATTTAAATTAACAGATCCTGCGATCAATGCAAAGATGACATCTATAGGTGGATTTTAAAAAATGAAAATTACTATCTCCGAACTTAAACAAATTATACAAGAGGAAATTGATTCTCTTAACGAAGGTGGCTACGGTGAAGGTTCGATGGCTCGCAGCCAACTTGGCAGAACAGCAGAACTTGCACTGATGCTACAAGATATGATTGGAGACGACACAAACCTTGAAGAGTGGGTTGAATCCAAGATTACTAAGTCGCAAGATTATCTTAGTTCAGTATTAAATTATATGAGGGGTGAACAACTGTCTGAAGGTTATTACTCTAAAGGAAAGTGTGTTTATAAAAAAGAAGATAATTCAAAAGTTGGCTGCACAGATGGCCCAGTAAAAGATTATTTAGCTGCACTTTATGCAAATGTTGGTGATGCCAATGAAAGTAAACTTGAAGAAGGACTTGAACAATTAACACCTGAAAATGTTGAGTTGCTATTTAACGTTATGAAAAAGATGGCTGAACAACCAGCAATTATATCTGCCCTTGCAATGGGTGGTTTAGCTGCAGCAGTTAATAAAATGGCAGAGACAATCAAAGGTCAATTGCCAGACCCAGCAGATATCACCACGACCACCAGCCCCACACCCCCAAGCGAAACTACTGAAACAACTTAAAGGTTCAATATGGTAAAAGCACAAGCATTCTTAGACACTTGGTTAGCTAAGCTTACATCACGTAAATTAATGGTTTGGCTGGCAGCAACTGGCTTAACACTAGCAGGACATGTTACTAGCGAAGACTGGGTGATTATTTCAGCAATCTATATCGGGGGCCAAACCATTATTGATGGCATCTCTAGATTGCGAGGTTACAATGATTAGAAAACAAATTTTAGAGTTTGTTATATCACACTGGAAAGAAATACTAATAGTTGTATTAGCAATCGTAGTTGTCGCTAAGACGAGGTATGACTACAATCTAATGCAGAAAACATATAAGACACAAATAGAATCTGCACAATCACAAATCGAAGGTCTTAAAGAAATACACAAGCAAGAGATTAAAGAAAAACAATTGCTAATGGAAAGTCATCTTGAATCAATTGCCGAAATAGAAAAAGACTACGAAGATGCTCTTGATATGATAGATGAACTAAGACAAGATAAAGCTGGCAAATACAAGAATAAGTTTAATAGTGACAGAGAAGAACTAATTAGAGATATAGAATCTAAGTTTGGTATCGAGTATGTTCCTTAAATTATTATTTCTGCTAACAATGGCCGCAAATGCCACAGAGCCTGCGAAGTTTACCGTATTAGAATATAAAGCCCCAGCACCCTTTGCTGGTGTTTTGTTTGACGAAAATGCAATAGCAAAGGTATTGTCAAGTTATGATATAGCATTATATTCCTGCGAGATAAAAACAGAGTACGAACTGAAAGTACTGAGAGAAGAATACGAATTTAAATTAGAGAATTTAAAAATTGAACACAATGCTTTAACAAAAGAATACGACTTGTTTATAATGGAGAAAGACAAGGAAATAAAAGCACTTGTAAACTCTCTAGAGAAAACAGCACCAAAATATAAATGGTGGTGGTTTGCTGGAGGTGTTGCTGTGGGAACTGCGAGTGCATACGGTGCTTATAAGGTATTTAATGAACAATAAAAATCTTAATCAAATTGCTGCTATTGAGAAAGCTATAAAAGAAAAGTATGGCGACGATGCAATTGCAAATCCCAGAGCATTTTGGGATGAAGATAAGGAAAAAGAATATCTTCAACAAATGAAAGAATTTTATGCTAAGACATCCAAAAATTCTGAATGGGAAGATAAAATTGATGTAAATGGTATAAAGGTAAGCAAAAAACTACTTAATAAAGAACCGCGTAAAAATTGTCCTGTCTGTGGAAAGTTTCCAAAGACTTCGATGGATGATGTCTGTTTAGTCAAATTTGAATGTTGCAACAATTGCTACATAAAATATGTCGAAGATAGAGAAGAGCGTTGGAAAAATGGTTGGAGACCAAATTTAAAAAAGGATAATTAAAATGGCAACAGTATATGAAATAGTACAAGGACTCTCTCAAGCAGCAGCTAATGTTTATGACGGCGCTCTTGATGAAAACAACGAACCCATTGAGGCAGGCTTGCAGCGTGAGGCTGGCGATCCTATTTTAGATAGACGCATTATTGATGGCTTTAATGTTAGGTTTGCAGGCAACATTATGCATCTTACATATATGTCTGAAGTTCATTTAAAGAAAGTTCATGAGAACGGTTTTGAAGATGATATTACTGCTATCATGTCAGAAGTTGTCAAGTTCTTAAAGAAAGAGTATCGTAAAATCACTGGTAGTTCTGTAACACTTACCGAAGTCGAAGAACCAGATATTAGAGTCGAGAATGTTTCCAACGTGCGTACTTTTTTGACAGCAGTACAACAGTTTACTGTAGGTGGCTTAGATGAATCAATGAATAATGAAGATGCCTCAAAAGCACCTGATGCCTACTGGCAAGACTTTATGTCTCAAGGTGGTTGGACTGGTGATGGCGGTAAGCGCCCATCTAATGACACCAGAAAGAAGGAGTAGGGTAATGCAGATTACTAAAAAGCAACTTCGTAGAATTATTCTAGAAGAATACATGAAAGAAGAAAACATTACCGAGTATAGCGAAGAGGCTGAAGAACTTATTAGGCGAATGATTGGTGACGATGAGTATAGGCGTCGTAGAGAGCTTGAGATGCCCAGAGATCGAAATGATGGACAAACCGCACCAATGCAAAAACGATCTGATTCTATAGAGGATAAGATAGCTAGTTTAGTTCAGGGTATGCAACCAGATGATGTGGCCGAACTTTTTCAGTCTGTCTTTTCAAGATTACCCGGTGTAGAGATGCAGGATGATGAACCCGACCCACCTTCTTTGTATGGCGATCCTAGAGACGATGGCAGATCTCCAATCACACTTGGTCCTGTTAGAGAAGATTTTGATTTGTCTGCACTGCAAGAAATGATTCGTACAATGATTAGGGATGTATGAGTTTTGAACTTACCAAAAAACAAAAGTTTCAAGAAATATTAAAGTGCGGTAAAGACCCTGCATATTTCTTGAAAAATTACGCCCGTATATCACATCCGATGCACGGGCTAATCCTTTTTGATACGTATGACTTTCAAGATGTGTTGTTAAATGATTTTAACGATTACAGATTCAACATTATTTTAAAAGCAAGACAGTTAGGTATTTCAACTATTACAGCCGGGTATATTTCTTGGCTTATGCTTTTTCACAAAGATAAGTCAATTCTTGTTATGGCAACCAAGTTTGCAACTGCTGGTAACCTTGTTAAAAAGGTTAAAAGCATTATGAAGAATTTGCCAGAGTGGATTCGCATAGCTACAATCTCGGTTGACAACCGAACATCATTTGAACTGTCTAATGGTTCTTCGATTAAGGCGGCATCAACATCAGGTGATGCAGGTCGCTCTGAGGCACTGTCTTTATTGGTTCTTGATGAGGCTGCACACATCGAAGGTCTTGATGAGTTGTGGACTGGTTTGTATCCCACATTGTCTACTGGTGGTCGTTGTATTGCACTTTCAACACCTAACGGTGTTGGTAATTGGTTTCATAAAAATTGTGTTGATGCTGAGAGTGGGGCAAATAATTTTAACCTTACAACACTACCATGGGACGTTCATCCCGATAGAGATGAAGAATGGTACAAGAAAGAAACTAAAAATATGTCCAAACGACAGATTGCCCAAGAATTAGAATGTAATTTCAACACTTCTGGTGAGACCGTAATTGACCCTGATTGTATGGAGTGGTTGCTTAGTAATGTGTGTGAACCAAAGTATAGAACTGGTTTTGATAGAAACTTTTGGATTTGGGAAGAGTATGATCCAAGCTGTAATTATCTTATGGTCGCTGATGTAGCTCGTGGTGATGGTGCTGATTATTCAACTTTTCATATGATAAAATTAGAAACTTTGCAAGTTGTTGGCGAATATCAAGGGAAGCCAACACTCGATATGTATGCAAATATATTAAATCAAGTTGGTAGAGAGTTTGGTAATGCGATGCTTGTTGTTGAAAACAACAATGTTGGTTATTCAGTGTTAGATAAATTATTAGATGCTGGATATCCAAACTTGTATCACTCTATCAAGTCAACACACGAATATATCGAACAACATCAAGCTGAATACAGAAACTCTGCAGTGCCCGGCTTCACAACGTCTTCTAAGACTCGACCTCTTATAGTAGCGAAATTAGAAGAGTTTATCAGAAATAAACTAATTACGGTATATTCATCTCGTACTATTAATGAGATGAAAACTTTTATTTGGAGGAATGGTAGACCACAAGCAATGAAAGGTTATCATGATGATTTGATAATGGCATTAGCAATTGCTTGCTGGGTAAGAGACACTGCAATACAAAACAGCGCAAGAGATTTGAACTATCAAAAAGCTTTTGCGAATGCAATTATTACATCCAGAACTACTATGAACACACAAATAAAAGGACAGATTGGATACAAAGAAAAAGAATCATTTGATAAAATAGACGAAGCTAAAAGAATGTACAATCAATTTAATTGGATTATAAAGTGAGAAAATAAATGGCCGATAACAAAAACAATCCCAGAAATAATCAATCGCAATTATTTAAATCTTTAACGAGATTATTTTCTGGTCCTATTATTAATTACCGTTCTCAGTCGGGACGTAGGATTAGACGACAGCATCTTGATAAATTTTCGTCAAGATTTAAAACAGCATCTGGGCAACAATTTAAGAAGACTCACTACAGTCCGTTAGATCAGATCGGTTCTAATGCTATCGCAAACCAGCGTCGTTCAGAACGTTATGTTGACTTTGATCAAATGGAATACACTCCTGAGATTGCTTCAACACTTGATATTTATGCAGATGAGATGACAACTTATTCCGATCTTAGACCTATGCTTAATATTAGTTGTCCTAACGAAGAATTAAGAGCGGTTTTGGCAATCTTATACGAGAACATTCTCAATGTAGAATATAATTTGTTTGGCTGGTCAAGAACAATGTGCAAGTATGGTGACTTCATGTTGTACTTGGATATTGATGATAAATACGGTGTACAGTCAGCTATCTCACTCCCTCCACAAGAAGTTGAGAGATTGGAAGGACAGGACGCTACAAACCCTAACTATGTACAATATCAGTGGAACTCGGCTGGCTTAACATTTGAAAATTGGCAAATTGCACATTTTAGAGTATTAGGTAACGACAAGTATGCACCTTATGGAACTTCTATTCTTGAGCCTTCACGTCGTATCTGGCGTCAGCTTACCCTTATGGAAGACGCAATGATGGCCTACCGTGTTGTGCGTTCGTCAGAGAGACGTGTGTTTAAGATTGATGTTGGTGCTATTCCCCCGAATGAAGTTGAACAGTATATGGAAAAAGTAGTTACTCAACTTAAAAGAAATTCTGTTGTCAATCCTGACACCGGCCGGGTCGATTTACGCTACAACCCGATGAGCATTGAAGAAGATTACTACATCCCAGTCCGTGCCGGTTCACAAACCGATATTGTATCATTAGCTGGTGCACAAAATATTACAGCGATTGATGATGTCAAGTATCTTCGCGACAAGTTGTTCTCAGCACTAAAGATACCTCAATCGTATCTTACGATGGGTGAGGGAGCGACAGAAGATAAAACAACATTAGCACAAAAAGATATTCGTTTTGCCAGAACTATTCAAAGATTGCAGCGAGTAGTTATTTCTGAGCTTGAAAAGATAGGAATTATTCATCTTTATACACTTGGATTCCGTGGTGATGACTTGCTTTCATTCAAGCTGTCACTCAACAACCCATCTAAGATTGCCGAGATACAAGAAATTGAACATTGGAAAGCGAAGTTTGACATTGCAGCATCGGCTACTGAAGGTTACTTCTCGCGCCGCTGGGTGTCTGAAAATATTTTTGGTATCAACCACGAGGAATTTGTACGTAATCAGCGTGAAATGTATTACGACCGTAAACATGATGCATCATTGCAACAAGTTGCCGAAGGGGCAGCAGGTGCCGCCGGCGGAGGCGGTGATGCCCTTGGTGGCGGCTTAGGTGGCGATCTTGGAGGTGGTGACTTAGATCTTGGCGACGATGCCGGTGATGCCGCTGGTGGTCCAGCCGAAATACCAGCAACTGACGTAACAGACGCAACACCAGCGCCAGATGATGCAGGAGATGATTCACCATTATTGGCAGTGCCTCCCGGTTCACGCCCATCAAAAAAACTAAGCGTGTATGACAAGAGCACTTATGTAAGAAAAGATGGTGTCAATGATAAGAGGCCACTAGGTAAAAGATCTCAATCATATGGGTCAATTGCTACACCAGAAACAAATACTATGAGAAAGAATAATCTAGGCTATCCAGAGTTAAGATCATTGGGTAGAGGAGTTTTTACAGAACAAACATCTATATATTCTGATAGAGAATTAGACGAAGAACAAAAAATTCTTGAGATGAATAATTCTGTAAAATCATTAATTGATGTTTTAGATAAGAAAAATAAACTATTGACGGAGCAAAAAGATGAAACACAATAAAAAAAGAAATACGGCATTTGTTTTTGAGTCGTTGGTAAAAGAGATTACCGCCGCGATTATCAAAAATGATACTGAAAGAAAAAATATTGCTGTATCGCTTGTGAAAAAACACTTTAAGCCCGGTAGCTACTTAAGACAGCATCTCAACTGCTACAAGTCACTCTACGAAAACCAGAACCTCCCAGTTGAAATATGTGAAAAAATATTAAAAGAAGCTAATATCTCAGCACGTTTAATCGATCCACACGGATTATTTAAGCAACAAACTGAGCTTATCAACGATATTAACAAAGAGCTTGACCCAACTGTATTTAATAACTTTGTGCCAAACTATAAAACATTGGCAACCATTGACCAGATCTTTAATATAAAAACAACGCCAAAGAATAAGGTCATGTTAGAAAATAAGATTATTGAAGATATGTCAAAGAGTGTTGAATTAGAAACTGAAACGGAAATTGACACTCTCACTCTAACAACTTTTGTAAATAAGTTCAACCAGAAATACTCTGATGAGTTGCTTGATGAGCAAAAAGAATTGTTAAACCATTACATCGCTTCTTTTGTTGACAATGCTGTTGAACTTAAGATGTTTCTGAATGAAGAATTGACCAGACTTAAGAAGACAATTGATTCAATTCCAGATAGTAAGCTTGATGGGCGTCGTAGTTTGATAAGTGAAAAGCTTGACTCTTTCCAAGCTACTGAAATTGACGATAACTTATTGTTGACTGTCTTAAAAACTCAACAACTTGTAAAGGAAATTAGTGATGCCGGTAATCATTAAGGTAGGTAAAAAGTCTAATCAAAAGAAAGTTAGATTAGAACTTGATTTACGCCGTTCATTAAACGGCGATTTAATGATTTTTGATCACGGAGATATTGATATTGTATTATCTCCAAATAAAAAGAAGGTCGTTGCTTTTCCAAAAGAAACAATGACTGACTTAGTGTATGGTGCACAAAATAGATTGTTTGCTTGCTTAAGAAAAAAGGGAATCGTAATTCCTGAAAGTATTCAAGCCGGCGCATTCTATGGTTCTTTTGAAGCCACACTTGAAGAGTCCACTGATCCTGACGCATCGTCAGCTAAGATGGCTTTGATTAATATACATAATTTTATTGAAGAAGAAAGACCTTACTTTGAACAGGTCGAAGCCATCGTCTCTATGGATGACAATCATGTACTAGATCCTGATAAAGAATACTCAACAGAGCTTGGAGAAGTTCCCCAAGCTGCAGAGAAGGGTTCAATTAGACCCGGGTACATACGTGACCCATACGCCTATAACTATATGTATACTATTTGAGGAATTAATGGAACTAATAACATTTATACTATGTGCATATGGATTAACGCAAATAGTAGTATACGGTAAAATTTTTAAAAACATTCGTCCCAAAGAGGGCCGTCTAGGTGAACTATTTAATTGCCCTATGTGTATGGGCTTTCACATAGGTTGGTTTTTATTGCTACTTTCTCCATTCACAGAACTATTTAATTTTGATGTAACGGTAACCAATTTTTTCCTTATGGGATGGCTATCGTCAGGAACATCATATGTTCTTAATATGATTTTTGGAGATGAGGGAATTAAACATGAACACAAACACGCAAACCCAGAGTCCTGCCACTTGGACAAACAAGTGGATGCTTCAGCCAGTTAGGCGTTGCTGTAAAGGATCTTAGCTATGGGTAAGAAATTATTAAGAGAATTTTACGAACTTTGCGAGGGCGGTGTTTGCCAAGATTTACTAACCGAGGCTGAAAAGCGATTTGTTTCCGAAGGCGGTATGATTCTTTCAGGAATTATGCAAATGTGTGAAACATTAAACGGTAATGGTCGGGTCTATACAAGACCGGTCCTTGAAAGAGAAGTCAAAAAGTATCAACAACTCGTTGAGCAAAACAGAGCTTTGGGTGAATTAGATCATCCTGATAAAGTTGAAGTATCACTTGAAAAAGTGTCTCACAAGGTCAATGAAATATGGATGGATGGTAACAAGGTAATGGGCAAGATTCAAGTCCTTGAAACACCGGCTGGTAAAACATTGCGTGCATTAGTAGAGGGCGGATGCTCTATTGGAATATCATCTCGTGGAACTGGCTCTGTCACTGAGCGCAATGGTAAATCTATAGTGCAAGAAGATTTTGAGTTAGTATGTTTCGATGTGGTATCAGAGCCATCAACTCCCGGTGCATTTATGATGCGAGAAGCAAAAGAGTTTGGACTGAAGGAAGGAAAGCAATCTAAAATCAATCAACTTATCGATGAGGTTTTAGATAAAAATTAAGAGAGTATAATGAAAAAATCAGAATTAAAAAAAGTTATCAAGCCACTCGTAAAAGAGTGCATTCATGAAGTTCTTATAGAAGAAGGGCTTTTGTCTAATGTTGTTTCTGAAGTAGTTAAGGGTGTGGGAGCCGCCCCTATTGTTGAAAGCAAAGAGCCCCCTAGGCAAATAGTTAGAGAGCCTAACAATACTAAATTGAAAGAACAACGTAAGAAATTAATGGATGCAATCAATAAAGATGCTTTCAATGGTGTAGACTTATTTGAAGGAACTACACCTGCCCCTGCTCAGCGTGAACAGGCTGCTGGTGCCGTCGATTTAGGCGATCCTAGTGACGCCGGTGTTGATATTAGTTCTATTTTAGGTAAGTCATCTAAAATATGGGAAAGATTAAAGTAGGTAATAATGAAAAAGAAATCACAAGTTGTCACAAAAAGATTTAACAATAGAGAAAGCAATGAAAGATTAATTCGTCGTTTTCTTAAAAAAGTAAAAAAAGAAAGAATTGTAGAGGAAGTTAGAGATAGAAAGCACTATGAGAAACCCTCCGTGAAAAAGAAGATTAAAAAAGAAAGAGCCCAGCGAGCACGTCTTAGAGAAGAAAGAAAAAAGCAAAGGGCGATAGAAAGACGGCGTAGAAAAATTTAGTAACTATTTACAATGTAAAACAAATTTTAAGGAGTTTAATAATGGCACTACAAAACTGGAATACAAGAGTTGGACTAAACAACGTCGGTTCCTATCAAGTTAGCGGAAAGCCGTTTGCAACAGGTTCGTGCTTGGCACCTGTTAGTGGTTCAAATACATTAAAAATAACATTCCCTAAAGTCACCAAGTGGGTTCAAATTTCCCCTCACCAAGATCAACTTAATCGTGAACTTCGCGTTGCGTTTAGTCAAGATGGTTTACATAGAAACGAAAACTTTAGAGTTTATAGTAGTGGAAGTTTTACCGGCCCTCTAGATCTTAAAGTTAGCGAATTGCATTTTATGTCTGAAGATAGCAGCGCGTTCACTTTTGATATTGTTGCTGGTTTAACCAATATTGATGCTTCATCAGTCGAAACCGATGCCGGTCCAAACTGGAAAGGCTCTGACGGAGTAGGCTAGGCCCGTGGCAAATTTTGGATGGGCATATGTAAATTGCACCGATGAGAGTGAAGGTGCTGGACAAGCTGCAGGGCCAACGGGTTCTGTTCAGTTTTTAACTGGCCATAATTCTACTCTTGGTGTAGCAGCACTTGTTTATCATACTGCTTCTGATACATCGTTGCATCCTTATTCGCCAAATACGCTGGTGCTATCAGGAAACCTTCTAGTCACTGGTTCAGTGTCAGCAAGTGTTTTTCATTATGAAGATATCACTAGGATTGATGCAACTGGTTCTACATTTTTTGGTAATACAAATGATGACACTCACATGCGGACAGGCAGCTTGGTTGTTACAGAAGCCGGTGCCGGCCCAGCAACAAATTTTGTTTTAAGTGCTAGTGCAACTCAAAAGGTTGTTAGTGTCGCCGGCTTTGCTGGCGGCTATACTGCTGTTAGTGCAACACCGACAACACTGACACAAGGCAGTCATATATATGGCGTGACTAGAACCACAGCCACTACACTAGTATTTCCATCTGCCTCAGCGGTGCCGGTTGGGCTTACGTGGATAATCAAAGACGAAGTTCCTGCAAGAACTGGTGGTGGTAATAATATTACGTTAACCGGCACTGCTGGCGGTAATCAATTGTTTGATAATGAAGGAACATATGTTCTTACTGGTACTATGCCAGCGATTAGTGTGTATTCAAACGGGACAAACTGGTTTGTCTTCTAATTAAAGAAGGAGACACCGCATGGCAAAAAACTCTTTCACCGGCTCAGTAATTGCACCCTTATACTTTGGCCCGGGCAAAGATCAAGCCCCGGGAAATATTGTATCTGGTAATCTAAGCACGTCGGACGGTGCAGAAGTTATTAATGTTCCTAGAGTTGGTAATGCAACAAATAATGCCATAATAACAAATGTAGATGGTAATGCCAATACATTAACTTGTGAGTCTAATCTTACATTTGATGGTGAAACATTAAATGTTACTGGAGAAATTACGGCTAGCACAGGTATCTCTGCTTCATATCTAATGGGTGATGGCAGCCTCCTCACAGGCATCAGTGCTGGTGGGGGTGGGAATGCTAATGCTCAAGGACCAGTCGGTGCACTTCAATTTCGCAATGACGCCGGAGCAGGCACAATTAGTGGCTCCAACAACCTTATTTTCAATAATAATATTTTACAGGTTTTTGGTGGCCTTAAACTTAACAGAAGAAATGTAAATACCACTATAACGGCATCCACCACAGACTATTATATCGGCACTAACACTACCAATGGTGTGCTATCAATTAGACTACCTGATGCTGCTAATCTTTTAGATGGTCAAACCTATGTTGTGAAAGATGAGGCAGGTACAGCAGCATCCAATAACGTAACAATTTTAGCATCTGGTTCACAAACAATCGATGGTCAAAATTCAGTAATTTTGGAATCACCTTTTGCATCTATCCAGCTTTATTGTAACGGTGCAAATAAATACTTCATTACATAGAAAAATACTACGCGGTACATACTATTTAATTGTGAGCGGTTTGCTATTTGTTCATACAAAATATGGATAGGTGTATCCCGTTCAGCTATAAATAAAACTTAAAATGGAGGGTTTTTAAACATGGCTTACAAATTTCAATTCGGACAGGCAATCTTGTCCGGTGCTTTGGACCAAGAAGGTGACGTTCAAGTCAAGGCTCAAGACGGTTCCGTCAAGATCAAACTTGATGACAACGGTATTATTTCTGGTTCTGGCAACTTTCAATTAAAGGGTGATCTCGTTATGTCAGAGGCCACTCGTATTAACGCTGCTGGTGCAGGTTCTTTCGTCGGTGTTGCTGCTGGTGGTGCAATCACTACCGCAACTGACATTGATGGTAGTGGTGATCTTACTATGGGCACTATTACTATGACTGGTTTTGCTGTCGATGCCGATGGTGATACCGCGCTTAAGTCTTTAGCTGTTGATAACAATTCAACTATTGGTTGTGATGCTGATACTGACATGATGACTTTTGCCGCTCAAACTTTGACTATTGCTAACGACGTTGACTTCAACGTTAATAAAGCAGGTGGTCTTCAGATTGCTGGTGCTGCAGTTACTTCAACTGCTGCAGAGCTTAACTTTAACGATGGTGCTACTGCTGGTACCGCTGTTGCTTCTAAGACTGTTGTTCTTGATGCAAGCAAAGACATTGCTGGCTTAGGTCAGTTATCGGCTGTCGGTCTCAGTGGTTCGCTTCGCTTCTCGCTTGATGTTGAAGCTGACGGTGGTCTTGGAATGACACCATTCCAAAACAGTGCTAACGTTGCTGATCTTAAGATTAGTGCTTCGTTCATGCCGGCTGCTGATGTTGCTGTCGCTGAAGATCAACTTATGATGCTTGATGCTGATGGTTCTGTTAAGCGTGAAAGCTTTGCTGATTACGCTACTGCAATCGCTGGTGACGGTCTTGCTGCAACTTCTGGTGTTCTTTCTGTCGGTGTCGATGATTCGTCTATTGAGACTAACTCCGATGCTCTCAGAATTAAGGCTCTTGGTGTTACCAACGCTATGCTTGCTGGTTCAATCGCAGATAGCAAGCTTAACCAAATTACCACTGGTGATAAGGTTGCTGGTTCCGCTGTTCAGCTTGCTGGTACTACAGCATTAGAAGATGACTCTGGTTTAAAGCTTAAGGCTGCTACCGCAGGTGTTGGTCTTGCTATATCTTCTCAGGTTCTGAGTGTTGACCTCAACGAATTATCTGCTGCTGATATTGACGTTGCTGCCGACAGCATTGCTATTATTGACGCTAATGATGGCAATGCAAGTAAGAAAGAAAGCATTGCTGACCTTGTTGCTGGTATGGCTGGTGCTGGTCTCTCGGCTGCATCTGGACAACTTAGTGTTCAAGGCAACTCGGTTGCTATTGCAGTTGATGGCTCCAACCTCTCGGAAGGTTATAACTTCGCTACTGGCTCTGCTGGTGGTACAGTTCTTCTTCCAGCTTCGCCATCTGTCGGTGATGTTGTCACAGTCAAGAACTCAACTTCTGGTATCCTTGTTGTTGCTCGCGGTGATGCGGGTCACGACATCGATGAACAGTCTGCTGTTGTTCTTGAGTCGCCACTTGCTGCTGTTACCTGTGTATACATGGTTGCAAACAAGTGGAAGATTGTGTAATCTACCTTTTTCAACTTTGTTGAATCTTTTGGATGTCTCCCTTGTGGGGGCATCCTTTTTTTTATACTACTTATTGTGTGAAGGTTTTAGATTTACACGGAAAGACACACATTGAAGCACGTTATCTAGTTGAAGAGTTTATAATTTTAAATGAAACTCCAATTAAGATTGTAACTGGTAATTCCGACCAAATGAAAATTATTGTCAAAGAAATAGTTGAAAAGCATCAGATGTATTATTTTCCAGAGCATTTCAGTAATTTTGGAGCCTACATAATACAAGACAAAACAATTAGTTCATCTATTTATGGTTGAGAGGGTTTGAAATGGCATACAATGTTTTAAAAGGTAGTGTACAGGGTTCGGTTGATCAGCACGCAGATCAGGAGATTGGTGGTGTAAAAGTTTTTAAAAACACTGTCAGTGCAAGTGTATTCTGGGATACAGATGCACAAAGTCCTTGTGCAACTATGAAAGATGTTGCCATAAAAAGCATAAAAGGTAATGTAAATAATGGGTTAGTGATTTGTGATAAAGAGCACGGTGCGCGCACTCACCATAACCTAACCTATAACCAAGATACAGAAACTTTAACTGCCAACACCATAGCGGCCAACACGTTTGTTGGTTCTGGTATTTATTTACAAGATATTCCCTCTGATGCATTTACAAGCCAAATAAATGCTAATTTTATAAATCACGGTTTAGGGTTGCAGAATGTTAGAGGTGTGCTGCAACTTAATACACACAATGGACTATTATTAACTGATGAGGGTATAGGTGTTAATTTGTCACCGAACTCTGGTATTTCTGTTAAGTCAAACAAATTATCTATTGATCCTACTAATTTAGAGCCAATTAATTCACAAGGCCAAAACTTGAGTGACAATGACTTAGTGATTGTTGGTGACATATCTAGAGGACAGCCTACTAGCACCACATTGTCTAATTTATATGATTCATATATTAGAACAAAAGTTCCCCATCCAAGTGGCCAGCAAGGTAACTTACAATTTAGGGGAAAAAGAAATTTTGAATCGACAGACTCGCTGTCTTTTGACACAGAAAACAATGCATTAAACTTAAATGGTACTCTTAATGCGACTACAATTATCAATAAAGCCAAAATGATTTGTCAAGGTGCTGTTCATCACAATATTACTAAAGTTAATTCTGAAACGTATAATGTCAACACTGCCGATTACACAATTATATGTGATGCACAAAAGAATCCTGTTAATGTAAATTTACCACCAGCACAAAATAATATTGGAAGAGTTATCATTATTAAAAAAGCAGATTCAGGCAAAATCAAACTGACAGCCAATAAAGTTAATGTTGTTTGTGAAGATAGTAAAATCGATTTAAACAATAGAACAGAAATCAAAATGAATTACTCTTCGAGAACTTTTCAATCCGATGGTGAAAACTGGTACATTATTGGCACCAAAGGAACTTGATTCCTATTTATAAACGAAGGAACCACTTAACATGGCATATAATAACAACAAAGGACCACAACACTCTGGAGATATTCAGTTTGAGGGCGATCCTGACGAAACAAAAATTGATTTTGAAGATGATACCATTAAACTTTTGACCGGTGGCTCTCAGCGTCTTGAAGTAATCAACACACATGTTTCTGCCTCAACTCCAATTTCTGCCTCTTCGTTTCACGGTGATGGTTCACGTCTGCAAAATATTACTGGCTCTGGTGGAACTATGTCAGGCTGGACGCTTCAAGGAGATGCAGGTTCCAATCAGTCAATTACTGATGGCAATACAGTTGATATTGCTGGTGGTACAGGCATATCAACAACAGCGGCCGCTACAGATACCTTAACTATTAATCTTGATGATACATCTGTCAGTGCTGGTTCTTATACATATACTTCTTTAACTGTTGATGCACAAGGTAGATTAACCGCTGCATCTAATGGCACCGCTCCGGCTCTTACTAGTATTACAAATCAATCGGCTAACCGTGTAATTACCTCTGATGGTACCGGGCAAGCAAATGCCGAAGCTAATCTTACATTTAATGGAACAGTTTTATCTGTAACTGGTGATATTTCTGGCTCTAGTACCCTTCAAGCTGTTGGCGCCACCACTCTCGGTAACACTTTAAATGTTAGTGGTACTGTTCAAGCAGCCCAAGCAATCACAAGTTCCTTGGGAATGCATGTAACAGGCTCAACCCCAAGATTATCTATTGGAACTTTGGGAGGACATGGGCCAGCCGATGGAATGCTTTTTGTTAGACCGTCTGATGAAGCTGGGAATAATAGAGTTTTAGCTTTGTTCCAAGGAGCATCGAACGACGGACAACGAATTATTTTTGCTGTTACTGGCTCCGGTCAAGTTCTTGTGGGTGGTGGACATATCGATGGAGGCATACTTAGTGTAAGTGGCTCGACAGCAGAAACGCTGATCACAGCAAAGAGTGACTCACTCACCAATGCTTTTCAGGTTGCTGGAAATGGTAACACAACCATATCAGGTTCATTAAGAGCTAAATCTTTACATATGACAAGTCACAAATTTGCACCCGGTGGATCTACTGCGCACTTTGTAAGATTTGATACGAATGGTTCTGATGCAGTGCAGAATGATAATAATAAATTAGTGGCACCATTTTCTGGAAAGCTTATTAAAGTTGTTGCTAGAGCAACATCAGCACCCGGAAGCACAGTTATTGGTTTGCACAGTAATGTAGACGGTGCACAAAATGTTAGCAGCACATCTACTGAAGACATAACAGTTAATATGGCAAGCGCTAATACAACATATACCTTTAACTTTACAGATACTGCAAACTATGGCCCGGGCGACATTGTTGGCGTTAAATTTAATCCAACTAGCAACCCCGGAACAGTGACTCTCACCTCTGTCTGGGAATTTGATCAAAATTCATAGCAGTTAGTTAATAAATAATGAATGATTAAAATGGCTTTCCGTCCATAATAATACTATTTATTTCTGAATTATTGTCAATTTAGGAGTAAATTCATGTCTAATCTTCTTAACGAATCCATCGTGGATGCAAAAGCACTTCGCGAATCAGCACTCAAAAATGCTGAATCTGTTGTTATTGAAAAGTATGCCGAAGAGGTAAAGAAAACACTTGAAAGCTTATTGGAGCAAGAAGAAGATTTAGGCTTGGGTGCACCAGCCGCTGAAGAGGCAACTCAAGCAAATGGTGAAGATGTAGTAGAGCAGCAGAGTGATGACGTGCCTCTTGCCGCTACAGACGGCTTGGCAGAGAATGATGGTGTCAATCTCGACTCTTTACAGTCTGAAGGTGAAGATGTGGAAGTGACTCTTGACTTAGGCGCTTTACAAGAAGCAATTGAAGCACTCTCAAACGAACTTGATGAAGAAGTTGATTTAACACTCGAAGAAGATGAAAAGCCAGACTTCCCTGATGTAGATGGTGATGGTGATAGAGATGAGCCGATTACAAAAGCTCAAAAGGATAAAGAAGCTAAAGAAGGTGATGACGATGACAAGGATGACAAAGATTTAAGTAAAGTTCCACCGCAACTTCGTAAACACGTAGCCAAGAAGAGAACAAATGAGGAAGTTCAAGTAGGTACGGTGTCTGAACAACAACCAGCCGGCTTTGATGGCTATGACATTGATAGGGTGTTGCCAAGTGTACTAGATAAAGCAGCAGATCAAATGAGGAATCCCATTGGCAAAGTCTTTGGTCAGACCGGTACAGCGCAAATCGCATTCATGGTTGCTAAGGCACTCGGACTCACCCCCGCTCAAGGCCAAATCGATCGAAACATAATTGGGCAAATCGTAGACATGCTTGAGAATGAAGAACTCGCACACATAAAAACAATTAGAAATCACGAAATCGGCCCCGCCGTTCGCCGCACTCGCGATGCAAAGCCGCTTGAAGAAAGATTATTTGATGCAGTAATGGAAAAGCTCACTGCAGATATGGGTGCAGAGTTATCCGGCTGGGCCGGCCGCCCCACTTCCCAATTAAAACACGAGCAAGAAAGGGAGCTTGCTCACGAAGCCTCAACCGAAAGCGAAGATGATGCTGCGCTTGAAGAAGAGCAAGAAGAACTTAATGAGTCTAACACACAACTTCAAGAAGTGCTCACCGATAATGAGAACTTAAAAGAAGAGTTAGCAACCTATCAGTCTACGATTGAAGGATTAAAGGAAAACTTATTTGACGTTAATCTTTCCAATGCAAGACTACTTTATACGAACCGTGTATTAAGAAATTCCTCCTTAAATGAGCGACAAAAAGATAAAATTGTCGAAGCAATTTCCGGTGCTGGTTCTGTCACAGAAGCAAAAACAATCTATGAAACGCTTCAAAGCACAGTGGAGGCCAAGCCTAAGCGAAGCCCACAATCACTTAGCGAAGCAATAAGTAATAGATCTTCTGTATTAACCGCGTCTCGTAAAGAGACCAAAGCAACTTCTCAGGATCCTTTTGCGGATCGTATGAGAAGACTAGCTGGAATAAAATAAATCATATATAAAAGGAGGTGATAAATTATGTCTAGCATTATCGAAAGATTGACCGAAGGTGTTGTCAATCGTGATATGCGTGCCGAAGGTCATGCTCTTCTTTCCAAGTGGGAGAAGACCGGACTTCTTGAGGGACTTGAAACTGATGTTTCTCGCAAGAACATGGCACGATTGCTTGAAAACCAAGCAAAGGAATTACTCCGCGAGAGTTCTTCTATGGCTGGTGGCGATGTTGAAGGTTTCGCTGCCGTAGCTTTCCCAATTGTTCGTCGCGTTTTCGCTGGCCTCATTGCCAACGATCTCGTCGCCGTTCAACCTATGAGTCTCCCATCGGGTCTCATTTTCTTCCTCGACTTTACTGTCGATAGCTTGCGCCCAACCCCTGCAAAGCCGGGTTACGCTGCTGATTCGTCGTTCTACGGCGGCGGTGTTGTTGGTTCGCAAATCACTGGTGGTATCAGCTTAACCGGTGACAACGCTGAAGCAGGTCCTTACGGACTTAACAATGGGTACGCATCGCCAACCGGCTCTGCTGTTCGTTGTGCAACTGCAGATCTTGTTCTCATTGCTTCGGGTACCGCTGGTGCTGTCGCTGGAGAAGGTGCTGCACCACTCAGCGCTGCTGATCAGGCAACTCTTGACAGCCTTACCCAATACGATCCAGATCTTTCTGGTACATTGGTTGCTGTTGTCGAGCAAACTGGTTCAACCCAATTTGAACAATTAGCAGTTGATAACTTAGTTACCATTCAGCTTGGTGCCGGTACTTCGGATGACATTAAGAACACAGCTAAAATCGTTCGTCGCTTGACTTCGGTTTCCTCTGGTTCTACATCGCAAGATCCCGCTACTGCAAACTACAAGATTACTCTTGTTCTTGCCCAAGCTTCTGGTTCCGTTCTTCTTGATAACGGTGACCAAGATTCGCTTTTGGGTGCACTCACTGGTGCTGCAGCGTCTCACGTTGACTACGAGTTCCACATTAAGGATGACTTCCAAAATGGTGGTTCACTTGGTTCGGTTATTGGTGATGCAACTTGGGGCTTGGAAGGAAATGAAGATATTCCCGAAATCAACATTAAGGTTGACTCGGTTGCTGTTACCGCAGCTACCAAGAAGCTCAAGGCTAAGTGGACACCGGAGTTAGGTCAAGACCTTAACGCCTACCACAACCTTGACGCAGAAGTTGAGTTGACCTCGATCCTTTCGGAGCAAATTGCTCTTGAGATTGATCGTGAGATTCTTGAAGATCTCGTCCGCGGTGCAACTGCTGGTACATTCTACTGGTCTCGTTCGCCCGGTATGTTCCTTAACCGTGAAACTGGTCAAGAAGTTGGTGCTGCTTCGGCTGCTCCCGATTTCACCGGTACTGTTTCGGAATGGTATGAAACCCTCGTTGAAACCATTAACGATGTTTCTGCTCAAATTCACCGCAAGACTCTTCGTGGTGGCGCTAACTTCATCGTCTGCGGACCTGAAGTTGCGAACATCCTTGAGTTCACCGCTGGTTTCCGTGCTTCCGTCACTGCTGATGATGAGCGTGGTTCCGTTGGTGCTGTGAGAATCGGAGCACTTACTAAGAAGTTCGATGTTTACGTCGATCCTTACTTCTTGCGTAACGTGATTCTTGTTGGTCGTCGCGGTACCTCTTTCCTTGAAAGTGGTTATGTGTACGCACCATACGTACCACTCCAAACTACTCCTACGATCTTCGGACCTGAAGACTTCGTGCCACGTAAGGGTGTCATGACCCGTTACGCGAAGAAGATGGTTCGTCCAGATCTTTACGGGTTAGTTATCTGCCGTGGTCTCTTAGGTGAGTCTGGCGCTAAAGCTTAATAGCTAGCTAGTTAGTCACAGTGCAAAGCCCTCGTTTTTAACGAGGGCTTTCCTGTATCTTAAAACTACTTATAGACAAGGCTACAACAGTAGTCTTTCCTATTATGTTTTTGACATGATTATAAATGGAGGGTTTTAAACATGGGAAGTAAAAGAGTTGGTCTCGCAAGAATTGAGGCTTTGATTGAAAATTTAAGAAGAGAGTTAACAATGAATGGCACAAGACTCACTGCCACTAAGGGAGTTGAGATGGCTGCTTACTCTGACGAAATCTCTGCAGATGGAACCGGTGGATTTGGAGATACATCAGGAATCTCTATTCCCGCTAATTCTATTATTACTGAGGTTGGTCTGGTTGTGACAACTCAATTCACTTTGAGCGGCGCGGCAAAACTTGGTGCCACATTTGGTACCCAAGCCGCAGGCGAAGAAATCGTTGCTGATGATGATGATTCTATCCGAGCTTCTTCGGGCGCTGCATTGGCGGTTGGAAAGGGCAATAGCTCTAACCCAGTCACTCAAGCGGCTCTTGGCGGCGCAACGGCGCTAGCGCTTGTCGCTGACTCAGCGTTTAGCGCCTCAGCTAGAAATGTATATGGTGCAATCACAATTAGCGCTAACAACATTACTGCTGGTGCTGTAAGGTTCTACGTCAAGTACATCACTGTTGTTTAATAAATTAAACTTTTAAATTTTGCCCCCCTTCCCTTTCGGGTTGGGGGGTTTTACTTTTTAAATATTTTGATACTATTTACTACTAACAGGAGGCCATAATGGGCAAAAAACGCAGACTTCGTATTAGTCAAAAATTCAATGCAAAGCATTCTAATCATCCAGTGTTAAAAGCAATTAATAGCGTATCAAGCACTGATGAAGAACCTGCAACAATAGTTGAGGAGACAATTTCAACTCCGATAGTTGCTAAAGTGAATACAGTTGAGCAGACCGTTGTTAAAACTGCAGGCTCTGCAGGTGTTAAGGTTAAAGAGACTACTACCAAAACAACTAGTAAAACTAGAAAAACGCGAACCAGAAAGACTACCAAGAAAACTACTCAGAAGAAACAAACAACTGAATAGTTTAAAACTTATGTATTTTAAAGGTGGTCATTGATTGCCTCTTTACTAATTAATTTGAGGAACCTAATCAATGCCAACAAATTTAAATCCTAAATCTCAACAAAGCGCCATTGTCTTAACGTCCACTGGTTCTACTGATGATGTCGCATCCGCAGTTCCGTTTGGTATTTACACTGGCTCAATTGAATTTTTAAGTGGCGCATCTGACCAAGTAGCTTATACATATAAAAAGCTTGGTGGCGACGTTGTCGATATAGAACTAACAACAGACAATGTTTATGCTGCATATGAAGAGGCTGTACTAGAGTACTCTTATATTGTAAACCTTCATCAAAGTAAAAACAGTATCTCGAATGCACTTGGAAATGTAACGGGTACATTTGATCACAATGGTAATAGAATGTCTGGTCCTGTTAGTGCAAGCATGAAGTATCCAAGATTTCAAGCACAACAGGAAAGAAGAATTGGCGACTCTATGGCTGCAATGGCTGGTTTTGGTGGAACTATTCAACAATACTCCGCATCGTTTAATTCAGTTAGCGGTCAACAAGATTATGACTTGCAGCAAATTTTAGAAACACAATCAACAAATGGTGTTGATGATAATGGGAATGTAGTTCCATTTGCAGGCAAAGTAGAAAATAAAAGAATTATTGTTAACAAAGTCTTCTTCAAAACGCCAAGAGCAATGTGGCGATTCTTTGGTTATTATGGTGGTATCAATGTTATTGGTAACTATTCAACATATGGACAGTTTGCAGATGATTCTACATTTGAAATTGTGCCTACGTGGCAAAACAAGATGCAAGCTATAATGTATGAGGACTCAATCTATACAAGAACATCTCATTTTTCTTACGAGATCATAGACAACAAGTTAAGAATATATCCAAGACCCGGTGATTACGGATTTGATTCTATTAAGACTATGTGGTTTAGGTTTTACATTGATGATCAGAATGTATTTGAATCTAACTCTGGTTATGATGATGGTGTCGATGGTATAAACAATATCAACACTCTGCCATTTGGCAACATACCATTTGAGAATATAAATTCAATAGGTAAACAATGGATTAGAAAATATGCGCTAGCATTGTGCAAAGAAATGCTTGGACAAATTAGAGGTAAATTTACTACTATTCCTATTCCGGGTGAAAGTGTAACGTTAAACCACAGTGAACTCTTAGCTCAAGCTAAAGATGAGCAGCAACAACTTAAGGACAAATTGATGGAGATGCTTAAAGAGGTCGAATACAAAGAGCTTGTTAAATACGATGCCGAGTCTGCTGCAGCAACAGAGACAGTTTTCAAATCTTCTCCATTACCAATTTTTGTAGGGTAAAGTAGATGGCAGATGAATGGAACAGACCAGAGCAGCCGCCACCACCTCTCTTTCTGGGTAAGAAGGAGAGAGACCTTGTTAAGCAAGTCAATGATGAATTAATTGAAAAAGTCATTGGACAGCAGATTCTATACTATTCTATCGACATAGAAAGAACTGACTTTCATGATATGTATGGTGAGGCTGTGGAAAAAACATTCTTACCACCAATAAGAATATATGCTCTTGTTAATGTTGAAGAAGAGACTACATCATATCTTGAAGGCGTTGGTGTAGATGCGAATGCAATGATTAACGTATATTTTCACGAAAGACGTTTGACTGATGATCAGGATGTTTTTGTTCGACAAGGTGATTTTGTTTTATACGGAGATTTATATTACGAGATAGTTAAGTTAACGTCACCAAGAAAACTTTTTGGTCAAGTTGAACACACGTTTGAGACAATGGCAATCTGCAAGCGTGCTAGAAGAGGATTATTCGATGCTACCTGATAACTTTGATTTTGCACAATTACCACCAACCAAAGACAGATTTACACTAAAAGAGATCGGAATGCTTGGCTCGTCTATAGAAGATATAGATTACTCAATTGTTTCTTGGCTCAAGGAAGATCTTGAATTAATAGCTAAAACAAATGCTGGGTATACAAAAGTGCCAGTATTCTGGCAATCACCAGAGCGTTCATTCCAAGTCAAGAATGATCGTTCGTTAAGAGATGACGAAGGTTCTATTATCTTGCCTGTTGTCAGCATTGAAAGAACAGGAATTGTTAAGGATCCTGCTGCCAAAGGATCATTTCAAGCCCATCTTTTTTCTGATAAAGGCAATGGCCGAAGCGGAAGAATGGTGATTGCTAAGAAAATCAAGCAAGATAAGACTAGAAACTTTGCTGTTGCTTCAGGAACACGTTCATATAACTCAGGTAAGATACAGCAAAACTTTCCGAGAGTAAATCACAAAGTTGTAATTCAAACCTTGTCCATTCCTATTCCTGTATATGTTAATTTAGAATACAAAATAACTATTCGTTCTGAGTACCAACAACAGATGAATTCATTAATGCAACCTTTTATCGCAAGGACTGGACAAATTAATTCGTTTTTGTTAAGAAGAAATGGACACATTTACGAGGCATTTATAGATCAAAGCTTTGCCCACAACAATAATGTTGCGACTTTAAACGAAGAAGTAAGAATGTTTCAAACCGATATAGTTATACGAGTTTTAGGTTACCTAATAGGCGAAGGCCCCAATGATGATAGAGAATTAGTAAGGGTTGAGGAAAACTTTGTTGAGGTAACTTTTCCAAGAGAGTCTGAGCCATTTCCGGGGGAAGCCAGCTTTTTTGAAGATTAAATCAGGAACTGAACGTTATTTTGTCGTTTCTCTTCCTCCTTTTGAAGATAGAAATACTATTTAAGTTATGATATACCCGTCATTATGACAAATTCATTCTAAAGAAGGAAAGCAACACTATGTCAGTAAAGAAATTTAAATTTGTATCCCCGGGAGTTTTTATTAATGAAATTGATAACTCGTTTATCCCCCGCTCTGCAGATACAATAGGCCCTGCAGTTATTGGCCGCGCAAAGAGAGGTATCTCTATGCAGCCAGTCAGAGTAGAGTCTTATTCTCAATTCGTTGAAAACTTTGGCGAAACAGTCGCCGGCCGCTCAGGTGGCGATGTCTACCGTGATGGAAATTATCTTTCGCCTATGTACGGAACATATGCTGCCAAAGCATTCTTACGACCCAACGTTGCACCTTTAACATACATGAGACTTTTAGGACATCAACATCCTGAGGCTGAAGAGGAAGCAGATGCTTTGGCAGGCTGGAGAACTAAAAACCGTGCCGGCACCGGTGATGGTGGAGGAGCTTTCGGATTGTTCATCGCACCCTCATCGTCTTTTGACGCCGCGTCGGGCGGTGGTTTAGGAACTCAAGCAACTGCCTCTTTAGCTGCTGTGTGGTATCTTCAAGATAGTCGTATCGAATTATCTGGTACAGTTTACGGTACCGAGACCGGACGCGCACCAGCTTTAGGAACTACTTCTTCCTTTGGTATGCCGATTGTGTCCGATGGTAATGGATTGTTTACTGCTAGAATTATTACTGGTTCTACAGATGTCGTAGAAGAGATTCCATTCTCTCTCGATCCAAACAACAGAAATTATATTCGTAAGGTTTTCAACACCAACCCAACAATTGTAAAAGATGGTAACTTCTACCCCACAAGTGTTGAAAGAGATTACTGGCTTGGTGAAACATACGAGCAAGAAGCAAGAGACATCACTGGTGATCAGTTAGGTAGTACCACACTTGTCGGATTTATTGGAGTAGTCGCTTTGAGTGGAACCAACCCTGATTCTAATACTCCTGCGAATATGAAGGACGTTGCAGCCAAGGGAGCCACAGAAGCTAAGGCTGGTTGGTTTATCAGTCAAGATTTACAAGTTCCCGGTGGTAATCTTGCACCTCAAAGATTGTTCCGACTTAAAGGTCGAGGTCACGGTGAATACATTAACCGGAACTTAAAAGTTTCAATTGAGAACATCTTGCAGTCCACTACTTCTACAACAGAGTACGGAACTTTCTCTGTAGTATTGAGAATGATTAGCGATTCTGATGGTGCAGTTCAAGTTGTTGAAAGATTTGATAAGTGTACTTTAGATCCAGCGTCTCCAAACTTTGTTGCGAGAAAGATTGGTGATCAATTCTTTGAGTGGAATAATCATGAACGTAGACTTAGGTTATACGGCGAATATGCAAATCAGTCTAAGTTTGTTTATGTTGAGATGAACCCTGATGTCGAAGCCGCAGCTACTGATCCACTTCTTCTTCCATTCGGCTTCTATGGGCCGCCTAGATACAGTGAAGGCAAGGTTACCATCTTTGGACACGCATCTGATGAAACACCACCAAATGCACCTTCAACGCCTAATCAATACTTCTTCTTAAACGGCGATGGCATTGGCTCGCCTGCAAAGTATCACTTATCTGGTGGATTTGCACTTAAAGGAACTGATGAAGGGCAAGCCGCAATTACAGCTTCTTTAAGATATCCTGATCTTAGACTTAGAGTCTCGGCATCGGCTGGCGCATTGTCTTCGGAAAGCACCTACTTCGGTATCCAAACTACTCAAACCAGTGGTTCTGATAGATTCGACCCGAGCACACGTATGGTCAACAGACTCTTGAATAATTCTATTCCTGATGATCCTCTTGAGTCATCTACGACTGGTATCGACCCTTATTCATACGTCTTCACCTTGGATGATATCGTCTTGGGTGATAACGGAGCTTATTACGATTCTGGCTCTAGAGGCTCTGACGGTCGTGGTGGTCGCTCAATTACATCTGCGTCGTATGTGGCCGCACTCGAAGCAGGTTACGATAAGTTCACAGCGCCATTCTGGGGTGGATTTGACGGACTTGATATTACCAAGCCTGACCCATTCTTCAACAATGGTAGAGGCGCTGCCGCAACTGAGCAGAACAGCTACACATACTACACGCTTCTTAGAGCAATTGATACATTAGCAGATCCCGAGTTTGTTGATATCAACTTGTTAACTGCACCCGGTATTACTACTGATTCATTGACAAGGAGAATGATTAGTGTCTGTGAAGATAGAGGTGATGCAATGGCACTTATTGATCTTGAAAACGCATACTTACCATTCGCAGAAGGTGAGTATTCCACAAGAAAAACAAAGCCATCACGCATTCCTAACACCCCAACACAGTTGGCCACCAACTTGAAGAACAGAGCAATTGATTCTTCCTATGGTGCAACTTTCTATCCTTGGGTTCAAACACGCGAAGATGCTAACGGACAGTTGCTTTGGATTCCACCTTCCGTAGCCATGATGGGTGTTCTCGCCTCGTCTGAGCGCAAGTCGCACCTCTGGTTTGCACCAGCCGGCTTTAACCGCGGTGGACTCACTGAGGGTGCTGCAGGATTACCAATTCTTGGTGTCACAGCTAAGTTAACTTCTAAGGAAAGAGATGTGTTGTATGATTCTAATATCAACCCAATCGCCTCGTTCCCATCGACTGGAATCGTAGTATTTGGTCAGAAGACATTACAAGAGCGTCAAAGCGCACTTGACAGAATTAATGTTCGCAGACTTGTAATCTACTTGAAGAAGCAGATCTCGATTATCTCTTCTCAAATTCTTTTTGAACAAAATGTTCCCACAACTTGGAACAGATTCAAGGGTCTTGTTGAGCCATTCTTGGCAAACGTTAAGACCAACTTTGGTATCTCGGACTACAAGTTAATTCTTGATGAATCGACTACTACCCCCGATCTCGTTGATCAGAATATTCTTTATGCGAAGATCATGGTTAAGCCAGCACGTGCGATTGAATTTATTGCAATCGACTTCGTTGTTGCATCAACTGGAGCGTCTTTTGACGACTAAAAAAAACTTACATACTATTTAAAAATATACAAGGAGAACCCCAAAAATGCCATTCTGGTCAGACGATTATCGCTCATCAACTGAGTTGAAAGATCCAAAGAGACAATTTAGATTCAAAGTAGAGATTACAGGTATCAATGCAGATACCGGTGGTCCTCTCGTGTGGTATGCTAAAACCGTTAACAAGCCATCTTTCGAGGTTTCAACCGGTGAACATGTTTACCTTAACCACAAGTTTTACTACCCCGGTGGTGTTACTTGGAGCCCAGTGTCTATGACCTTGGTCGATCCGAGAGACCCTGATATGTCTGCAACCTTGTCAGACATTGTTAGTCAGTCGGGCTATCGTCCACCGGATAATCCCAACGATTTAGGTTCGATGTCCAAGTCTCGTTCTGCCGGTGCTCTTGGTACTGTATATATTGTCCAGTTAGATGGTGATGGCAACGAGATTGAGAAGTGGACACTTTGGAACTCTTTTATCACTAAGGTTGATTATGGCCAATTGCAATATGAAGGTGGCGAAGGCTTGGTTGAGATTTCTCTTGACATTGCATACGATTGGGCTCGACTTGAAGTATTGAACAGCAAGGGCTCGATGGCTACCGCAGGTAACCAAGGCACTGAGTTCTTTAACGGTTAAAAAAACTCTAAAACAATTAAAATTGTGATATAATAAATCTATCTAGAAACAAAGAGGTGTATATTGTCTAGAAATAGTAAGCGCGTAACCGGTGGCGGCGGCGCAACGGAACAGGATACTGCCCCACCACAACAGAACGTACAAGCCACGAATAATTTTAGCTTTGTAGTTCCAACGGAATTTGTTGAATTACCATCTAATGGTATCTATTACGACCCCAGCCATCCGCTCCATAATCAGTCAACGATTGAAATTAAGCAGATGACAGCAAAAGAAGAAGATATGCTAACTTCACGCAGTCTTCTCAAGAAAGGTGTTGCACTTGAGCGTGTAATTTCCAGCTTGATCATTGATAACTCAATTGATCCAGAAACTTTGCTAGTGGGTGATAGAAATGCCATTGTGATTGCTGCTAGAATATCTGCATATGGCAGTGACTACACAACTAAGGTCGTATGTCCTAACTGTTCTACTCAACAAGAGCACACATTCAATTTAGGTGAGCTTACAGTTGGCAAAAACCTTGTTGATAGAGTTGTTTCTAGTGCAGTTAAGCAGCGAGAAGATGGCACATTTGTAGTAGAATTACCAAGATCAGGATTAAACATTGGTTTCCGCTTATTAACCGGTGCTGATGAAAGAGTACTGCTAGCTGGTCTTGAAATGGATAAAAAAGCTAAAGGCGATTATGAGAAGAATGTGACCAGACAACTTAAGAACATCATTATTGATGTTAATGGTAATACTACTTCCGAGGCCATTAACTATGTTGTTGACAATATGCCTTCAATCGATGCGAGATATCTTAGGCAGGCATTCCAGTCCGTTAGTCCAAATATCGACATGACTCAGGATTTCGAGTGTATTAACTGTTCCTATGAAGCGGACTTGGAGGTGCCGCTCACCGCGGACTTTTTTTGGCCTGACCGATGAATATATGGAAAACATCTATGAGCAATTTTTCTATTTGAAATATGCTGGTGGGTGGTCATTTTCTGAAGCGTATAATTTGCCAATTGGTTTGCGTAGGTGGTTTGTTCAAAGACTCTCTAGACAACTAAAGGAAGAGCAAGAAGCAATTGAGGAGGCATCAAAAGGTGGCTCAAAATCTCAAACTTTAACATCAAATAATGCTCCTCCCGTACCGGCAGAGTATCGTAAAAAATATGGACAGGGTTAAAGCCCTGTCTTTTTTTATTGTAACTAATTAATAAAGCAAGGTAATAATCCTATGTCTGATGATATTAAAACATTTAAAAGCATTGAAAAACTCCTAAAGAGCATCAATAGAGAACAGACTGACTATAGAGACACTTTACGGGACAATGAAGCTTTACTTGATAGTATTCTTAACATTTCACAGAAGACCGCAGAACAAAATCTTGCGACGAGTAGACAAGAATTAGAAGCCTTAAAGCAACGACATCAAGCAATCATGGATAATGAACAACGTACCGCTGACGAATTCATTGAGGCCACAAAGCTTAATGATATGATCAAAGAAAAAACTGAGTCTTTAGCGAAAGATACCGTTGCTGTTAAGGAAAATGCCAAAGCATTAGCGCAACAAAACGCTTCCATTAGAACCACCCTTGGAAGATTCAAACAATTGACAACTGTTTACGAACGTCATGAGGAAGTCAATTCGGATTTGATATTCCGTATGAAGGATTTTTTCTTGACAATGGGTACCGTCCGCGGCGGTATAGCGATGAGCCTTGTGGCCCTAACAGGACTTGTTGATTCATTTATCAGCTTGGCTTTCTCTGCTGATGAATCATCAAAAGCATTAGCAAGACAAACTGGGATCACCGTAGAATTTGGTGATAAGCTCGCAGTCTCCCGAGACGAAGTGACTCGATTTGGTGTTTCATTAGATGATCAGTCTAAATCATTTCAAGCTTTAAGATCTACGTTTACAGACTTTTCGCTTTCTAACGAAGATTTACAGGTAAAATTAACAAACTCAACTGCAGTCTTAAATCAACTCGGCATCGCAAATCAAGATCTTGCAGCCGGTTTTCAAAATACAACAAAGTTTTTTGGTCAAACTGCCGAAGCGGCTCTCTCCACAGCTAGTGATTTAGCAGATTTTTCAACCATCATAGGTGAATCTCCCAGCAAAATAGCCTCTGACTTTGCAAGTGTTGGAACCTCAATAGCAAAATTAGGTTCGGATGGCCCAAGAGCGTTTAAAGACTTAGCAGTAGCAGCTAAGATTACTGGTATTGAAATTGGTCGTTTGGTACAGATTACTGATAAATTTGATACATTTGACGGTGCTGCCGCGCAAGCCGGTAAATTGAATGCTGCATTGGGAGGCAATTTTGTAAATGCTATGGATCTGATGATGGCGACAGATCCCATAGAACGTTTTGAAATGTTGCGTGATTCAATTTTAAATACGGGTATGACATTTGATGACATGTCATATTTTCAACGTAAATTCTTTACAGAAGCTGCAGGACTAAATGATGTTGGCGAACTTGCTAAGTTAATGAGTGGAGATTTTACAGATCTTGCTGGGGCAACTCAAATGTCTTCTGCGGATTTTGCGAAACAAGCAGAAAGAGCAAAAGAAGTGCAAAATGTGCAAGAAAGTTTACAAGCATCATTACGATCTCTTATAACAGTTAGCGCGCCACTTGTTGAATTATTTAGAGAATTTACTGTTGCACTTGAAGATAATAGGGAAGATATTAAGAAAGTTGCAGACATCGCCAAGATGCTAGCCGAGAATTCTCTAATTCCACTTCTTAAAGTTATGGCTGAATTTCCTAAGACAACACTTGCCGCCGGGGTTGCCTTTGGTGCATTTCGCGGCGCAATAATGAAAGGTTCAGCATCTATGCTTGGTATTGAATTAGGTGGCAAAGGCAAAGGTGGATTTAATTTATTTGGTAAAATTCTTGGTGGTTTTAGCAAAAAGGGCGCCACTCAGGCCGCTGTTGGACAAATGAAGATGGCTGGTGGAGCAATGCAGCCTCTCTCAGACGCTGCAACTCAACTAGCAGAAAACGGTGAAGATGCAGCCGGTGCTATTGAAGCGATGGGCGAAGCATCTGGCGATGCCGCATCTAATCTTTCTAAAATGGTTAAGCCAATTCTTGCGATTGGCGCTTCGATCGCTATGGCAGCATTTGGTGTATCATTCTTAGTAAAAGCATTTAGTGAACTTACAGGCGATCAAATTATAGGTGCTGTTGGTGGTATCGCAGCACTTGGGATAGCACTTGCAGTATTTGCTAAAATCGCATTTGCTGCTGCAGCACCGACCGGCGTACTTGCACTTGCAGTTTTGTCTATTGGTGCCGCGGTTGGTATAGCAGCAGTTGGTATGTCCTATTTAGTTGAATCATTTAAAGGGCTAGAAACAACTTTTGATACTATAACTGGTATATCAGTATTCTTGGCTGTATTCACGTCTTCAGCCATTCTATTGGGACTAGCTGGTCCTGCTGCTGCAGGCGGAATTGTAGTCTTAGCTGGGGCTCTAGCTCTCCTATCACTGTCATTTGGTAGTCTTGGCGAGAAAATGACCCCATTTAACACGTTTGTTACTGGCTTAGCAACATTAACAGAGAACGTATCAAACCTTGGGCTTGTAAAAGCAGAGATAGAAGCAATCGCCAATGCAATGGAAAAAATCCCAACAGGTGCTGGGATGTCAATTAATGCTGTTGCTGGTGCTGCGGCCAACTTCTCTGCTGCTCCAGCAAATATCACATACCAACCAAAACAAACAATTCAATTAGAAATCAATGGTAAACAATTTAACACTTATATAAAGAATGTGATTGGTGAAAGCGTTCAAGAATATATGAGACAACAAAAGTAGGAGACTGAAAAATGGCAGAAAGTGATGATGGATTAGGTTTTGATAGTCAAAAATATTTTCCTGTAGTTTTGGACGAAGATATATCAAGTCTTAGAAACCGTAGTACAATTATCGAGGACGACCCCTTCGATATCGTCGATGTCGATGCACGTCGTGGCCGTCGTATTGAGTATTCTTCGGCTACTGATAATATAGCAAATCAACATGAAGCTGTGATATCCCTTTTACATTTACCAAGCGGTCAAGATCTGTATTTCAAAGCATTCATCACTTCGTTTAATGATTCCATTGCCCCATCGTACAATGAAGAAACTGTCTTCGGAAGGACAGATTCAATCTATACGTATAAAAACACAACCAGAAATATTACTCTCAACTGGAAAATACCTGCGTCAACATATAGTGAGGCTTATGAAAATTTAGCTAAGGCACAAAAGCTGGCTCAATTTGTATACCCAACCTATAAAAGAATACCTGCGGCACAGACAATTTCTCAGACTTCTTTAGTCAGATTAAAAGTTATGAATCTTCTTGCCAAGCAAGGTTCAAATCTAGCAGTGTCGTCCGATGACGCCGCGTTGGCCGCCGGCCAAGAGCGTGGTGATCTTCAGAAATTTGCTGGCTACAGATCTAATTCAGACTCTTCACAGGGCGCTATGGGCGTTATTAAAAGCTTGACAATATCGCACAATATCGAAAACCCTGATAATGGTGGTGGTGTTTTGTATTTAGGTAAAAATACTGTTTTACCAAAGCTGATTGAAGTGAATATGTCTTTTGATGTTATTCACGAGAACACTCTTGGGTATCAAAATGGTAAATTTATGGCTGGTGGGTTTCCATATAATACAACTGATGGTTTAGTACCAGAGCAAACACCAGAGACTTTAGCACAATTTGCTGATTTCAATGAAGAACTCCAACGAGAGAGACAAAATGAAGCAGATCGTGCGAATGCATTGGCACGGTACAGTGGGTTAGGTGGTAAGGCGCGCTTTAACAAGGATGAAAATAGAATAAATAGACTTAGAGACAAAGAAAACTTAAGCGAGAGACAACAAGAAAAACTTGATTATTTAGAATCATCAAGGAGAGGTCAGGAATCCATCAATAAACAGGAAAGGGCGGCTGCCTATATTGAATCAGGAGATCCTGAAGACCTTTTGAGAGGTATATAAACCATGTCAAGATACAAAAATTTCAGAGTATTAAATAACTCCAACGAGTATTATCGTAAACTCAGACAGAAAAGAAACAATACTAAAAACATTGTTCAATATGAAACTCCGATACTTAGGCACCCTACCGTTGCAGAGCGCGCTAGTATGGCTACCACACAACACATTTGGGTGCTTGGGGATAGATACTACAAATTGGCTAACAAATTCTACAATGATCCTACATTATGGTGGATAATAGCTTGGTATAATGCCCGTCCAACCGAAGCGGATATTTTACCCGGTGACTTAATATTGATTCCCCTTAGTGTGGAAGATGTCTTAGATAATTTTGGAATTTAAGCTATGAGTAGAATTGATGAATTAATCAAAGAATTAAAAGATAATGGTGCAACGTCTGACCTTTTAACAGCAAAAGTTCTCGAAGAAAATAAAAGCACCTTAGACAATATAGGCTTGATATTCGATGATGGAAAAATAACATCCAACAAGGTCAGCAAAGCAAAAAATGCCCTCGCTGAAGCAGAGAGAATATTGGCTGAAAACAATCTCTTAGGTTCACCTAATGATGATGGTTACACACCCAGCGGCACTACTTTCACTGTAAAATTACCAGATCGTAACGCTTTTCAACCGCCCGGCCTAGCACCTAATTTTGATGCCACTGTATTTTCAGATACGGCAGGAACATTAGTTTCAAGACTAACAGAAGCAGAAAATAAATTAAAAGAAATAGATATAATTTTAAATGGCCCACCCGATTTTATAAGTTTAAACGCACAGAAATCTAAAATTGAACAAGCCATCGCTGCCCTTAATACCCCCGGTGGTGATCCTGATGCCAAAATTGAGCCTCTTAAAAAAGCCCTCGACCAACTCTACTTAGCAATCGGTGCTTTTCTAAATTTAAGAAATCAAATATCCCCGTTAGTCGAAGTGCTAGCCTTAATTCAAGCAGCAATTCAAGCCGAAGCTGCCTCAATTGAAGAAGAAGCAAATCTAGCTGGCATCCAAGCAAAAGGCGAATTTGTTGGCCCACTTCTTGCTAGCAGATTAGAAGATCAACTCGCAGAGCTAAATGAAAGAAGAGCGGCCCTTATAAGGATCCAAAGAGAATTAATTAATACTTTAGGTTTAGATCCTGAACTTCGCACCACTTTCAAAGAACAGTGTTTTCTTCAAAGATATGCATTCGATTTAATGAAAATTAGACAAGATGATGAGGCTAATGGTGTATTTACCAATCTTTTACCTTATGAAGAAGGGCCTGAATCTGGTAGAAATAGACCCCTAGCAATTTCAGGGATACCCTTCGGTTTTATGAACACAATGACAATGCCAAAATCAACCGCAGCCTTGTTTGATTTACCAACAAGCATTTTGTCACAGCTTCAGCCAAAAATAAGTCTTTTCAAAGTATATACAGATCCAGAAAACGATAAAGAATATGAAGTGGAAATTGATTTTCCATCATCAATTGAATTTTTGAACAGTGAAGGCTCAAAAATAACTGCTGAAAATGCTCTAAGAAACCAATCAAGAAGAGGGTACGGAGTAGGAATAAAAAACTTTGGTTTTAGTTATGAGGGTTCTGACCCGTTTAGTGTCAAAAAGAGTATATCTGCTGATTTGTCAATATTTGCATCTTCCTTTGAAGAAATTTTACAAGAAAGACGAACTAAAAACGGTAAAGTTTATTCATATGCTGATTTAGCCCTTAAAACTGGTTCCAGTAAGATGAAAAAATATACTTCTGTTAATCCACAAAGTAAAATAAACACAGACGCTGTGATAGATAATCTTGATAAACTAAAATTTAGACTAAAAGCCATTGTTGGTTATGAAATGCCAACCAATTTAATTATTGGAGGCACCGGTGGCTTGACTCGTAAGGAAATTAGTGATGCAATTTATAACAGTTTTGTAACTCTGAACCTGACACCAACAACTCATGAATTTAAATTTGATGACTCTGGCCGTGTTAATTTTAAAATTAATTATTTAGCTTACGTGGATGATTATTTTGATATTTCATACTTCAATATTTTCTCTGACCCAAGAGTGACTTCGGGTATATTTAAAAGAAAGGTATTGAGAAAGTACTATGAACAGGAGTGCTTGTTTGAAAAAATTAAAGACTTAAAAGATCAAGAGGATAAACTTACACCCGAAAATCAACGTGCTTCTTTGAGACGCATACTTGAAAAATTATTGATAAAGGAGAAAATACAACTAATCAACGTTAATTATAGCGAGTTAGGAAACTTTGTCCTTAATCCACTTGTTGATCTCAACTCAATTGTTAGTATTGCAGCGTCTCCAGTAGAGACACCATCGACTCCTACACCCGATACACCTAAAGCAGCATCGACTAACTCTCCTCCTGAATCAGAAGCCTCCGGCGGCTCTCTTCTTGATTCTATTAAAGATGTTGTCACATCGGCCGCAAGAGCAGTTGCTGACGCCACCCTTGGGGAACGTAATGAAGATCTCGTTGGATTAGAAGGTAGAGGCCGCGGCCCTGTTTCATCCAGTGGCCCAGCAGTTTCACCAAGTGCTGGAATAAATTCTAATGTTGACGAACAAATTGCATACTTTTATTTGTATGATTTAGTTGAAGTTGTTATGGACAACATAGAAGAATCACTATCTGAGTCTGGTTACGCAAAAGTATTGGATCAAATAGATAATGTTCCTTTGGAATTTCTCAACGCTGAAAGAAAAATACTGAAATCTATGAGAGAAAATTTTAAAAGATATCGCGTTGTGTTAGGGCCTGTAGAACTTCGTGATCCTGCATTTCCGGGTGCTTATAATAATGGCTCATTGGCTGATATTCCAATATCGGTATCTTACTTTGTTGAATGGATGACTGAAAAAGTAGTAGCCCGTGATAGACTAGAATATAATATCAATTCTTTTGTTTCTGATATTGTAAAGAATTATGTTAGAAGTTTTTTGAACTCTGAAGATTGTTTTAATGGAGAAGTAAAACAAAGAATATCAACATTTTCGACAGCCGTTACATCTTATCGCCCTCCGGGTGCAGAAAATGACGAAATAAGCGAGAAAATTCTTGATCAAATAAAGAAGACCGGGGAACTAGATGCAAGATTAAAATTGTTTTATCAAGGGACAGTAACCGTCTTTTCTGACTCTCTTTTAAATACAATGGGAGTTCGTAACGACAGTCGCTCTAAACGTGACATAAGTAGGGAGACTAATTATCAAATATATTATGCTGGTCGTTCCCAGCCTCATGATGCAAAAGTTGGTGATTACGCTATGGATAAAGAAAACGGTATATTCCACTATGTTTTAGGAAAAGATTCTGGTATTATAAAAAATATTGATTTGACTAGAACAGATGCTCAAGGTTTAAAGGAGTTAAGGTTTGAACAAGAGGGTTTTGATGGATTGCAACAATTAAGAGAAGTGTATAATGCATCTGTCACTACATTTGCATTTCCATCTGCATATCCGGGCACTTATATTTTTATAGACCCTAGAGGTTTTGCGCCCGATACAAACCAAGCTACAGCCACATTCAATAAATATGATCTTTCTAAGTATGGAATCGGTGGCTACTTTATGATTACTCGCGCTGAAACAGATTTCAGCGAAGGTTTAGCAGAAACAAAACTATCTGCTGTCTGGGTTCATCAGATTGATGGTGATGACACAGATTCTAATATGCGCGGTAAAATAGAAAATAATAGCTCTAGAAGTAAAAAGTGTAAGTCTAAAAGATCAATAAACAAAGGCTCATCTAAGGCCGCGCCTACTGGTGAAACAGCAGCATCGCCCAAAGATGAAGTTGGTGTACCGTAACAGTGAGGAATTATTAATATGTCATTCTTTTTTAAAAGCAGCAATGAAGAAGGCGCTAAAGATTTATATCAAAAAAGTCAAATTTACAATTTAGAAATTAGCGAAGACGAGTACAATAACCTGATTGATTTCGAGGTCGCAGAAAAATACCTGTACGGCCGTGTTAATTACTCATATGTTCCAATAGTCTATAATTCAAACGCCGTACCACTGGCTGGACTAAATAATACTAATACTAATAACAACAATTTTGTTGCTGCACCTTATGTTGTCAAAGCGTTCAATGATTTAAATAATAAATTTTTAACCAAGACATTATCGGGAGAACTCAATACAAATGATCAATTTCTTGGTGTGCTGGAAGTTAAAAAAGCATATATCGATCCACGTGTGGTATACGATGCACATTTGACAAATATATTAAGCTTTTTGACCAATGCTATGTCCGAGAGAAGTCGAAAATTTTCCAACATTCAAGAATTCATCCCCTTTTTCAATGATTCACTGCAGGCGATTTCTAAAGAAATACCAATTACCCTATCAGGATTTATAAAAAGTCGATTTTGCCCAGTTCATGTCAGTGGATTAGTAATTGAAATTGCAGATATTGATTATGCTAACGACGAAGAAAAAATTAGAAGTTTTAAGCAAAGCCCCAACTGGAAATTTTACCTAAATACTTGTAGATCATATGGTTTCCTTGTTGATTCTTCTAATCCATTTAGACTAATTGCAAACATTGGATCTGATGAAATGATTGAATATGCAAAAAATGAACAAACGTGTGGCTTTAACAATACGGTCTCACTCTTATCAAACAATTATACCCCAGCATATCTCAACTATCTTGAGTTTTATAAAAGATTTATTTATGATGCCTACAACCTGATGAAATTAGAGAGGTATCTAGAGAGAGAAATGTGCGCTGATGGCACAACCATCACAAAAGAAATTGAAACCCTAAATTATAGTTTTAACGACTTTAAAAAAATCGTAAGCGACACTTATTGTTTAGAGAGCTATATTCAACTTAGGATCAATGAAGAGAACGCAGGCTTAGAGGATTATGAAATACTTAAATTAACAAAAGATACAATATCGCTCTCTGAGGTGAGAGGTGTGAATTTTGCCCTTAATCGTTTTGAAAAGATAGTGGGCCAAACATATAATTACAGTGGTTCCTTGACAGACTTATTTAATCGTGTTAAAATTAAAAACGAAGGTCTAGAGGAAACTTCAAGCGAAACTTTTGCTAGCGAAACTTCTACAACTAGTACTAATACATCGGGTTATTAATGTATTTTCAAACACTTGACGACAAGTCTGAATGTGTCGGCATATACAAAGATGGAAAACTACACTTTGATAATTTTCCTACAGACTTAAAAAGAACTTGGAGATACTCAGGTTCTATCAAAGATGATGACATTGAGTATGCGTGGCTTTATTGTCAAGGGAGAACACTAAGAGATGTATGTCCACCAGAATTTGAGAAAGAACTAAACTCAAGTATGAAAAAGATGGAGGCATTCTTTAAATCATTTCAGATAGCAAAGTTAGACATGACACAACATTGTATATTTGACTTAATACCTGAAGATTCATTGGCAAGTTTTTGTGAAATAAAAAACAAGATAACTGAATATGTTTTCGCAATGAATGATAAGCCTGAAAACTACGATTTTTTGAATGATGCTCACAAATTGATTTACAATATTGGGGAACAAGAACTTAATATTGACACTTTAGACTGCAAGAGCTTGTTTACTACAACCAACAACAGGCTTGGTTTGCAAAAGATTTTAAAAGGATCCAAATATATTGATTATAACTTGTTTGGCACTGCCACAGGCCGCCTTACCACTTACCCTAGGTCTTTCCCCATACTAACGATGAAAAAGGATTTTAGGCGTATTATAAAGCCACATAACGACTGGTTCCTATCCTTGGATTATAATGGTGCAGAAGTTAGAACTGTTCTATCGCTTCTTGGACAACCACAGCCGTCCGAAGATATTCACGCTTGGAATATGGCTAATATTTTTAGCTCGTCTGAGGTATCAATTAGTAGAGACGATGCAAAGGTGATGTTTTTTGGCTGGCTGTACAACCCAGAATCTGAGGTAATTCAGTCTGAGCTATATGATAGAAACTCTATAATTGATCAATACTATGCTAACGGCAGTGTTAAAACGATATTTGGTAGAGAAATAGAGATTGACAGAAGAAGGGCGCTAAGTTATATTGTTCAAAGCACAACGTCTGATTTGGTGCTGGAGCGTGCTGTGGCAATATCAAAAATGCTAGACGACAAAAAGAGTTTTGTATCACACATTATTCACGATGAGATTGTGATTGATTTAGCGGATGAGGACAAAAATATTGTCCCTGATATTAAGGCTGTATTTGCGAGTAATAAGCTTGACACATTTAAAGTTAACTTAAGCGCCGGAAAGAACTTTTATGATCTTGAGGAGCTTAAGTTATGATTTCAATTGTTGGAATTGGCAATGCCGCATCAGCCATTGCTACGAAATTTCAAAGCATCCCCCAGTATGATGTTTATTTGTTAAACGACAAGATTAAAAAAAATACCAAGCAAAAATATAAATTAAAATCATATGAAAAACCAGAAGATTATGAGAAGAACATACCAGATTTAACTAAATTTTTTAGTAATTGTCACGATCGTGTGCAAGTCTTTGTTACCGGTGCGTCTTTAAGTTCTATTTACAGTCTTGGGATTCTTGAGCAGATTAAAGAAAAAGATATTGATGTCTTTTATATTAAACCTGATACCGAATTGTTAACCGGTATACCGCGTTTAGTTGAGAATATGGTATTCGGTGTTCTACAAGAATACGCCCGCTCAGGTATGTTACGTAGTTTTACAATTTTCTCTAACGAGAGCATTGAAAAAATTCACTCCTCTATCAACTTAAAAACATACTATGATACGCTAAATGATACGATCTATTCTTCTGTTCATTATTTAAATTATTTTGAGCACACTGAGCCGCATATTGGGAACATGTCGAAGCCAAGCGAGATCAGTCGAATCCGCACAGTAGGAATGCTCGATATGAAAAAACTTTCTGAAATGTGGCTTTACGACCTTGACATGGAGCGAGAATTGTGCTATTATATGTGTATAAATTCTGACCGACTTGAGGGGGAAGTGGGTCTACATAAAAAGCTTGTGGATATCTTGAAAAGTAAGCCAAGGAATGCTTTTCGCAAGATTTCATATTCAATTTATGAAACAGAATTACCAGACTTTGGGTTTGTCGTGGCCCATACAAATGCGACACAATCAAACAAAAATACTCTTGACAAGCTAGAGCAAGAGTGATACATTAGATTCTGTGGAACGCACAGAATACTTTAACAAACAATAGGAGAAAAACTAATGTCAATCAATATGGAACTAATGCGAAAGAAACTTGCCACATTGCGTGGTGAAGGGCAACGAGACGGCGATTCGCTGTTTTTTAAACCAGATGAGGGAGATACTGATATTCGTATCGTGCCAACAAGTGATGGTGATCCTCTAAAGGAGATGTTCTTTCATTATAATGTAGGCGAGCACAAGGGTGGTATTTTGTGTCCGAAGCGTAACTTTGGAGAACGCTGCCCTGTGTGTGATTTTGCCTCTGCAGTATGGAGGGATGGCACAGAAAATAATGATGAGGAAGCTAAGAAGCTTGCAAAGTCACTATTTGTTCGCGGCCGCTACTTCTCGCCAGTTGTTGTTCGAGGACGCGAGAGTGAAGGTATCAAGGTTTATGGTTATGGTAAGAAGGCTTACGAACTTCTCCTTGGCTACATTCTTGATCCAGAATACGGAGATATCACCGATATTGGAGAAGGCACAGACATTACACTCACCTATACCAAGCCAACAGCCCCCGGAGCTTATCCGCAGACTAGCATGAAAATGCGGCGTAACACATCTTCACTTTTAGAAGATACAGAAGCGATCCCTGCCCTCCTCGATCGTATGCCGGATTTTTCTTCGCTCTTCGAGCGCAAAACCCCCGAAGAAATCGACGCGATTCTCGATGAACAATTAGTAAACCCATCATCTGCAGAATCTCTGTCCAGTGAGACTACAGCGTATGGAAAAGGTAGCTCCACTAGTGATGTCGATCGAGCGTTTGATGAACTTATGAGCAATAAGTAAATAGTCTAGTGTGTGGGAAACCGCTGGCAGACCGGTCAAAGTCTGCTGCTTTATTTCAAAAGGAGTTAGAATGGCAAAAGCCACAAAAGCAGGTCGTGTAGATATGCAAGATTTGATGAAGATTGTTAATAAAAAAGCAGGACAGAATGTAGCACACAATCTGACGGGTGATAACCCAACTGCTGTAAAAGAGTGGATTCCAACTGGTTCACGATGGCTTGATTCTATCATTGCCAAAGGGCAAGTAGCTGGTATTCCAGTTGGCAAGATTACCGAGATTGCAGGATTGGAAGCAACTGGTAAGTCTTATATGGCAACGCAGATTGCTGCAAATGCCCAGAAAGCGGGCAAGATGGTCGTTTATTTTGATTCTGAGTCTGCTATCGATCCAATGTTTTTGGAGCGAGCAGGCTGCGATTTAGATCGCCTTATGTATGTGCAAGCTTCCTCCGTAGAGTTTGTGCTTGAGACTATCGAAGAACTATTGGGTGCAACCGACGAACAACTAGTGTTCATTTGGGATTCGTTGGCATTCACACCATCAATTTCAGATGTTGAGGGCGATTTCAATCCTCAATCATCAATGGCTGTCAAAGCCCGCATTCTCGCGAAGGGAATGTCAAAGCTTGTTATTCCGATTGCGGATAAACGAGCAACATTCATTGTCCTCAATCAGTTGAAGACAAATATTCCACAGGGTCCGATGGCCCGACAAATAGCAATGACAACACCTTATATCACCCCCGGTGGTAAGGCGATGCACTATGCTTATTCACTTCGTATTTGGTTGACTGGCCGAAAAGCTAAGTCAGCATTTATTGAAGATGAACGAGGGTTCCGTATCGGCTCCGAAGTTAAGGTGAAGCTTGAGAAGTCTCGTTTCGGCACTCAAGGTCGCTCTTGTGCTTTCCGTATCATGTGGGGCACTGACGATGTTGGGATCCGAGATGAGGAGTCTTGGTTTGATGCAATCAAAGGTTCGGAACACCTAACTTCCGCAGGTGCGTGGTATACATTCGCCACTCCTGACGGATATACAAAAAAGTTTCAACCATCCAAGTGGACCAGTATCATTACTTCCGATCAGGAGTTTAGGAATCGTGTCCTCAAAGTAATGGATGAAGAGATCGTGCAGAAGTTCGATCAGCGGCAAGGGAACGCAAAAGAGTTTTACGAAGATCCAGAAGATATATCAGTTCCTGTAAAAGAGTAAAGAAAATACTTGACTCTGGCCCTCCGATTGGTTATAATAAATCAGTCGGAGGGTTTTTTTATGAAGAAGACACACCACCATATTTGTGGTGCTTGTGAAAAAGTGCCACTTGATTGGACACCGGATGAATTTCCTCAGCCCGGCGAAATAGCTGAGAGGATATTGTCAAAAAATCCTGAGTGGGCTAAATTGCACCATATGATTTCAATGGCTATTTCAATGCGAGATAAATTATGGAGAGAATATTATGACAACAGATAAGAAAAGAGTCATCATTATTGATGCCCTCAATATGTTTCTGAGGGCTTACATTGTGGACCCGTCGCTATCAACCAATGGTGATCCTATCGGCGGTATTAAGGGCTCGTTTAAGATTCTTCAGAAACTTGTGAGAATGACAAAGCCAGACTCAGTTGTGATTGTCTGGGACGGTCCAAATGGATCTAGAAAACGTCGCAGTATGGACAAAAATTATAAGGCCGGCCGTAAGCCACTCCGCCTTAACCGTTCTGTTAATAATCTAACTGACGATCAGATAACAGAAAATAAGATTTGGCAACAGAGTAGGACAATTGACTACATTAACCAGATGCCTATTGTTCAGATCATGATTCCAGAGGTAGAGGCCGACGATGTTATTGCGTATGTGACTAAAATGAGTCATTACGATGGATGGCAAAAAGTTATTATTTCCAATGACAAAGATTTCCTTCAGCTTTGCGATGAGGATACAATTCTTTATCGACCCACTGTTGATGAAGTAATGAATACCAAGCGTGTTATTGAAACCTTTGGCGTACACCCCACTAATATGGCCTTGGCACGCTCAATTGTTGGTGATGCATCCGATAATCTACCGGGTATCAAAGGTGCTGGCATTACATCAGTAAAGAAAAGATTGTCATTCTTAGCATCTGAAAAAGATTATACGATTGATGATGTAATATTATTCTGTGAAAATGCAGATAGTAAACTAAAATTCTTCACAAATATTATTGACGGCCGTCAAGTGATCGAACATAATTACAAAATGATGCAACTGTATTCTCCACAACTCTCGATTCAGTCTAAGACGTTTATTGACAATGCAATTGAGAACTTTGAATGTAATTTCAACCAGTTAGAAATCTATCGGAAAATGATGGAAGATGGTTTCGGTGAACTTAACTGGGAAGACTTAAAAACTAATATGAATCGAATCAAAATTGATTGTTTCTAAGTTTGACTTTACACCGAATTGAGTTATACTTATTAATCGACGGGAGCAACTTTGCAGAGTAAGCCTAATTTCGCAGACTATGGTAAATCGTTTCAAGAAAACCTAGTTCAACTGATTTACCAAGATCGACCGTTTGCGGACCAGATTACGGAAGTCTTAGATCTTAACTTTCTAGATCTTGAATACCTGCGCGTGTTTTCAAGCAAAATCATCAACTACAGACAGCGTTATGGCTCGCATCCCTCATCAAATGCAATCGCCACCATTTTAAACACTGAGCTTGAAGATGAAGAAGAAATAGTAGTTCATCAAGTCAAAGAATACTTTACGAGAATACTATCGAAAGATATTGATAATGACGCGGACTACGTTAAAGAAACATCGCTTGATTTTTGTAGGAAACAAAACTTAAAAGAAGCAATGATGAAATCTGTAGGTCTACTGCAGACTTGCTCTTTTGATGAAATATCTAAAATCATTAATGACTCATTAATATTAGGTTCTGAAAACAATTTTGGTCATGACTATCTGGCTGATTTTGAAGAACGATTTAAGCCTCGTTATCGAAAGCCAATAACAACCGGTTGGGACGATATTGATAAAATTTGTGGTGGTGGCTTGGGAATGCAAGAGTTGGGTGTCGTTGTCGCACCCACCGGTGCTGGAAAATCTATGGTTCTTGTTCACTTGGGAGCACAAGCAGTGCTTGAAGGCAAGACCGTCGTTCATTACACCTTGGAACTGCAAGACACAGTTGTTGCCTCAAGATACGATAGTTGCATTACTGGTTATCCTCTTTCAAACCTTATGTCTTTTAAAGAAGAGATTTATGAATCTGTTAAAGACATTGAAGGTCGTCTAATCGTAAAAGAGTATCCTACAAAGTCAGCATCTACCAATTCAATACGTTCTCACTTGACTAAGCTTAAGAAGCGTGGAACTGTGCCGGGTATGATTATTGTGGATTATGCAGATCTGCTGAAGCCAGTTGTTGTGAGAAAAGAAAAACGAGCAGAGCTAGAATCAATCTACGAAGAACTCAGAGCTTTGTCGTCTGAGTTTGAGTGTCCAATATGGACTGCCTCACAAACGAATCGTTCCGGTCTTAATGCTGAGGTGATCACAATGGAACAAATTTCCGAAGCATTTAATAAATGCTTTGTGGCGGACTTTATTATGTCCGTGTCCCGCACTGTTGAGGACAAACAAAATAATACTGGTAAGATTTTTATTGCAAAAAATCGTAATGGACCAGACGGAATGATATATAATATATTCATGGATACTTCTTGTGTTAAAATTAAGGTTCTACCAAAAAGTAACACGGTTATACCGACAAATCCATCAAGCCCGGTGCCGGCAGTAGCGACTAGTCCGGTCGCTTTGACACCAAAAGAACAGAGAGAAGTCTTACAAGACAAATATGCTAAATTCAGAAATATAAAAAGGAAAAACAAATAATGAGAACTTTAGACACAATTAGAAAATTTAGATTATCCGACTCCTTTGTGGAGCCATACAAAACAGCAGAAGTGCCTTGGGGCCCGCTTGGTTACGTCACGTTCAAAAGAACATATGCTAGACGTTTAAGCGAGTTTGAAGCCGGCGCCACTGGAACTGAGGAGTGGTGGCAAACTTGTCGCCGTGTAATTGAGGGTATGTTCCATATTCAAAAACAGCACGTTGTTAGTCTTGGTCTTGAGTGGAATGATAACAAAGCACAAAAGACTGCTAAGGATGCTTTTGACCGATTGTTCAATCTTAAGTGGACACCTCCCGGCCGTGGTTTATGGATGATGGGTACTAAGTTTGTTGAAGAGAGGACGGGTGCTGCTTTATTTAATTGTGCTTTTCGTTCAACTCAAGATATAGATCGAAAAGGTGGATATATATTTTCTTGGATTATGGATGCATTGATGGTCGGTGTCGGTGTTGGCTTCGATACCAAAGGTGCGGGCACTATCACCATCAAAGAACCAACATATACAAATGATACTCTTGTAATTGATGATTCTCGTGAAGGGTGGGTAAATTCTGTTCATGTCTTGCTTGATGGTTTCTTTCACGGCTCCAATGTACCTAGATTTGATTACTCTGCAATCAGGCCAGAGGGTGCTCCAATTTTAGGATTTGGTGGTACTTCGTCAGGTGCACAACCGCTTATTGAATTACACGATAATCTGAAAGCTCTTTATTCTGAGAAAATTGGAGAACCGATCACCTCTGTTGATATTGTAGACACTGAAAACTTGATTGGTCGATGCGTGGTGGCTGGCAATGTCCGACGCTCTGCAGCTTTAGCTATTGGCGAACACGATGATATCCGTTATCTTGAAATGAAGAATGATCAAGAAAAGCTTTATCATCATCGTTGGGGCTCTAATAACTCTTTTAACGCTGAAGTTGGGATGACTTATGACTGGCATGCTGAACAATCACAAAAGAACGGTGAGCCGGGATATATTTGGCTTGAAAACGCCCGGGCATTTGGCCGTATGAAGGATGGTGTCAATTATGACGATGCAGAGGTTATGGGCTTTAATCCTTGTGTGGAGCAAAGTCTACATAATGCTGAAATGTGTTGTCTGGTTGAGACTTTTCCGGCGAAACACGAAGACTATGATGACTATGTTAAGACATTGAAGTGTGCCTATCTATATGGAAAGACCGTCACGCTTGTAAATACACACTGGCCAGAGACAAATGCCAAGATGTTAAAGAATCGCCGCATTGGACTTTCACAGTCAGGTATTGTGCAGGCATTTAACAAGCATGGTCGTCGCACTATGATGGACTGGTGTGATGATGCTTACGACTATGTTCGAGAGCTAGATACTGAATATTCCAATTGGTTGTGTGTACCTAGATCAATCAAGATGACCTCAATTAAGCCTTCCGGTACTGTATCACTATTAAACGGCTCTACACCGGGAATACACTTCCCAGAGAGTGAGTTCTACATTCGTCGTATTAGGTTTTCAAACTCATCTCCTATTGTGCCGCAGTTACAAAAAGCAGGCTATAAGACAGAAAAAGATAAATACTCACCGAATACAACCGTTGTTGAGTTTCCGATCCATGAAGAATTCTTTACAAAAGGAAAGAAAGATGTTAGTATGTGGGAGCAGTTAGAGATTGCAGCACAGTACCAGAACTATTGGGCTGACAATGCAGTATCGGTTACTGTGACGTTTAGAGAGGATGAAGCACTGCAATTGAAAAACGCATTAGAAATGTATGAAACTAGACTTAAAGCGGTATCATTTCTTAAATACCAAGATACTGGATACGAGCAGGCACCATACGAACCTATCACCGAAGAACAATACAGGGAAATGTCCGCAAATATTACACCAATCCACAGAATTGAAACTGACGTTGCAGGTGTTGGCACAAAGTATTGTGATGGGGAATCTTGCGAAATCTGAAGAGGTATTGATGAATTTTAATCATTTGATGAAAAAGGCAGAACTTAGGGATAAATGTGGTGATTTAGATACATGTTGCTACTATGTTCCACGTGGCCCTGTAAGGACTATGCTGGGTGAAAACGTACATCTCACAATGGTCTGTAAGCGCTGTGCAAAGCGAAAAGATGTATTTTTGACAAAAGAAGAATACTTTACACAACAAAACTTAATTCATAAGGAGACAGGATATGTTTAATCCAGTTAACAGGTATATACTTATTAAAATGCCGCCCAAGCAAACAGAGACAAATTCGGTTGTATTACTACCAGAGGATTACAAGCCTGAAGAACAAAGATATTCTGAAGTTACTGTAGTTAAAGCTGCTAGTGATGTTAGATTTGATTTGCATCAAAACAATAAAATCATCATTGATCGCTCGATGGTAGAGCAAATTACTATTGGCAGTACTAATTATGATGTAATTTTAGACAACTATGTTATAGGAATTACTGAATAAAATAAAGTAATATGTAATGGATAAGAATTTCTACAATGAGGCTTCCGCCAAGAAGCTTGGGTGGGAACCTTCTTGGTTTGGAGAGAAATATTTTGATGACAAATTAGTCAGAGAAATTAAAAAATGGCAGAGAGCAAGAAACCTAACAGCGGATGGCCTATGCGGACCTGCGACATTTAGAAGACTGTGGACTGAGAGACAGTCCGAAATTACTAATTACAAGCCTGAAAGCAAACACTTCTCCAATTATATTGTTTACAACGGTGATTTTGTACCAATTGATTGGGACAAGTTTGTCTTGTGGTCCGAGAAGGGTGGGATAGAGACACCGGCTGGTAATTACTACGATTATTCCGGCCGACCAAAAAGACAAATCAGATATTTTGTTAATCATTGGGATGTCTGCTTAAACTCTAAATCTTGTCAAAATGTGCTCAATCGACGAGGAGCATCAGTTCATTTTCTTATCGATAACGATGGAACTATCTATCAAACTATGGATCTTCAACACGCAGCTTGGCATGCTGGTTCAAATAGAACTAACAGACCTTCTGTCGGTGTTGAAATATCAAACGCTTATTATTTAAAATATCAAAACTGGTATACTAAACACGGCTTTGGTGAACGCCCTGTCATTGACGATGCTTGGGTGCACGGTGAAAAGCTTGAACCATTTACTGGGTTTTACCCTGTTCAGCTTGAAGCGTTAAAGAAACTTTGGGAAGCGATTCATCACGCAACAAATATCCCGTATCAAACACCCTTAAACCAGTTTGGTAGTACATCAACTAAATACGAGCAGCAGGTCGCTTATGGCAAGTTCTCTGGCTTTGTAAGTCATTATCACGTTAGTAAAAGAAAGATAGATTGTGCCGGTTTAGATATAAAAAGTCTATTAGATGAAATATCTTGCACCAGTGAGGTGTTAGATGAATGATGTTTGTCAATTTATTATTTCTGATGATGGGACTACAGTCAGCAAACTACGCTGAGATAGTGAGGACTCGCACGCACGAATGGCAGATGGCACCCGGTATAACAGTATGCAACAATTCTGGTGTGCATAGTTATCGTGTTTCTCAGTCTGTAAAATACTGGGAAAGACTTGGCTATAAATTTGATTACATTAGATACGATGACAGTATTAGTTGCGGTGAGCCCAGATATGGTGAGATTATTATAACGTTGCCAAATCAAGAATTTGACTTTGGAAATCATTTGGCTTCCACAAGGATTACAATCTCAAACAAAACAAAAGAAATTGTTAAGGCAAAAATATTTGTATTTCCTAAAACTGCTAATAAAGAAAGAGTCATTGAGCACGAATTAGGACACGCTCTTGGTTGGCCACATATCAATCAGCCCTTTCATATAATGAACTCTAATTGGCACACCGGCGGCCATAATTCAAGTGGTTTGAAACTTTTCTATAAAAATTATGTGGATTAAAGTTATAATATTTTAATGAAGTTTGAATACGATAATATCGTGATTGGCAGCGATTTAAAATCTTTATTATTTGCATTTATCAATCAATACCCAATTTTCTTCACAGAGCAAAACAAGCCACATCAATTTGATTTCTTTGTTGACTATCACAATGACGGTTCCAACAGTTTTAAATCCTTTAACAATATTTATAAGTTTGGAATACAAAAGATTGATATGTGGGAAAGGTTATATTTTCTATTGTCTATGCAAGGACTATTGCCACTCGCAGATATTTGTGATACAATAAGATATGATGGCGAAAGATTAGTTTGTTCAACAGAGTATTCAAAATTATGCGAGATAAAATTTAAAAATTGTTTTTATGGTGGGGATAATAAAACATACAAATTAATTAATTTAAAGGAGCCCAAAAATGTTAGATATAAGGTCTACGATAAAATTGCTTTTACATCAGGTGGCAAACACGATATCGACTACTTCCAGACAGACGATGATTTTGTTAGCAAAGTATGGTTTTTCTCAAGTGACAGAATTTGCGGGAATACTGGTGTTAAAGATGCTTATGTTTTATCAACACTCACTTATGAGCAGTTGAATGATCCGTCATTTACTAACACAATGGCAAGATTTAAGCTATTATCGATTATGAAAGAGAACGGGATGCGGGGCAAACAAAACGGCTTTACTAAGAATGGAACACCGCGACACTATGATTTCAAGGCTCACAATATTGAACGCAAAAAATTAAAGATAGAGCAGCCACATTGGATTGAGAATGATCGAATAAAAAAAATTAATTCCGATGTGTCTAAATTATTAAATCAAATCAATCATGATGTTTTGATGAACTATGAGTATCTAAATGGAAACAAGCTTTAGGCTACATATGGCTGGGATTATCCCCATAGCTAATATTAAAACAGATCACGATAACCCACTGCCAGAGGTTATGTTACCGGTTGACAATGGCTTCACCGCCATACAGAAGTCGGTGTATGAATGTGCACTGGCTGGTTGTAGCACAATATGGATTGTTGCTAATGATGATATGGCGCCAATTATACGTCACACAGTTGGTGATTGGATATATGACCCGGTTTATTACAATAGAATGTCAAAATTCTCAAGCCAAGAAAGAAAAGAGATACCTATTTACTACGTTCCTATTCACCCGAAGGACAGAGACAGAAGAGACTCTTATGGATGGTCGGTCCTTTGTGGCCAGTTAACAGCTTGGCATACAGCTAACAAAATATCGTCTTGGTTAACGCCAGATAAGTATTATGTATCATTTCCGTTAGGTTTTTTCGATTTTTCGGTCGTTAGGGAAAATAGAAAACTAATTCGAGACAAGAAAAACAACTTTTTCTTTACATTTAATAACAAAAACATTAAAAATGATTTGCCACTTTCATTTACAATGTTTGGAGAGGATTTTAAAAAATGCAGAAAGCACATCAACAGAGAAACCACAAGGGAGTTTTTACCCCCTTCACCCGACCAGCCTTTTCCTTCGGAAAAACTCCCCTTGAAGGAGAGGTGGACGGCTCGCCACTTCCCTTTGAGCGTTGTTTTCCATTCGGTGATGACGAACAGCAAGACGACGAAGATTGAAACTCCGTGGTTTTATGATGCACACCAGTGGACACAGTATAAAGAATATATGTCCTCCGATAATCTTATTAAAAAGCCTTATTCAGAACTGATTAGACCACATACGCACGAAAAGTTTCCTTTTGAAGAAATTTAGACTTGCAATGTACGGTCATATTGATTATACTATTTAAATACATTTATTTCAGGAGGGATGTATGGCAGAGCGGGTTTACTCTAAAATTAAATTTGTAGGACTGCACGCGCACAGTGTGGCTGGTTCTATCTTTGATGCTATTGGATATCCACAGGATCATATGGATTTTGCATATGAGAACGGATGTGAAGCACTAGCACTAACAGATCACGGTAATATGAACGGGCTAGCTTATCAGGTGTTGCATGCCAAGAAAATGCAAGAGGCCGGTAAAGAGTTCAAGCCGATTTTTGGTTGTGAAGCATATTTCACTCCCTCCATTACAGAGTGGCGCGATGCCTATGAGCAAGCTATGGCAGACAAGAAGCGCGCCCGTTCAATCAAGAAAGACGCTCAATCTGGCGCTACCGTTGAGGACGAGGGCAATAGTAAACAAGTTCAAGATATTTTACGTCGCCGGCGTCACCTTGTCCTGCTAGCGCAGAATCAAACTGGGCTGAACAATCTATTTAAGTTGGTATCCGAATCATATCAACCGGAGAATTTTTACCGCTACCCACGTATTGACTATGCGCTATTGGAAAAGTACAATGAGGGCATCATCGCTTCTTCTGCTTGTCTTGGCGGGGTGTATGCAGGTAACTACTGGGAAAATCGAGAGGAAGGCGATGAAGCCGTGCTTGAAGCTATGCGTGAAACAACAGCACGTATGGTGGACATTTTCGGTGATCGCTGGTATGCCGAGATCCAGTGGAATAATATTAAAGAGCAACATGAATTGAACAAATATGTAATTCAAGTTGCCAAAGAGTTTGGCGTTGGACTGGTTTCTACAGCCGATAGCCATTACCCCAACCCTGACGCTTGGAAGGACCGTGAGCTTTACAAGCGTCTTGGTTGGCTTGGCAAAGGCACTCCATCTTGGGCTGAAGGCGAATCAGAGTTGCCAGATGGCGTCGAAGAGATTGGTTACGAGCTATACCCTAAGAATGGGGATCAGATGTGGGAGAGTTACAAGCAATACTCTAAGGAACAAGGTTTTGATTATGATGATGACTTGGTTTTGCAAAGTATTGAAGAAACGCACCGTATCGCCTTTGAGCGCATTGAAAAGTTTTTGCCGGATAATACCGTTCGTTTGCCTGAATTCGTCGTTCCAGCAGGGTTTACGGCCACGCAAGCACTTGTAAACTATGCGCTTGAGGGACTAAAAGACAAAGGACTTCATACAAACAAAGAATATACCGATCGTCTGCGTCAAGAACTCAACGTTATTGATGACCGAGGATTCTCAAAGTATTTCTTAACAATGAAGTCCATTGTTGATGTGGCAACTGATATGATGCTCACAGGCCCCGGTCGAGGATCTGCTGCAGGTTCGTTAGTTGCATACGCTCTTAATATCACAACAGTTGACCCGATTAAACACGGACTGCTGTTCTCTCGGTTTTTGCGATCAGACGCAACAGACTATCCAGATATCGATTATGATGTGTCTGATAGTATGACCTTGAAGGAGAAGCTGGTCGAAATGTGGGGTGAGGACTGTGTTGCTCCCATTTCTAATTGGAATACTCTGCAACTCAAGTCACTGATCAAAGATATTTCAAAATTGTACAACATCGAATTTACAGAAGTTAATACTGTAACCTCTATTATGATTCGAGAGGCTACACCCGCCGCTAAGCAGAAACACGGCATTCGAGCCGGTGTTTATAGTCCCACGTGGGAAGAGGTGATTGAATTCTCGCCAACATTGCGTGCATACCTTGATAAGTATCCAGCGGTTAAAACACACGTTGAAGGTCTGGTTGGTCAGGTTCGTTCTTGTTCTCGACATGCTGGCGGTGTGGTCATCGCAGAGGACCTTGATAAGAGTATGCCCTTAATTAATTCAGGCGGCGTCCGTCAGGCTCCGTGGGCTGAAGGTCAGAACGTCAGGCACCTCGAACCGATGGGATTTATTAAGTTCGACTTACTCGGTCTCTCTACGCTCAAGATGATGGAAGGTGCTATTTATCACATCCTCAAGCGTCATCACGGAGTTGAGGAGCCAACCTTCGCTCAAGTGCGCGAATATTACGAAAAGAACTTACACCCTGATGTAATCGATTTGAATGATCAGAATGTGTATAAAAATATCTTTCATAAGGGTAAATGGGCAGGTATCTTCCAGTTCACAGAGCACGGAGCACAACAGTTCTGTACTCGAGTGAAGCCAACCAACATCATTGATGTGTCAGCTATCACATCTATTTATCGTCCGGGTCCACTAGCTGCTAATGTACACGACGAATATGTTGAGGCAAAGGAAAGCCCACACTATATCCAGTATCTAAATGAAGACGCTCGCGAAATCACTGAGGAAACTTTTGGCTTTCTAATCTTTCAAGAACAGATTGCACTGCTTGCTCACAAGCTTGGCGGCTTAACACTTGATGAAGGTAATATGCTTCGTAAAGTGTTGACAAAGAAGGGTACGGGTAAAGGCTCAGTGAAGAATAAACTTCATAGTAAGTTTATTGATGGATGCGTATCCAAGAAGATCCCACGAGATGAAGCGCAAGCTCTTTGGGATAAGTTTGAATATTTCTCTGGATACGGTTTCAATAAGTCTCACGCCGTAAGTTATTCAATTATCTCCTACCAGTGTGCTTGGCTATTCAACTACTACCCTGCTGAATGGATGGCAGCTTTCTTGGACAAAGAGCCAGAATCTCGTAAGGAAAAAGCAATCAACATTGCCAAGAAATATGGATTCGAGATTGCCGCCTTAGATATTAATAAATCTGGTACTGTCTGGGAGATTAGTGACGATGGTAAAACACTTATTCAACCATTGACATCGATTAAGGGCCTAGGTATGGCAGCCATCGAGCAAGTGTTGGAAAATAGACCATTCATGAATGCCGAAGATCTTCTATTCCGCGAAGATATTTCGTATAGCAAACTCAATAAGAAAGCGCTCGATGCACTTTGCCGCGGCGGTGCACTAGACAATATTGTAGATGATCGTTTTACGGGACGTAAACATTTCTGGTCTGCTTGTATTGTTGAGCGTCCTAAGAACTTGAAGAAATTTAGCGAGAACATTGATATCTTTGCCCCCGAGGGTGACTTCTCTGAAGAGGAGATCATCCAGTTCAAAACCGAACTGATCGGTGTTTTCCCTATCAACCTCGTTATTTCTACAGAAACTATTGAAAAGCTTAAGGAAAAGTACATTCCACCCATCTCTGAATTTGATGAAGAGTTGCAAATTTGTTGGTTTATCCCACGTAAGATTGTTGAGAAGAAAACTAAGAATGGTAAACTTTATTGGATTATTGAGGCGATTGACTCAAACAATGAACTAACTAGAATTAGGTGCTGGGGAGTTAAGCCTGATAAAGATCAAGTTCATATCAACAGACCTTATATGAGCCGGCTTGACTACAATGAGCAGTGGGGATTTTCCACTCGTTCTATTCGGCACAATTTTAGATTGTTAGGATAAAAAATATGAACGTAATGAGATATTATAGCCCGCTTCTCAAAGAGCCAGAGCTAAAAAATGAACCTGTCATTGTTAGGATTAATAAATTCGACGAAGCCACAGCAAAAGCTTTTTCAACAGCAATTATGAAGGCTCAAAACACAGGCCAGAACATAATACCAGTTATTATCGACAGTTATGGTGGTCAAGTTTATAGTTTGATGTCAATGATATCCGATATCAAACACTCCAAAGTTCCAGTGGCAACAATAGTTCAAGGCAAGGCGATGTCTTGCGGTGCTATATTGTTTAGTTTTGGTGCTGAAGGTCATAGATATATGGATCCTGATTCGACGCTTATGATTCATGATGTTAGTTCTATGGGCTGGGGCAAAGTCGAAGAGATTAAAGCATCTGCTGAGGAAACTGATCGTCTTAATACGAAGATATATCATATGATGGCGGAAAACTGCGGTCATCACTCAGACTATTTTCTCGATATTGTGCACGATAAGGGGCATTCTGATTGGTTTTTAGAGCATGACGAGTGCCTGAAGCATAATTTAGCTAATCACAGCTACGTCCCAGACTTTAGTGTATCTATCAAGGTTGAATTTGGACTTCATTAATCACTTAGCTCTACTTATATATGAGGGCTAACAAGTGTCAAATATTGATATCATAAGATGGAAAAGACTTATTAACGAGTTGACATTTTTAAATGAAGAAGCTGAGTTAGTAGACTCTATAATTTACGAGTATAATAAGCACTTTCAAGCTTATTACGAGGAATTTTGTAGAAGAAACAATATCGATATCGATAAATTGAATAGAGAAAATCACGATAAGATTACGGAACTCTATTCAATAAATGAAGACAAAGAAACTGACGAGCAAAAAGTAATAGATATTGACCCCGAACACGATAACGAAAATTTACCTTCAACATTTGCAAATTCACCGAACAATAATAAACAAACTGAATATGAGATGACTCAAGAAGAGCTTGAGATGCACGAGTCATTTGTGAAGCTCTTTCGAGCGTTGGCATTAAAATTACATCCAGATAAGCTTAGTTCTTCCTTGACAACTGAAGAACGTGATGATATGATTGATATGTTCAATAAAGCTAAAGAAGCTTTAGATGAAAGAAAATATTTTGTGTTGCTTGATTTAGCTTCCAAGTTTAAAATTAAGAGTCCTAAAAATTATAAACAGCAAATCCGCTGGATGAAAAAAGAACTAAAAATGATGAAAGAACAAGTTAGCAAAAAGAAAACAACATATAATTATTCATTCTCTGAATGCGAAACTGATGAACAGAAAGACAATCTGATTCGTAAGTTTATCAAACATCTTTTCAATATAAACGTTTAGGAGGCAACTTGATTACAGATATTGTTTTGGGCATACAGCACGGTGATGAGGGTAAAGGAAAGGTAACTCATCATTTACTTAAGAATGGCGACTACACACATTGCATACGCTTTAACGGTGGGTGTAACGCGGGCCACACTATCTTTCACAACGATAAGAAATTTGTTACCCACCATATTCCAGCATCGGTATTCTTTGGGATCCCGGCGATCATTGGGCCCGGATGTGTGGTTAACATTGACAAGTTTCTTAAAGAGCTAAACTATCTAGCAGAAAACGGGATTGACATTGAGAACAATGTTAAGATTGCTAGAAACGCTCATATTATTACTAAAGAACACGTAACCGAAGATTCTAAAGACTATAAGATTGGCACCACTAAGTCTGGTAATGGTCCTGCGTATAGAGATAAGTTTCACAGATCAGGTGTTCGTGCCGAGAACGTACCGCTGCTAGCTCCTTTTATTGTGGATATGCAAGAAGAATTATACGGTGGTGAGGAATCAGTTATTCTAATGGAAGGGGCCCAAGGCTTTTGGCTTGATGTGGATTGGGGTGATTACCCATTTGTGACAAGTAGCAACTGTGGTGTTGGTGCAGCCATCAATAATGGGATTGATCCTCGATCAATTCGTAATGTGTGGGGTGTTGCAAAAGTTTACGAAACTTATGTTGGAATGAAAAAATTTCAGCCAGAAGACAAAATATTTGAGACTATTCAAAAAGCAGGTTCAGAATTTGGTGCAACGACCGGCCGCGTTCGGCAATGTAACTGGCTTGACTTTGAGAAACTTACTAGAGCTATTCGTATGAATGGAGTAAACAAGCTGATCTTTAATAAAGTTGATGTACTACGTGAAGTTAAAAGTTGGGGTATGAAAAATCCAGACGCTTTCTTTGCTGATGGTGAAGACGGCTTTATGAAATTTATCACCGACAATGCCCCAGAATGTGTAGATGAAATTTTCTTCTCTGCATCCCCAAAAACTATTTGACTTCCCCGTCAATACTGATTATAATTTAGGTACACTTAGGAGGTAAAAGTGTCAAACGAAGACCAACGTATGCAATACGTTAAAGAATATATCCGTTCCCTTGTGGCAATTGAAGAAGCAATGGAGCCTTACAAAGAACAAAAGCGCGAACTCCGAGCTGAATTTAGGGAGAATGGCTGGCTTAGCACTGACGAAATTCGTGCTGCTGTGAAGGCATACCGTCTTTTTAAGGATAACGTGGACATTGATGAAGTCGTTGAAAACTTTAACATGTTTAGGGGAGGTCAAAATGATAATTGAGTATGCCCGTACACGTCCTGATGCACACGATCCACAGAGGGCCAATCCTTCTGACGCAGGGCTTGATGTTTTTTATTCACCAGTAAACGAAGGACAAGCAATATCAGTAAATCCCGGTGAAAGTCGCATTATCCCTACAGGACTGCGATTCGGTATTCCACACGGGTATATGCTGGAGGTAAAGAATCGAAGCTCTGTGGCTTCTAAGCGCTCATTGCTTGTTGGTGCTTGTGTTATTGATTCTGGATATGATGGAGAGGTCTTTATCAATCTACACAACGTCGGAAAAAGCCCACAGTTTTTACAGTCAGGCGACAAGATTGCACAAGTTGTAATGATTCCAGTTGTAAATTTTAGGGCCGTACACAGTACATCAGGTGATTTGTATCGTAGTGCGATTACTATTAGCGATAGAGGTGATGGAGCCTTGGGGAGCACTGATGAGTCCTGAGCAACGTTATCAAATGCTTTATGAGGAATTGGCACAAGTCTGCAAAGAGGAAGGGTGGGGCGATCCTTTTAGTTACGCACGTAGCAAAGAAATCTATGCAGCTACAGTTCTAGGACATACGGTTGCCGACACATTTTCTGGTGCCGATGCTGTCAATGCAGAGGGTCAGGAGGTAGAATACAAGTCTACTATTTCAAGTAAGTGTAAAGGTTCTTATACTGGCATCTCAGTTCAGTCATCTTGGCAAGAACAAAAGCGATATTTATTTGAAGAAAAGCTTGCAAAATACCCTGAACACTATTATAATAGGTTTAAAGACGGCAAGCTTGTTGAGTCTTGGAAAATGAGCGGCATTGATGTCTACAATATCTTGCTGCCGAAGCTTGAGCAAAAATACGATACTGTCTTAGATAAAAAAGATCCACGTCTAAGCGCAAACATTACGTGGTCTGAAATTCAACAATATGGGACAAAGGTAATTTAAAATGAGAGAACAAATTTACGATGATCTTAAAGGTAAGATTTCTAATTTTGACATCCTATACACACAACTTGTACCCACAAGTTCACTAAAGTATAGTAAAAGCAAATCACAAATTAGATCTGCTGGTCATATGACGAGTAAAATTCCTGCTTATACGGCCACCTTTCGACAAGATGGTCCTAAAGCATTTCCTCCTGCATCAGTCCGCAAGCTGCCGGGTGGAGAATATGAGCTAAAAGATGGAAATACACGAGCTTTAGCCGCAGAGGCTGCCGGAACACATTTATGGGTTAGCTGGTATCATGATACTCAGCTTACTCCTACTCCTGATGAGTGGGAAGATCTGCAGTTGCAATTTAACGATCACCCTAAAAGCTCACCTAACGCTTCACAAGATATTAAAGATTATCTTTGTCGTCAGCAATCGTCTGGGGCGATGACTTTAAAGGTTGGATTTGCCTACACTGGAAACGAAGACAAATATATCGAACAGGCTGTAGATATTTATCGGAAGAAACTGCCCAACGCTGGAAAGGAAAAAGATTGGTGGGTTCGCTCTATTGAGGGTTCCCTTAAAGGACACATTGGTGTGCGATATGAAACATACACTAAGAAGCAGCTTTTTGAAATGTACAAGACACTGCATAACTTTTCAGGCACAAAGGTGGGCGAGATCTCAAGCGGCGAGGCAGTCTTCCCTTTTATGAACTTGAGTCATACAAATCCAAATGTTATTGGTTTCATCGCGTCTAAGGCTATGGATAATTTAAACATCACTTATACATTAATATATTGTGTGGGTAATATGGCTGGCAAGAATGATGCTAAGCTAAAAGCTGAAAGACAAAAGGTTCTTGATTGGGCAAAGAAAGTATCTAAGCATTATGGCTGGAACATTAATGTATACTTTGCGCCACAAATTAAGAGTGGCACAAACAAAGAAAATATGTACCAACTTAAAACCACACCATGAACAGTATAGTCTTTAAACATCAAGAAGGTCTACAGTTTCTGTCGGATATACCCGATAACTCTGTAGATCTAATCTTGACAGACCCGCCTTATATCACATCGCGTGATTCAGGTATGGACAAGTGGGTTAATCATATCGCTAAACAAGATACATCTGGCTCCGTCAATGTAATGACTGAGAAGGATTGGAATGAGTATAAGACCACTGAACAATGGAATCAGTGGTTTGAAAACTCAAATGTTGATGTATTAAAGCGTCCAAATGCCTTGAAGAAAATGAAAGCAGACTTTCTTAAGTATGGTAGCATCTATGGTAAAAAATATGCTGTTAAAACCAACTACGGTAAATGGGATTCAGAATTTACGATGGAGCAGCTTGAGCTATTTGTAAAGCATTTTTATCGCATTCTTCGTCCCGGTGGCACGTGTATTATGTTTTTTGATTTGTGGAAGATTACCAACCTCAAGGACATGCTTGAGGGCGAGAAGTTTAAGCAAATAAGAATGATTGAGTGGTTGAAAACAAACCCGCAACCGATCAACAGCAAAGTTAATTATCTTACAAACTGTAGAGAGATTGCGTTACTCGGCATTAAAAAATCTAAGCCCACATTCAATAGTAAGTATGACAAGGGGGTATACGAATACCCATTGCAGGGCGGTAAAGATCGCTTTCACCCTACACAGAAAAGTCTACCACTGTTCGAGGATTTGATCAAGAAACACTCGAATGAGGGTGATACTGTATTAGATTGCTTTGCCGGCTCTGCCACCACTGCAATTGCTGCGATGAGAAATAATCGTAACTTTATTGGTTGCGAGATGGATGAAACATATTATATTAAATCTATGGAGAGAATAAAAAATGGATAAGAATACACAAGTTGTTATGTTTAGTTCAAAAACAGGTAACTGGGCAACACCACACGATTTCTTTTTAAAATTGGATTGGAGATTTGGCCCTTTTGATCTTGACCCTTGTGCTAGTCACAGTAACGCTAAATGTGATAAGTACTTTACTGAAGAAGAGAATGGTCTTGATAAAGATTGGACTGGTAACAATGTTTTTGTAAACCCACCATATGGGCGAGGTATTGATAAGTGGATTAAGAAAGCTTACGAGTCAGCGTTAGAGCCTGACACTAAAGTTGTGATGCTTATTCCAGCACGTACAGATACAAAGTATTGGCATAACTATGTAATGAAGGCATCAGAGATTTATTTTGTTAGAGGTAGACTTAAATTCGGTGATAGCGACAACTCCGCACCATTTCCATCTGCCGTTGTAGTATTCAATGGCAAGTCTGGGCCGTGGAGAGTCGAAGGCATTAACAGATAGGAGATTATTATGACTGAAGAAGGATTAAATGCATCTATACTTAGACTTCAATCGTTTGTGATTGAGACCTATGGAATGATAAAAGATATATACAGACGAGAGCAACAGGAAGGCGACGTAGATAAGGTTGCCCAGCTTAGTATGAAATTGGCTCAATATGAAGGCGCCCTGCTCACTTTGAGGGGCTACAAGCAAGACATTATTGATTCTGCTGCAGTTGAAGAAGAACCGGAAGAAGAGCCCGAAGAGGAGCAGATTCCTGAAGAAAAAAATGAAGGTTTTATTACTGAAGAATATCTTGAAAAAGAGTCAAAAACATTCAGAAATTCACAAGCTCACCAGAAAAAGAAAAAGGGTAAGAAGTGAATCGCCAGCAACGTAGAGCAATGAAAAAGCATGCAGGTAAAAAGGCCACAGATGCAATGGCTAACAAGGTCGCACTATTTGGCCAACTACCTCAATCTTGTAATGCTTGTGAGAAAGAGTTTGACAAGAAAGACAAAGAGATGGTAAAATCTTGGAGTGTCGTTGTGAAGCAAGAAGTTGTAAGACTGTTTTGTCCTGATTGTATTGAAAAAACGAGGGAGGTGATAAGTGAGCGTAACGAGACTATCGACCGAGGGCCTTAAAAAGATATTAGGCGGAGAAGTCAAGGAAGATGCTACCTGTGTGATTAAGTTTTATTCTAATGGTTGTCATTTGTGTCATAACTTGAAAGATTATTATGAAGATATATCGAATAATGATCAATTTTCTGACATCCATTTTTTTGCTTTTAATGTTGACAACTATCCCGACATTGAAAAGCAATTAAAGTTCAATGGCGTACCAACGATATCCCTAGTGAAAACTTATACAGAAGACGTAAGTCCTAAAGTTCGGATTTTAAAAGATCCAGATAAGCCCAATGAGCAAACTTGGTATCGCTCTAGGGATATAAAACAATTTATAACGGAGATGAAATGATGCCACTTACAAATTCCAGAGAAATGTTATCATATGATGATGTTCTTTTGGTACCACAATATTCTGATATTCGTAGCAGGTCCGAGGTCAGTACTACAACCGATCTAGGCAACGGCTTGGTCTTGAATCTGCCTGTTCTGGCCTCACCTATGGATACTATTTCTGAGACAGCTATGGCTGTCTCTCTGGGTCGTCTTGGCGGCGCCGCTATCATTCACAGGTATAACAGCGCCGAGAATCAATGCCGTATGGTATCTATGGCCTGCGAGATTGCAAAGACAAAGTATAATATGTCTATTGACATTGGTGCAGCAGTCGGTATTTCAGGAGACTTCGTTGAAAGAGCGACAGCGCTAATTGATGCGGGTGCAACATTTTTATGTGTTGATGTTGCTCACGGCCACCATATTTTAATGAAGGAGGCTATTACAAAAATTCGACAAGCGGCTGGCAGTAATGTTCATATCATGGCTGGTAATGTTGCTACACTAGAGGGGATCAACGATCTAGCAGATTGGGGTGCTGACTCTATTCGTTGCAACATTGGTGGTGGTTCTATTTGTTCGACTAGGGTACAGACGGGCCATGGTGTCCCGGGCCTGCAAACCATCTTAGATTGCTCGCAAACCGACCGAAATGTGACAATTATCGCTGATGGTGGAATTAGAAACTCTGGTGATATTGTAAAAGCTTTCGCCTGTGGCGCTGACGCGGTTATGTGCGGCTCTCTTTTGGCAGGAACAGATGAAAGTCCCGGTAAGATTCAGGAAGACTTGAATGGCTCTAGATGGAAAACTTATCGAGGTATGGCCTCAAAAGAGGCACAAGTTAGCTGGCGAGGTAATTATTCTTCATTTGAGGGTGTTTCTGCAAGGGTTCCATATAGAGGATCGGTTGTCAAGATTCTTCAAGACTTAGAACGTGGTATTCGTTCTGGCTTCTCATACAGTGGTGCTAGAACGCTCACAGAGTTTCAGTCAGTAGCAGAACTAATCAAGCAGACGCCGGCCGGAATGGGCGAGAGCAGAACGCATATATTAGGGAGAAAGTGGTGAGCGACGAGCCAAAATACGGTAGAAACGATAAGCGTATTGTTTTTACTGATACGGATCATCGGCATGCCCAACTGTTGGTGCGTTTACGTACCGACGGTATGAAACAAGCACAGTTTTTTCGTAGTTTAATCACAGGTTACATTGAACAAGATGATAGAATAGTCAGTTTTTTTGATGATATTAAAGATCAATCTATAAAGAGAAAAGATAAATCGAATAGGTTGCGTAAATCTGGGCAAAAACTTCTAAATGACTCAGGCTTTTCCGATGAGCAGATTCAAGATATTTTTGATTTAATTGCAGAGGAACACCCAGAGCTATGAAAAACTTTGATGGTCTCAGACCATGTTCCAGAAAATGTATAGAACTTAATACTAGTTGTCCTGTGGAAAGTTGTAGAATGTGGATTGATTACCCAGATGAGAAAAATTGTACGCTCATTTCAATCAATGAAAACGACTCAATGACCCTTAGAGAAATAGGTGAGCGACTGTCAATTTCGTTTGCCAGAGTTAAACAAATAGAGCAAAAAGCTCTTATGAAGTTACGCCGCTTAGGCGTAGAATGGTAATTTTATTAGTTTTTGTAAAATACAGGACTATTTATTACTGACTTATTTTGATGCCAAAATTGTAAATTTACACATTTTAAAGGAGAAATATAATGGCTCGCAAAACACTTTTAACCGAGGCTGAACTTCGTAGCTTTATGAAGCTTGCTGAACTTAGACCCATCGGTGATGATAAAATTAGAGAAATGTATGGTCAAGATGAAGACGATACTATGGAAGAGGGTGAAAACGTTCAAGACGATGATCCTGCCGGCGAAGCTGGTGTAACTTCCGAAGAAATGGATATGGATATGGGCGATGATGACGATGATGCCCCAAAAATGGATATGGACATGGATATGAAAATGGACGCCCCTGCTGGCGGTGCCAAGATGGTGTCTATCGATGACTTTATGGGAGCGCTTGAATCTGCCCTCGAAGACGTTTTAGATGATGAAGTTGAGGTTGATATGGATGACGATGCTGAAATGGATATGGATCGTGAGGATGAGCCCGGTGGTATGGAAATGGACGCCGCGGTAGATGCGATGGATGACGGTGACGATGATCCTATGATGGAAGAAGAACACGATGATGATATCAATGAAGAAGAAGTTGTCAATGAAATCGCACGTCGAGTTGCTGAGAGACTTCAGGCAAAAAACGAAAATGCAGAGATGATTGATCAACTCGCAGAAAGAATTTTAAACAGATTAACATCAAAATAGTTGACAAAACTGTTGTGAGTCATTATAATAACCATTAGCAGCAATGCTAGTGGTTATTTTTTTCGGGGGTATTGTGGATCCATTTTGGTTATATGCGCTAGTTTTTTTGTTTGGATATGTCACATGTCAAACGTTTTATTTTTTTAAGTCAACGAGGGTTTCACTTAAATTAATGAAATCAGGTAGAGTCATCTACTTATTGATGATGGCAAAAGCAATGGAAAATTATAAAATTGCAGAAGAAGTAATGCTCACAAATCTTAAAGATTCTGAGAGTGATCAAATTGTTATTGATAGGTTTAAAAGAGGCGTAGAAGACGAAAGAAAAAGTTTTAAAAGTAAGAGTGTAATGTGGTTAATTAATAACACACCTCAAACATTTAGAGATATCATAGGATTTGATGATTGGGATTCTGCAATGCAATACCTTGTTCTCCATCAAGAAGAGGCATATAAATTTTGGAGAATAGATAATGATTAATAGAATATTGGATAGGATTGCAGGTGGTAAAAAGGTTAGTGACAAAGAAAAGAAACTTTTAGAAAGTGAACTTGAAAAACTACTTGCTTCTCCTCCGCAACCGGACTTGCGAGTGATAGGTTTGTTCTCTGATGTTTCAGACGACAAAATAGCTGAGTTGATACACGCGCTGATATATCTCGACGAGATTAACAGAATCACTGACGAAAATAGACCAGTAGAATTTTATATCTCAACGTATGGTGGCTCCGCTGATGATATGTTTGGGATGTATGATATAATGCGTGTAATAAGAGAGCGCACCCCAATTCAAACTATTGGTTTGGGCAAGGTTATGTCAGCAGGCGTCTTGTTATTAGCTGCCGGCACCAAAGGAAAGCGTTGTATTGGTAAAAACTGTAGAGTAATGGTTCACTCTGTTATTGGTGGTAGCCATGGCCCACTTCACAATCTTATAAATGAAATGGATGCCATCGAGCAGATACAAAAAATGTACAGTGACGCCCTCATAGCAGAGACCAACTTGACAAAGAAAGATTTAAAGAAGCTTCTGGAGAAGAAAGTAAATGTCTATTTATCTGCAGAAGAAGCGGTAGAACTAGGGATCGCAGACATTATTGTATAAGGAGTATGAAGTGTCAAATTATTTAAAAGATATGTTTATCGAGGTTCGAGAAAACACAAAAGAAGCCTCACCATTAAATGAATTGGAACAGATCATTGATAGTGTTACCAAAGTGATTTACGATAAAGCTATTGTGTCCGAAAAGAAATCACGAGATTTAACGTTTAAACTTTCTATGATCCCTGAAATCGAAGTTTCAGAATTAGGCTGGTCTGATGTACGCACTCCCGATGGTGGAGGCGCGCCAGTTAAGGGTCGCGAACGTCAGCTTCTTGAGAGTTATTTAGAGAACATACTTGGTGCAGATTCTGTCCGCGGACTTAATTCGTTGCCTGAACAACTTAGTAAACTATCAAATTTTTATAACAATCCCGAACAATATCTTCAATCTGCGAAAACAAGATCTGCTAAGGTCCAACAGGCTGTATCAATGCTTGTTTTCTATAAAACGCTGACAAAAATCATTGCTAATTTCAACGCATCATCAGCCGGTTTCAGTTTTGAATCTTTCCTAGCAACACTATTAGATGGTGTTCAGGTGCCTGCCAATACGGGAACAATTGCAGATTTCTATGCTGGCGGTACAGATGGTGAGCCTATCAGTCTTAAACTTTATAATGAAAAGAGCGTAGAGGTTGGAGGTAGTTTTGTTGATCTTGTCGGCGATTTATTAAACGATTCTAAAGACAATAGAATGACATATCTTGTCGTTATGAAAAATCTTAAAGGAGAAGCGGAAAACTTAACAGGAAACCTAACTTTCTATCAGTTTGATTTCACTCTTGATAACATTATGGATATTATTGGTGAATCGAAACCAGCATCCGCAGCATGTATTATCCTGCCACTTGAGGGCAACGAACTATCTGATGTTGAGGCACCTGAGCGGATTAGGGTAACGACAGATATGGTTCAAGAGCTTTTTGTTCAAAACCTCAATGATTTAATTAATAATGATCAAATTGTTAATGCCATTGTTTCAAGTCCCTATTTCCAATATGGTACTGATGAAATGTTTTCGATTGCAAGTTCATCCACCCCTGTTCGACGCTATGCTGACAAAAGAAAGAAATCCAATCGAGAGAATATGGAGCAAGTTCTCAGAGGTATTCCAGCGCTTGAGAACGCACAGGAGTTGGGGCAGGTTGTGTTAGCTATCTATTCTGCGCTAGACAAAGCTTCAGAACAAGTTGGAGAACTTCGCGCTGGACGAAAGGAAAAAATTGCACAAATCCTTCCATCTTTGTCAAGTTATCGTGTAACAAAAGGCAGCAAAGGTAAGGAAAGGTCCGCAGAGGCTGCAAACATTAATGCGGCCGCCGAGAGAAGTATTGAATATTATAATGGTATTAAAGGCAATAAAGAAGCTCAAAAGCAAGCATTGTTAAAATCAAATGGCTATTTGAATGAAATGCAGTTTTCTCTTAACAGGTCAGAAGTATTGAATCTAGCTAAGCCTATGGCAACCCTTGAAGTTGGTGCTGCAGCAATTCAACAAATGTTAGCTCAAACTACATCTTTACTTAATTCTGAAGTATTTGCTATCTTTGAGTCTCTTAGGGAGCTTTCTGATAACTTGAACGGGTTCTTTGCTAGTGGTTTAGCAGATACGGAAAAAGCAACTAGCGCGATTGGTGACGCACAAAATATCGAAACAAAGACAGAAAAAGTTAGAGACACCCAATAAATAAATTGACATTTTTCTTTTAATGATATATAATATTTACACAACTGAGAGGTATTAATGAGTCGAGCATATGACGACAATCAATCATTACAACAAAAGATTATAACAGGAGCCAATGTTCTAGCAGACAACGTTGCCTCTACACTCGGCCCTCGCGGCCGAAATGTTCTGCTACAAGAAAAAGGCAAGAATCCATTTATTACCAAGGACGGTGTTACTGTTGCCGCGTTTGTTTCTCTTGATGATCCATTTGAAAACGCTGGTGCTCAAATCATTCGACAAGCAGCTATTGAAACTAACAACGGTGCTGGAGATGGCACCACTACATCAACCGTGTTGGCTCGCTCTATTTTAACAGAAGCACAGAAATTTATTGCGTCTGGGGTTTCACCAATTGAGCTACAACGCGGCATTGAGGCCTCTGTTAAACAAGTTGTCTTAAATCTGAAAGATATGGCGATACCGATTAATAGTCTTGAAGATGTTGAGCACATTGCCACTATATCGGCCAACAATGATGCGTCCATTGGAAAACTCATTGCAATGGCTTTTGACCGGGTTGGCCATGATGGCTCAATTACAATTGAGGAATCAAATTCTATTGACACCTCCCTCGATATCACAGAGGGCTTTAGTTTTAATTCTGGGTATTGTGCCTCTGCTTTTGTTACAGATGATCGCAGGGCTGTAATGCATCACGATGATCCTATGATATTGGTAACCGATTATCGAATTACTTCGGTTGATCAAATCCTGCCTGTGCTTGAGACTGCAGCGCGCGAAGGTCGCCCATTGATTATTGTTTCTGAAGACATTGAAGGCCAAGCATTAGCAGCGTTAATTATGAATGCTATGCGAGGTACGATGAAGGTAGCTGCCATCAAAGCCCCCGGATACGGAGAGGAGCGTAGAAACACATTGTCTGATTTGGCATTATCTGTAGGTGCAACATTTGTATCAAAGGAGAGCGGCAAGAAATTGCAAGATACCAAGATGATTGATTTTGGGACTTCTAAATTTGTTGAGTCAAGTAAAAATAGTACTATCTTTGTTGGTGGCAATGCCAATGTTGAAGTTATCGAAAGTAAAATTGACTCGTTAAAAGCAATTATGGAAGATACCGACTCTCTTGACGCTTGCAGAATGATACAAAATAGAATTACACGACTTGCATCCGGCGTAGCTGTCATCCGTGTTGGTGGAGCAACAGAAGTTGAAATGACCGAGAAAAAGCACAGGATTGAGGATGCACTAGAGGCTGTAAAAGCCGCACAAGATGAGGGTGTAGTGCCCGGTGGCGGGACAGCGTTATTACGTGCTTGTCAAAAGATGGTTATTGCCACTGAAGATGGCCACCATGAGCAGATTAATGGCGCTGTCATTGTTAAGAATGCCTGTTATGCACCCATTAGACAGATGGCTGAAAACGCTGGCTTGTCTCCTGACATTATTGTACAAGAAGTTTTGGATTCTGATACTAATATGGGCTGGAACTTTAGGAGTAACCAACTAACAGATTTAACAAGTGATGGTGTCATTGATCCCGTGAAGGTTACACGTACTGCCCTGCAAAATGCCGCTAGTTGCGCCGGAACACTGATAACAACAAACTACGGAATTGTTCAAACTGGGGCCGATGTATGAATCAAGGAGATTTAATTCATATTCCGCAGGGCGTACAATTGTGGTCAGATGCCGGTAGTGGTATGAGACATCGAACAACTGATAGACCCATCGTTGGTGTTTATTTGGGAGGCACTAACACTGTTTATCTTGTTTATGCTAATGGTGCAGAATGGAATTTAAAAAGAAGGGATGTATATCCAATGGAGAATGAATATGTTAGTTAAGCTGACAGAGGTTTGTCAAAGAAATACTCTTACCTCTTCAAAACAAGAGTATTCCCTGCGTGATATTTTTGTCAACCCTGAGCACGTAGTAATGATACGTGAAGACTCACGCCTTGGACAATTAAACGAAAGTAATTCGTTGTTACCCGGTATGGATAGTAATCACCAGTTTACCAAGCTGACCATTAATCGTGGTCAAACTGGCACTGAAATTATTGTAGTTGGCTCACCGCAATTAGTAGAAGAAAAATTACAACAAACAAAAACAATTTTGAGAGGTTAAAGTGTCACAAAGAGTAAATATACAATTTTCAATTGATTTAGATGAGTTACCTAGTGAGGTTGAAAGGCTGGTTGAAAAGTTTGGCGCTGAAAACGAAGTCACTGGTGAATTATACAATGAACTTGTCGCAGATGTCATTTCTGTCGAGGGCATAAAACAGATTAATGAACTGAGACTTTCTCTCTCTCGTGCCGATCATATCCTTGATGACATAACCAAGATCGTGACGGGCTATATTAGGATGAATGTTGAGGAGCCTCGACAGGCTGTGCAACAAGAACCTGAGCACCAAGTTAATCCATTCGCCCCGAATGCGGATACGTTTAATAATATTGAGCAAAAGCTTAAAGCATTTTCTGAGAGAATGAGCGATGAACAATCCTCTGAAGTCTCCGATTAGTGATAGTAAATCGCTCTCAACACTAAAAAAAATAATACCTGTTGGCTCAGTCGTGCATTCTTTCCTATTGTATGATGGGAATATAGAGTCCCAGTTGGCTGGAGACAAAAGATTTGTCGTTGCTCACACCAATAAATACGTGAACTACGAGTTTTGGGAGTGCCTACAGCACGATGCTAACAGACTGTCAGAGATTGTAAAACATTTCTGCCCCATAGAAAGTGAAAATATTTTTGATGTGTTGCAGAAAGAGTGGCCAAAATATCATGATCCATTTATTAGATCTGCTATGTTTTATTTATTGAACCATAGTTCTGACTTGGGGTACGTATCTTCTGGTAAGCTATTAGATAATGTGGACTTTAGCAGAAAACTGATTAAGCTTAAATCATATCAAAATGAAAATTTACATGTTGTATTTGACAAAGATGATAATTTTATTAATTCCATAAACAAGATTCAAAATAGATGTGACTATGTTTTTTTGCCGGTCAGAAATTTTTCATTCAATTTTTTAGAAGATGGTAAAAATCTTGGTTTTGAGCAGACCAGAGTAATACATAAAGATTTAAAAAAATTTATTGACAACACGGACAAAAAGGTTATTATATTATACAATTACTCCAAACAAGCGCTAAACTTGTACAAAGATTATAATGTCAAAATTATTGACAAATGGGGTAGAAATACAGAGGCAACAAAGTTTGCTGAGGAGGTTCTGATTGCCAACTTTTAATATTTTATTTGCGTGTTTCCTATTTGCACTTGGCCAAACACTTGGCTGGTTTCAGCTAAACTCGCAATTCGTGTGGGACTGGTGGAAAGACAAGCCACTTTTAGCCGCAGTATTATTTTCTGTACCGACAGGTATCTGTTTTTGGTACGGTATCAAGCTTTGTTATGAAGAGTGGGGTGAAGTCTGGGGTCCTAGATTTTTGATTTTTTGTATGTCTTACCTCACATTTCCTATATTGACTTGGTATTACCTAAATGAAAGTATGTTCACATTAAAAACTATGGTGTGCGTATTACTTTCCGCACTTATTGTGGCAGTGCAATTATTTTGGAGATGAGATATGGGTAGTATTTATTTGTTTGACGTTGACGGAACTTTAACACCTGCTAAGTCGAAGATAGACGATAAATTTAAAAAAACATTTTTGCATTGGATGGATGACAAAGAGGTTTATATCGTATCCGGTGGTTCATTTGTAAGGCTAATTGATCAACTTGGCACTGATATTATTAACTCTACTCAGGGTGTATTCGCTTGTATGGGTAATGTTTTTTATCAGAGACGTGAACAAATTAATAATTCAGGTATGCACGAATGGGATATTGTCTATGAAAATAAATTTATTGCACCTAAAAACCTTTATAGATCATTGAATTCTTACGTCGCAAAGTCCAATTATCACACAAAGACAGGGAAACATCATGATTTGAGAACTGGTATGATTAACTTTTCAATTGTTGGCAGAAACGCTACCAAAAAGCAGCGAATGGATTACGAAAAGTACGATATTGAAAATAAAGAAAGGGCCAGAATAGTTAACAAACTTCGTAAAAAGTATCCTGAACTTGACTTTGTTATTGGTGGTGCCGTCTCAATGGATATTTTTAATAAGGGCAATGATAAGTCACAGGTTATTCCACGTTTTTTTGTTGAGGCTTTGGAATACAATCAGATTCACTTTGTAGGCGATAGAATTCCTTTCCCAGGTAATGACCACTCCTTGGCTGAGGTATTGCGTCAGCATCGAAATGGCGCCGCTTATGAGGTAGAAACCTGGGAAGATACAGCAGAACTATTAAAGACAGAGCCTTTTTCGTAGATACTGTCAAAAACAACTATTTATATTGTTGGAGTTAAAATAAATGGATATTTCTACAGGCAATTGGTTTGAGTATCTTCGCGAAGAAGTATTGACGGAGGGCATACGAGACATCGGTTTGCCTGAGTTTGTTATTGATCGGATTGAAGAGGCAATGCCAAATGCATCCGAGAAAGCAAAGATGTACATTGGCAACAACTGGAAGAAATCAGTTGGCTCTATGCGAGGCGCCTTTACACCAAACAATTTAAAGTATGTATTGGTCACCAAGTTGATCGATGATTATGGCGATTATGTTCAGTTAGAAGATCCTACAAAAAGAATGGCTGACCCTGTGGCGAGAACGGTAGAGCCGTTTGATATAAACAAGGGCACTAATGCTCCGCGAGTGGCATACGATGACGAGAGAATCAAGCAATCTGAACAAGTTAGTTTTGTCCTTATCAATCTCCGTAATGCAGTCGGTAAGCCAATGGGAACTTGGCGGAAAGCATTTATGAAGGGCATCAAGGCACTAAGCAAAGCAGGCATCCCAAGCGAAAAAGTCGAGAGCACAAAAGAATACCTTGCCAACTTCTACCAAGATAACTTTGATATGTGGTGGAATCGATACGATCAATTGATCGCATTTCTTAATGATGACCCGACCAATTATGAACTCATCAAAGATCAGGACAGCCTCCGCGAAGCAAACGCTTACGCACAGCAATACTTCCTAGATAGAGAAAACCCTGAGCAAGTTTTACACGAGTTTGATGACGGCTCGTATTGGTATGACTTGCAGACATCCAACTGTTCAATAGAAGCAAGTCGTATGGGACACTGTGGCGATACACCAGAAGGTTCTTTGTATTCGCTTCGCAAGCAACAATCAAAAAGAAGAGACCCATCATCTTATGTGACAATCGCAGCCGGTGATAATGTTATCTACCAAATCAAAGGCAGAGAAAACTTGGCACCACCAGAGGAAACTTGGGATCACATTGTTTGGTTTGTTGAAAATATGGGCATAGAAGAGATCCGTGAAACTGGCCAACACTCGCAAGATGAAGAAGGTCTTCGAGAGATGGTGCAATATTTGGCTAGTCAGACCGGTGCCAGAACCACGGCAGGACCGGAAGCGACCGCCGAAGCAGCCGAAGAATACTGTCGGAATGTAGATGACAGATTCTACGATAACCGTGATGAACTTGAAAGAGCATCCATAGGTTATGATATACCAGAAACTTATGATGGCGGCGACACCGTGTATGTGAATATGTCCGCAGATTATGAGTTTACAATTAATCTCGGTTGGCCCGGTGTTGAAAGCAGGGACGGAATGTTTAGACCAATGGCTGGACCTGATTCTGATGAGCCACTAGAACTTGAGGATATCCCCGGTGGTTCATATTCCGAACGATCCCGCTTCGCGTCTGAGATTGGGCTAGACGATATGGCTAATGAACTCCCCGGCGACCAAGCCGATTATGAATATGACGTAGTAATGCTTGTGGCAGCCCAGCCAGATGACGAAGACTTTGATCCAAGTTACCCAGCAACTGCACACCTTCGTGTTCGATTAATGAATTATGAAACAACCTATGCTGACGAAGACGGCGAGGTCAGAGAGTATGATGACTGGGCTGACTCTATGCTTGAATTTGAAAGTGATGTCGCACCTGAGTCTATCGAAACTATCAGGCAAGCACTCGCCGCAGAAGATTACATCGAGAAGACAAGATATGATAGAGACAAGCAAGACTTAATTAACTTAACTGATCTTGACAAGTGGCATGTTAAAGATATGGGCGGCGGTCTTGAGTTTGATTGGCTCGCAGACGATAGACAGCCACTCCATTACTACCCGCAAAAATTACCAACATCTACTTTTTTGTATGCTATGGGAACAGGAAATGTTGTTGGCGGAACATCAGACCCTATGCAAATCTTGATAGAGATATTTGGGTATGGTAAACGATACGGCTATGCAAATATGCAGGGCATTATGGATCCATCAATTGCGAATGCATTCGCCGCCAAACTTAACAATGCCGTCAGAGAAGCAATGGCAACAAAAGCAAAAGGACAACAAGATTTTGACTTTGGTCCAGATTATGTAAAACCTCAAGAGGCTGCTAAGTTGCTCGCAGATGACACTGACTTTGTGGTGTTGCCATCGGTTAAATACGATGTATCCAGCCCTGAAGAGTTTCCAACATTTAGAATCGCTTGGCTGTATCGTATGCGAGTTGGTCCGAAGTCAGGTGCTGATGAAGTGGGAGTCATTAAAGACATCGCTTCCTACTTGAACGAGAACCCACAACTGGTTGTCAAAGCAGCCAACGAGACAATCAAGTTTTATGTTGACGAGTTTATCAAGAAGCTTGAGCTAAGAAAAAGTCGAGTGACGAGTAATCAAGATGTGCAAGCCCTCATTAACAAATCGAAGTCTCAAATGCAAATGGTGTTGGACCGAGCCCCGGGTGCATTCATCCCTTTATCGAATCGAATTGCGGAACTCATACGGGAGCGAGGACCGTTGATGTTGGATTGGTTTGAGAGCAACTATGCAAATATGAGTGAGTATGAAAGGTATGTATTGGTTACGAGATTCCTTGTTCCAATGGCTCGCGGAAACTTTAATATGTTCAGCACCGATATAACTTCAATCGATGAAGATGGCAAGCCCAAGCGATTTGATTATCTTGTGAGAAAATTAGAACACAGAGCGACTGGTAAGCCTATGAGCGAATCAGTTGAGGATCAGATTAACAGGATTGATAGGCTGCTGAATGAAAGAGATCCAAACTATGATTTAAGAATTTATTCAATTAGGGCTGATCTATCAATACAAAAAAATGTTGGTGGAGAAGTACAGCAAACACAAACAGAGATTAGAGGTATTGAAGGTGTTACCACTGTCAGGGCAATCGGGGATAGCCGAGATGTTGGTACAAGTCAAGTTGCAACATATCAAATCAAGTTTGAATTGTTGGGCAGTGTTTCAAGAGAAGAATATCGTAAAAATGTTTTGATTCCGGGCCTTATGAAAATTAAAGGGCTTCGCATACTTCGCATTGGTAAGGCTGAACTCGCAGATAAGCCTAAGACTCTTAAAGAGTATGGAGCAGGCGCCGCCACTGGTGGTGGTATATCAAATTTTGGTGGTGTTGCGACAGGTCTTGGATTTGCTAGAATGCCTCAAGCTGCACCTATGCCAACGCCTCGCAAAATGCTTCAGCAAGTCATCGACGATTGGGTTGAAGGCGGAGTGATGGGTTATGACCGGCCAATGAATACTAATGACAGTTCGTATCATGTTATGGTACCAGTAGAGGAGTTATTGCCATATATCGGTAGGGAATTTAGAGCGCCTAAAGATGCATTTGATGGTATGTATCAAAACTTTATTGAATATGGTGCACAAAATCCTGTTTACTTCTCGATTGGTAAAAATGGTCGTGCAAAAATAACAGGCAATGAAGATATTGTTTGGTTCGCTAAGAAATCTGGTCTTGATGAAGTGCCAGTATTTTTTAGTTATCAGGCGCAAGTTTAATTATGAGTAGTATGTTAAAGAATGTATTAGGTTGTTTTGTAATTGCTACTATCGCTGCATTCTTAACTCATCTTGTTGTATATGGACAATATGTTAGTAATCAGTTGCCAGTTCGTGACTTAAGTACAATATCGAAAATTTCTGATGCTAGAAATGTCAATAGTGTAAAATCAATTAAAAAATCACGAACCAGTTCAGTTAGAGTGATGTCGCTTGATATCGATGGCGGTATGATATCCACTTCTAGCGGAACATTTTTTGTTTATGATAATACAAATTATGTTATCACTACTTCACACGGCTTACTTGGTGGTTGCGAAACAATACAAATTGAGTCCGATGGCGAGCTTTTTGATTGCTTTGATGAAATTGTCATTGACAAGCAAAACGATTATGCTATATTAGAGGTGGATTATGTAACCAATAGAAAGCCTTTAACTTATCCTAAAGACTTCGTAAAGAACAATAATGGGTGGAGTAAGTCATTAACATTATTAAATAAAATTGTATATACAGGATACCCAAATTCAATTGGTCCCCTGACTGTCGCTGGTAATATAATGGGTTTTGATTCTCAAGGTCTAATTTACATACAATCGTATGCTTGGTCAGGCTCATCTGGTTCTGGTGTTTTTGATCAATCAGGAAAATTAATGGGCTATATTCTGGCTATTGATGTAGGACAAAACGAATTTGGAACAGCGATTTTAGAAAATGTAATGATTGTCGTACCTATATACAAAGTCGATTGGTCTGTGATTACTAAAAAGGAATTAACAAATGTCGGAAAATAAGATACCATGTTTCTATACAACTATGATTGATAAGCTTGAGAGTTTGGACACTAAGGTTAATGAAATCCAAAACAGTATTAAAATATTTAAGGCAATGATAAATGAAAGGATTGATACAGAAAAACTTTCCAAACAAACCACAACTGAGGATAATGATGAGCACCGATGAAATCAGAGACGAAGATGAGATTTCGACCGTAGCCGAAGATTTAAAACCTAAGAAGCCATCTAAACGAGCACCGCAGGGCATCCGCACCTTTACAGTCTGCCGGCAGAATGACGAGACAGGCATATCGGGTGAAGGTGTTGTGATAGAAGGTGCAACATTTGCCACCGGTCATACGGTTATACACTGGCTAACGCCAGCCCCTAGGGGATCAATTGCTTTCTTTGATGCATTCGATGATTTTATTAAAATTCACGTTAGTTCTCATCCGACAAACAATACAATTATTACATTTGAAGATGGCGAACAAATTGTTCATAAAGCCGATGGTTCAATAGTTAAGAATTCTGCGGAATCTGAGACAGAGCAAACTATTTAATATACACAAAGGAGATAGTGAGAATGACTTACAAGTTCAGAGGAACAACAATTGATTATACGGAGCCCAGCGCTGGGGCTACACGATGGTCTGTAATTGGCGGCGGTAGCAACGGCGGTAGATTTTGGTATCTTGATAACGATACAGTAAGTGGACATAGTACTGGCACTGTTAATAGCTGGAGTGGTAGTTATACACCTTTTGGCAGCGAAGAAAATGTTTTCGCTCTGGGCTATGGAAAAGACTCAAATGGCGATGGTATTTACATTGCAGCCGCGAACGATGGAAACAAAGAGCTTGCCCGCAGCGGCACCGATGTCACCAGCACTGCTAATTGGACGACTATCAATATCAGCACTACGGGAGGTATCGCTGTAATTGTCGATGTGCTCTGGGCAGCCCACTCTAGCGGCGCTACCGCAGGTGTTTGGATGGCAGTTGGTACAGGCGCTCACTCACGTGTGTATAGAAGCACTGACGGTGGAGTAAACTGGTCGGCCGTAGCAGTGCCAAATGGCGATACGGGCGAGTACATTCCCCAAATCGCATCAAACGGCTCAGGCACTTGGGCATTCGTTCACGACGACGGTTTTTACCTCAGCACTGATGATGGTGCAAGCTTTACAAAATCAACACCGTTTACAATGGTCAGAGGCAATGGCATTGCTTACAATGCATCAAACAACACTTGGATAGTCTCATACACTAACGGCGGTGTCCTAAATGCAAGGTCTTGCTCTGGGACGGATTTTACCACTTGGAGCGCGGAGACGGCACTAACTGGCACCGGCGGTGCCGTAGAGGGACATTCATCAGACATCGGCACAAGTTTTGGTAGAAGAGTGAGAGTCGTCGCATACGATGGAAAAGTTATGTTTGTATCAGCAACAGATACTTCCAAGAAATCCAGAGTTGCGACTTGCGATGTTAACGGCACTACGATCTCGAATATGGATACCCAACAACTAACGGGCACTACCGATACATTCTGTAGTGGATTCACCGATGGGAATGTGTGGATGATCACTGCTAGAGATGGAGACACTTGGATCAGCACGGACAATACAGCAAACTGGATTAGACTTTCCAATGGTATAACTGGTTTTGGAAATGGTGGTATGGGCGGTGTTGCGGCAGATGTATTCTTACCACTTGATTAAGGAAAATGAATTATGACTTACAAATTTAGAGGGACAACTATTGACTACACAGAGCCAAGCACTGGTGCAACACGATGGTCTGTAACATCTGGTCGAAGCGGCGATAATCAAGGTAAGTTTTACTATTTGTCTAATGACACCATAACAGCCGCCACAACTAATAATTCTGCTCATGATTGGCTTGGAGGCTACAACATATGGGGTGTTGAAAGTCGTACCGCCCGTGGTATTCGTGCATTAGGATATGGTAAAGATGCCAGCGGTAATGGTATTTATATAGCAGCACAAGTAAGTCACACCACTAATGAATTTGCTATCCAGTCGGGCTCTGCTGTCGAAGTCGTCGCCGGTACTCCACCAAGTGCTGCAGATGTAAACCCTTGGACTTTAGTAGATGTAACCGGCTCCAACAGTAATCAAGTACAGATTTTTGATGTAGTCTGGGGTGCTGACTCTGGTGGAGCGGCCGCCGGAACTTGGATGGCTGTTGGCGAGCAAAGTAATGATCAGGCTGTTTATAGAAGTAGAGACGGCGGACAAAATTGGCAAGCTATTGCAGTGCCGTCTGGGGATTCTAGTGAAGATGTCCACACAATTGCATCAAACGGTTCTGGAACTTGGGCTTTTGTTCACGATGACGGCTTCTATCTGAGCACCGATGATGGTGCGAGCTTCACAAAATCTACCCCATTTACTATGGTAAGAGGGGTGGGTATCGGCTATAATAAATCAAATAACACTTGGATTGTTTCATATATTAATGGTGGAAACTACAATGTTAGGACTTGTTCTGGCACAGACTTTACTACTTGGAGTAGCGAAACAGTAATTACTGGTAATGCCGGCACATTTGTTGATGTGGGTGCAGTTCCCCATTTTATCCGAGCATACAATGGAAGGGTAATGATTCAACCTTACAGTAACGTGAACAAAGCCTCAAGAATTGCAATTCTTGATGTAAACGGAACCTCAATATCAAATTTGGACACCATTCAATTTGCAGGTGGAAACTCCAAACCAATCCGCTGTTCCGCTACTGATGGCACTACTTGGTTGGTTGGCACCAGAGGTGGAAACATTTTTAAGAGTACAGACAATGCTGAAACTTGGGTAAAAATATCAGATTCTTTACAAGGTCCAACCTCTCCAAACTATGCCGTGCCGCACATTTTTGATGGTATTGCTAATATGGCGATGGCAGCCGATGTATATTATCCTTTATAGGAATTAAGTTATGACATACAAATATTCGAGAGGCAATCGCAAAGTTGGAGATCTTCAATTTGAAGATGACACAAACACCGAGATTGACTTTGAGGACGATTACATCGCTCTTGAGGCTGCTGGAACCGCTGTTTTGGTTGTCTCCGGCTCTAATGTTGGAATCGGAACGACAACCCCTGATTCTCTTTTAAGTCTTGATGGGACACAACCTAAGATAAAGTTTACCGAGAGTGGACAGAACCGGGCAGAAATATTTATCAATGATTCGGATAACCTAAAGGTTGTGAACCGAGCTAGCAATAAGCATATGGTGTTCGAGATTAGCGATGGTGGTACTTTGAGAGAGGGGCTGAGGTTACGAGCCACTTCAAATATTCAAGGGTCTACATCGCCAGAGGTGGTGATTAATGACGGCTCTACTTCCCTGATGGATTTCCGTGTTGAGTCTGACAACAACACTCACATGATTTATGTAGATGGTGCTAATGATAAGGTTGGTATTAATACTAAGTCACCAAGCCAAATACTTGACATTGATGGCGACACTATCAGATTGAGAAGCCAAAGAACAATTCCTAGCTCAAATACTTTTGGTGAAGCTGGCGAAATATGTTATGACCAAAATTATATTTACATTTGTATTGCTACTGATACTTGGCGAAGAGTAGCAATTAGTAGTTGGTAGACTAATTATAGTATGAATGGAACAAATTGGAAGGACTTCGTAGACTCAATTCACGAAGTGGAAGCATATCAAAAGAAAGTCCGCAAGGGCTATGTGAAAGGCCGAAATAAGTACACCCAGACTGGCCCACAACGACAAGGCGGTGCACCATTTGATGAAGAACCGCCCGACACTAGATCAAAGTCTGCGCCTCCGGGCTTTGGAGCATTGGGCGAGGAAGTTGAAGCATCATCTTTCGATACAAATGAAACACTTGAGCCTGAAATATGGGATGGTGAAGAAATCAACCCCCGTATTCGCGAGAGATTAATTCAAATAGCACTGAATTTTATTGATGGGCTGCCCATCGATGTTAACGTTAAAGACATTACTTTGACTGGTTCACTTGCTAACTACAATTGGTCAAACTACTCTGATGTTGATTTACATATTATTGTTGATTTTTTAGAAGTTGATGAAAATATAGATCTTGTTAAATCATTTTTTGACAATGCGCGTATGAAGTGGAATAATGACCATGATATTACAATGAAGGGGTATGACGTTGAGATATATGTTGAAAATGAAGGTGAATCGCACAAGTCATCCGGGGTTTATTCTCTTTTAAAAGGTGATTGGATTAAACGACCAAAAAAATACAGAAGCAGTATTGATTTCCCTTCTGCCAAAATGAAAGCACAAGATATTGAATTTCAAGTTAATATAGTTGCTAACCTAATCACAGCTAAAAAATATAACACAGCTTTGAAAAATATCGATAGACTAAAAGAGAAGATTAGGAATATGCGTCGTGCTGGACTTGAAAGCCCTAAGCAGGAATTCTCAGTTGAAAATATTGCGTTCAAAATACTGAGAAGAAATGACACGCTCGGCTATTTGAATGATTTAAAAAAGAAAGCGTATGATGATAAAATGACTATTAAGGATCAATAATGAAGTTTGTTAGTATTGACGAGAGTAGTAAAGTCTTCCCCGGCGAATATTTGCTTTATGAGCCCAGCCAAATAATTGTTTTATGTGGGGCGTTCAACCGCAGCAATGATATGATTCGAGCCTTTGGACAAGGCCGATATATTGAAGATAAAATTAATAATTTCAAAAAGATTGATATGGATCCAAATGAACACAAAGAACACTACCGCTCAAGATGCAAGGGGTGTGGTGGTTAAACAATTAAAAGGAGTTTAGTTATGAAAAGTACTGGTTTTTCCTGCGGGCCCTTCGCAGATGTCCTAAAAAGGGTTGATGATTTTGGCACATCGCTGTACTTCTCTCAACTATACTATGAAACTATGATGCAACATCAAGAGCTTGTTGTACAATTGCAGATTGCTAAAAATAATGATGACCCCGACTTAATTAAAGAACTTGAAGAGCAGATTTGCTTTATTGAACATGCCTGCCAAATTACTGATCTAATTGATTTGCCTTTCTCAGAGAATAATTGAATGACAAAGATTAATATATATTGTTTATTTGACGATAATGATAGCCTGTATGGCGTTTACTCGTCAATTAAGGCCGCGCACCGCGATGCGCTTAAACTGTGCAATACGGGCAATTCTGGGGTTTTTATTAGACTTGATGACTCATCAATTAAGCCAACTGTTACAATACTAAGAAACATATTTAAAGGCGAGCTTGACATAAAAGTAAATTACTTTTCTGCTAGATCAAAAGTTACCATTTTAAAGACAAATATTAAAGAATAAATAGTTACTATATGCGGGTAAAAAATGGTGACCTCATTAAGTGGGTTTCACATCACGACACTTTTAAAGCTTCACCAACTGATGTTGTGGGGATCTCGCCGATATACAGATATGGTATAGTTTTGGATATATCACGCAAAAAAAGCACTGCTATTATTGCCCACTGTTTCGATTGTAAGGATTCAAAGCTAGTTATTTTAGATACGAATTATGATTTCGTTGAAGTTATCAGTGAGAGAAAAGATGGCTAATATATTTTTTAATGATGGCGAAAAATTATCAAAACAAAATGCTATCAACTCCCTGACACTTGAAATATCCAATTACTACGGTGGTAGGTACGAAGTTGTCGCTGGTTCTGATGATGGGGGTTCTGTTCTTGAGGTAATTGTTGAGGTTGATGTTCCGAGTGAGACCATAATCACACAGTGTCCCGACTTTCCACTATTTGATGTAATCCCTAAATGGGGTGGTTGGCGATGTCAAGTTGTTAAAGTTCCACACGGATACATCGACGCAATCGTACTGTCCCCTGAAGTTGATGATTACTGACATTTAGCTGACAAATAATTCTTGACCTTCTAGTATGTATCCTATATATTATAAGTGTTGGAGGGAACATGAAAGAAGAAATTGAAATGGCTCTTAGTCGTCCAGTATGTACAGGGTGGGACCGTGGATTTCTTGAATCGATTTTAGGTCAGCTTGAGAAGGGTCGTACACTCTCAGAGAAACAAGTTACGACTGCTACCAAAGTTATCCTTCGTAACGGCGAGGAGGCTCAATCCCTTCACGATGAGTGGGAGAGCGTATACATTAAAGAGCATAAGTCGGATGCACTTGTGCTTGCGCAGTATTATAACACCACCGGCTACTTTTCTGAGTTAACTCGCGATATTCTCAAAGGCTTGGTGCCTGATATGCGGGCATATACGAAAATGCGTAGTAATAAGTATGCTCAGAGAGTTTTAGATACACACCACGCTGAACCTAAATATCCTGCCGGCACTCTTGTGGCTGCTCGCGCGAACTGTTATGCAAAGAATATTGGCATTTCGGCACCCACAACTTGGAGTAGCCAAGATCAAGCTGTTAAGGCTTTTCGCGCCAAAGGTGGCCTTATCATTCGAGTGCTAGATGTTATTCGTTCTGCTGCCAAGGGTGCAAAAATGTATAAGATTCTACCGATCGGTAGCACAATCCCGGTGATTATTGAAGAGCGGTTTATTAAGTTAAAAAGAAAGTAGGTGGCTCATACTAAATAATGTATGGGATTTGATATACCACCAAAATATAAGATAGGCAATCTCGTTAAGGGCTTTTATGATATTATTGAATATTATTATTGGCACGATGATCCTGATGATTATTTTACTACAACCCACACTGGTGTCATCATTGATATCGACTATGAAATGGAATACTTTCAAGATTATGTCTACACTGTTTTATGTCTTGACGGAACAAAACGATATTTTATTGAATCCGAACTAATAAAATTATAAAAACTACTTGACAGCGTGTCGCTAACCTATTATAATTTATTTATGGCTGATTGGTGGAATTGGTATACACAACAGACTTAAAATCTGTCGCCCTTTGGGCTTGCGAGTTCGAGTCTCGCATCAGCTACCATCTTTTATTTTACTGTGGAATCACAAATCGGTTCAAGTCCGTTAAGCAAGCTGGATGCACATTGATCACCACACCCTTGCGAGAAGTTCAGAAGTCTGGTTGAAGAGATTAATAGCTGCAGCTATCATGATTGTTCGACGGATGGAGGATAGGCAAGGGCACTTTTGGGCCTTTAGTTCAGTTGGTTAGAGCATCCCGCTCATAACGGGAGAGTCGTCGGTTCGAGTCCGACAGGGCCCACCATTTAACATAACAAAAGGGAGAAAATATGTTAACTACAAGAGACAATAATGTGGCTGTGGCATTCTTTGCAGCCTCTCTGATTTCCGTCGCCTGCAGCATTTATGTCTGGGTTGCATCAAGTGCAGATCCGGCACACGCTGAAAGGTTTGGAATCTTTGTCGGTCTTTGGGCCCCAACACTTATGGGCTTGGCAAATTACTATCGGGAGTAGAATATGACAGGCAACCTTTATGAGTTCTTGGGGATGGCATCATTTGTAAGCACGGCAACTTTTTTTGTTGTCGGCTTACGGTGGTTTATCTTTAAGTTGGGCTCAACTAAAAAAGTAAGCGAAGAAACAAGTGGATATATTCAAAACAAATAAACTGTGGCAAGCACAAAATCTTTGTTTAAAGACTTTAGAAATGAATCTCAAATCTTTAGAAGATGCTACCAAAGAGTTGCAAAGTAAAGTCAAGAATGATAAACTAGATGCATTCTACAGTCAGAATAGTGACTGCCTCGTTTATGCAACCAAAGTATGGAATTCTTGTTTAAGGCTTGCAGAGCTAAAAAAATTACAGTGGGAACTTGAGGGTAGAGATTCAGCAGGTAGACTTATTACGGAGGATTAAATGATCTACACAATTATTTATAGCAGTCAGAGTGGGAATGGAAGTTATACTTTTGTTTCCTCACACGATAAGAATGATGCTTGGTATGATTATATTAATAATCACGCCGAGGAGGGGCAAGAGCCACTAGCAATCTGCCCGGGCAATATTGTTGTTTACTTTGAGGATTGTATTTCACCGGAGGAGTCTGGCAATGAAGCAAGCTAAAGTACGCAAAGGCACCGTTGCATTTCTTAGGGATGACTCACATCTTCCTTTTGTTAACCTTGCAAAGTTTGAAACAATGGACAAAGCTTACACGATTCCACATTACTGGCGAGATCGTGATGGCAAAATGTCACACTTGTGGCATCTCGATCATCTTCCAAAGAATACTAAAGTTACCTGTATGCACAGGGAGCGTGGGATGAAGCACACTTTTTGGGCTGTCACTGACCCCGAAAGTGAATCGATTGGTAAAGTGTTTGTTGTTGGGTTTCGTTTTGATGATCGCATTGAAATGGAGGATGAAATGTCTTTTCAATACGAGAATATTTCACCTTTCGTAAAGTATTCACTTTTGTCTGAAAAGTACTTGACAAAGAAGCAAGCAAAAGTTATGCTATAGAGGTATTAAGCACCCTTAGCTCAGTTGGATAGAGCATCGGCCTTCTAAGCCGAGGGTCGTAGGTTCGAGCCCTACAGGGTGTGCCATTTCTTTGCGGGTGTAGCTCAGCGGTAAGAGCAGTCGTCTTATATGCGATTGGTCGCAGGTTCAAATCCTGCCACCCGTACCACTTTATGTAATTTACTAACTATTTATAATCGAGGCTTGCAATGTCATATCATGATTCTTATTACCACTCCAAGTTAGAGGATAAAGGTATTTCTGTTGTTAATCCATTGCACGAGCAACAAAAACGCCTGTCTCAACTTGAAGATTTTCTTGCAGAAATCGCTAATGAAACCCAAGATCAGCGCTTGAAAGATAGAATCAATGATGTGCTAAAATGAAAGTCGGTGATCTGGTTACATATGTGCCTGAGCCGTCAGCACTTTTTAAGTGGGAAAGATATAGAGGCTTAGGTCAGCGCAGACCACCGGGGATTATTGTGGAGGCCATTGAGCACTCATATTCACATACCCCACGATTTAAAATACGTTGGCACACTGGTATAATCACTGAAGAGTGGGCGTCTTACTTAAAAATATACGAAGATATGGAGGACTAATATTATGATTTTAAAAACTTTTGTGCTTGTGGGTGTTATTGACTCTTTTGATTCACATTTTGCCTCCGTTGAGCTTAGTGCAAATCCTGCCTTAAATGGCGGACCAGCACAAGCAGTGATGCCAATTAACGCATTTCCTTGTGAAATTACGGAAGGGCAAAAGTTTTATGTGATTAAGATTCATGAAGACTCAGATACCGTTATTGTGTGTAATTTGGAGGATCAAAAAGAATTAAATGACTGAACAACAGGAAAATATGATTAAGGAATGTATTGAATCTCACCATCGTATGATCAAGTTTCATAGGTCACAAATTATCAATCTGTCTCGTAAACTTATCAAACAAGACAGAATTATGGAGAGTTTCGATTACGATATTATCAATAAAAGTAGGGGATCTGATTAAGCTGCAATATGCTATGAAGAACCCATACGATCAATCGATTGAGGGATGGGGTGATCCGTTCATCGGCGTGATTGTTGAAGTTCCTTCCGATGACAGAACTTCGGTGCTTAAAATGTATTGTTTTGATGATATGAAGGAGCACATTCTTATGCCTGAAATAGATTTAATTGAGGTCATAAGTGAAAGTAGGTGATTTGATTTCTTTTAAGCCCAAGTCTTTCGGGGATGATGATTGGTCAAATCCGGGTATTATTATTGATTCTTACATTAGCAAAGGTTTTGAGAGGGATGAGGAAATTTGGATCGTCTGGATCAACGGACATAAGTGCTTAATTAATGAAAGAGTCGATGATGTTATAATTATCACAGGCTCTTGACTTGCTTTTTGTTCTGATCAATGTTAAGTTATTTGTATGAAGATTGGAAGTCTTGTAAGAATGCACACGCACCAAACTGGCTTTGTCGGTGTGGTTGTGAGTGTTAACAAGAGAGGCTACGGTCGAACCGCACTAGTTGGTGTTCGATGGATAGGAGGTTCCGGCAAGATTGATTGGGAGCCAAAAGCTTGGTTGGAGGTTATCAGTGAAGGTGGGTGATCTCGTAAGGTACAAGTTTGTACCTCATCCTTATGCAGATGAGGAGGTCAATCTTGGTGTTATTCTTGAGATTTCTAAAACAGGTCACATTACTTTTTCTGCTAAAGTTCATTTTATAAACGGGGAAACGGAGTGGTACGATACGGGCGTACTTGAGATTATTGATGGAAACTATTAAAGTAGGAGACTTGATTATTTATAGATCCTTTGACAAGAGGATGGGAGTTGTTATCGAGGAGTCTAAAGGCTACATTACGATTCATTGGAATGATGGAGCAAAAAATGTTATACATTACTCTAGCATCGTTAATGATGTTTCACATTCGGTTGTTAGAGTTTAGGGACTACTTATGAGGAGAAACGAGATATTAGATTTGTCAAAGTTTAAGCCCGGTAACCTTGTGCGTGTCAAGGACTCAACTCATGATGTCGCAATCCCAAGCCACAGGCTGGGCCTTGTGATGGAGACGGTTCCTGAAGAAATCGATGAGAGTCGTTCATACACTGCATTTTATAATGTTGCTTTTGCCGGCGGTAAAGTTTTAAAGTTTCACGAGATGTTTCTAGAACTAGTTGAGGATTGATTTGTGAGTAGGGAAAGGCCATTCTACCAAAGAATAGTTTGCAAGAGCGGCTTTAGTATGTCCGTTCAAGCGAGTGCGTATTCCTACAGCTACCCGCAGTCGGACACGGCCGAGGTATATGAATCAGTCGAGATTGGGTTCCCAAACAGAGTCGAGCCATTGATTGAGAAGTATTGCGAGGATGACACAGACCCAACGGGCACAGTTTATCCGTATGTCCCAGTTTGGCTTGTCACCACAGTCATAGCGAAGCACGGGGGCGTCGTTTCAGGCAGCGCGCCCCCCGGAGTGGTGATGTTAGAGAGTGATTGAGCGCCGATCGCGCGATTTTTTTCGGTAAATTTTTCCTTTTTACAAACACAACGCTTGACAAGGCGCAAGCAAGGGCTTATAATAGTTCTATGAAAATGACAATTGTAATTGATTCCGATGACCCCGAAGGCATCAACGACGCATTGAAGATGGTGCGTATTATGCACACAAAGTACTCACGCAATGTTACGTATCACAAGGAGGAGTTTGGCAAGATTGAGTTCATTAAGCTTCTTCGCAAGTATATGCGCGAGTCTATCCAACATATGAAGAGCGAAGACTCTACACAAGTTAAAGACCTAGACGACTTGCCAAACCTTCGCAATGCAAAGCGCTTCGCTGATCGTGTGTTCAACGGCGCTCAATAACAATACAAGCAAATAGGAGACAAAATGCTAAACATTATCGTATTACCCATCATCATTGGCTGCAATGACCCACAAAACGTAGAAACCGCGATCCCGCTAGCGCGGGATAGTGTATCTGAATCACTGGATAGATCTGCCGAAAGCCTTGATAATATGATTTATCTTACGGAAAAAATGACCGGCGATCTGGAGATTATGATTGAAAACCAAGACGCCATCTTTAGGGCTGTAACCAACTGCATCAGTGATGAAACTTGCGAGGCTCTCAAGCAGTCTATGGTGCGCCCGTGAATGTAGGGGATTTGGTTTGCAGTCGTCATGACTCTAGTCATCGAGGAATCATCACGGTTATTGGACCCAAAGAAACGAGGATTGATCATGGCAGGTCAGTTGCCAAGGTTCAATGGTTTGATGGTGAAATAACTTTTGAGCTTAAAAAAATGTTGAAGGTGCTAAGTGAAGGAAAATAGAACATTTAAAGATGATATTGAAAGGGCAGAGCGTCTCTTGCTGGTGTATAGCTGGCTTGGTATTACTGTTGCGTTAGCAGTGATTGGCTACAGTATTTGGAGCGTGATGTGAAAGTCGGTGATTTGGTTACTTTATCCTCGTATGTTCTGCAGACTGCTCCAATGTGGAAGTGGCGTAACAAGATTTGGATGGAGAAAAAGAATATTATTGGTATGATTATTAATGTTGAAGACAATCCACATATTACCAATCACACTTCGGATAACGAAAAAAAGTATTATTTTGTTCGTTGGATGCCGGATGGACCGGCAGGAAGATGGAATAATGGCAATATGAGAGCAGCAAGACCATACCAAACTTCTTACTTTTTTAGAAAGGATTTGAAGTTTGTAAAATGAAAGTTGGCGACAAAGTAAGAATGCAGCCTATGTGGAAATATGAAGTTGCTAATGGTGTGGTAGAGAAAATTACACCTGACTACGTTGTTGTTAAATGGTTTGGTGTTAATGGACAATGGCATTATACTAATGATCAAGCTAAAAGATTGGAAGTGATCGATGAAGATCGGTGATTTGGTGAGAGTTACATATGATCCGACTGGATGGATTGGTCACGGTGTGATAATTAAATTCAGAAAAAAATCAAAACTCAACGAGGCTCAAGTTCATTGGTTTGACCAGTGGTCAGATGAAAGCCCAAGGGACTGGAACAACGTGGATTTACTAACAGTTATAAGTGAAAGATAGGGGGAACTATGGAAATGTATCAAGTTTTTATTAATTGTGTAGTGGCGTTTATTGTGCTTGGATTCACTTTTTCGCTTTACATTCTTGACAATATGGATAACTAATGTCTGACAAAGTATACTATGATGAAAGTTGTTATGTTTGCTCGCTAGAGATTAACACGATCCGTGAAAGGGCTGAAGCATGTGGTATCGAATTTGTTGACATTAGTGCCGAAGACTTTGATGGCAACGTCGCTGACTTTGAAAAAGAAATGATTGGCTGGTTTGACCAAAAGGCAACCAAAGGGCCTGAAACGTTCAGGCTGATGTATGAAAAAATGGGCTTTAACAGGGCAGTTTGTATCTCTCGTCTCCCTGTTGTGAGAAGTTTATTTGACGCCGGTTACTATATTTTTGCTTATGGTATCAGACCATACTTACCAAGGAGAAAGAAATGAAATTTATTAAAGATTTTCTCTTCAACAGAGAAATTAATAGTATCAAAAAGAAAATTACTAGACTTCAAGAGCAAGCATTGCATTTGCAACGCAATGGTAATCTACGAGAGTATGCTTTTGTTATTAATGAATTGGAAGAGCTATCAGATCATTTAGTTAAAAAACTTGACGAGAATAATAAACTCAATTATACTGAACCTGATAGCGATTTTATTGATTATGATGGTATGGGTAATCAAGGAAGATTTCCAAAGAAGAAGTGATGGCAAGAAAGCAAGTTGATAAATCATATTTTGAAAAGTGGAACCCCGATATTGACTATAGGAAACACCCTGAAATGTACAGGATTGGCCGCGGCCAACAGGGTGTGTTGCTATGTGAGCCTTACAAGTCTGATATCTGCGCGCACTGGCGTTTCAAGACTGTTCGCGAGGCGCAAGTATCAAGTCAAAATATCCTAATGATGTTCTATACTTACGTTAACGAGGGAGATTTTGTTGGCGCCGATATGGCTAAAAAGTTCCTGCATATGGGATTTACACGCGCTCGACGTTATGCAAATCATCGCGATGGACGAAAGTATAATGATGACGGCAGTATTATTCCGCAGGAGCCTGATGCGCTAACCTGCGAAAAAGCACAATCTGCTCGAATATTTTATGCCTGTTGGAAAGAGGCCCGCGAGTTTGCGCCTTATTTGGCTATGAAACAAGAGCACAGGCAAAAGTATGAAAAGAAGCCTTGACATTCGCTTGACATTACATTCATTGACGCGCGCCCTTAAAAGGTTATATTATATTTGTAAGGAGAAACAACATGACATTTGATATCCCACTTATCCGCACCGAAGACTGGTCAAAAGGTCTTACACAGATTGAAAGAACTAAGATTGGTTTGGATGCGACTATTACTGCCCTGATGCTTCAGGGTTCATTGAACGATCCAAAAGTATCGAAAGAAGAAGTTGAAACTTTTATGACGCTTAGTGTTGCAGCTACTATCCCGGCGGAGGCATAAATGACATCATTTGATATCAAACTTTACTGTTTTAAAACAAAGACTTACGAGACTTTGGCTTCCATTGTCGCCGAGACTAAAGAAGAGGCTCGAAGCACTTTTATCCGCGAAAACAACTTTGAGCCCAGAGACGGGTATCGTCTTTTTGTTAAAACTCCTGCTTGTCTTTAGAGGTTATTGTGGAACTACCTGTTATTGTTAATATGCGCCCAATGCTCTACACTGATGGAAACGGTCAGAAGTGGGCGGTTTCCGGTCAGTTTTGGCTGCCAGTTGACGAGACTGCAACACTTGATTCTATTGATCACGTTATGATTTACAAGCCAAGGAGCGCGCCTGAGACGCCTTCTAATGTTCAGTCTTGGGAAGTCCAAGGCAGCACTGGCAAAAGCTATACAGTGACCTATGACGGCCACGTATGGGGTTGCACGTGTGCCGGGTTTGGCTGGCGACGAAAGTGTCGGCACATCACGGAGAAAATGCATGAAAGTGGGTGATTTGGTCCGCTGGAAAGGTTCCGTTGGTATCGTTGTCGAGGTTGGAAAGTTTGTCGGCAATGGTGATTTACTTGTTAAGTGGCACGATTATGCCGATCCATTACCAGCACGCAGTGATTTGTTGGAACTCTTGACATCTGCTTGACAACTTTCGCATTGACGATGGCCCTGATGTTGTTATATTATAAGGGTAAGGAGAGAACAAATGTCATACAATGGTACCGTCCGCTGCTCATACTGTTACCGTACAGGTCATAACTCTCGCACCTGCCCGAAAAAGAACGAGCACCTGAAGCAAGGTTACGAGAGGGCTATTGAGCAAGGCGATTACCGTGCTGATACATTCCGTCAAGAGTATGAGGCCCGGACTGGTTTGAACATTGTCACTGGCGAAGATCTCCCCAAGAAGAAGAGGACAACCAACGTCCACTGTGGTTACTGTGGTCGGCAAGGTCACACTCGCCGGACTTGCCGCTTTCTGAAGAGCGACAAAAAAGTATTCGCTGAGATTTCAAAGTTTACCAGAAAAGCAGTCTGGGAGCAGTTGGTAAACAATGGTGTCGGTGTGGGCTCAATCGTGCCAGTTCGCACGTTTCAATACCTTGGCGAAGATAAGGGATATGGTTACAAGCCAACTCTTCGCTACATTACGGGTTTTGAGTGGGAGGGCTGCCACTGGGGCAATAGTGAACTCAAAGCAATCCACAAAAACATTAAAGATATTACAAAGCCCGGTTATGGTGATTCAACCACTATTGTTGGACTTTTGCGGGAATCGCGAGAACATATCGACAGTGGTAATGTTCCCGCTGATTTGATGAGCGTGACCACCACATACAATATGCCAGAGGGCTGGCTCGACTTTGAAGATGAGAAAACTGTTAAGTTCGCTTACAAGCAGTTTTTCACAACCCGGAAAGGCTACGAAAAACGACGGACTCAGTTTCGTTTCCCAAATGAGCAAGCGAGAGATATTATTATCAAACTTGGCTTGACTGATGATTATCCAAATATGATCTCTTGACATTTCTCTGACAATAAAATACTTGACCGAAACACCATTCGGTGCTATATTTATAGAGTAAGGCAAAGAACTAAACAACCTCCCAAACTGGAGAACACAACATGGCTATCGACTTCGCAACATTCACCACTACCGCTCCGTTCATCCTCGATGCTCGACTTCCCGTCTTGCTTCGCGGCCGTCACGGTATCGGTAAATCACAAGTCGTCTACCAGATTGCAGAGGAGCGCGGTCTGCCTGTCGTTGAGCGCCGCGCATCACAGATGACCGAGGGTGACCTGCTTGGTCTTCCTGATACGGCTGATACCGCTATCAATGGTCGCAAGGCCACCACTTGGAATGCCCCTGACTGGCTTGTTACTGCTTGTGAGCAAGGTGTACTTCTCTTCTTGGATGAGGTTGACCGTGCTACTATGGAAGTCCGTCAAGGTCTTTTCGAGCTTACCGATAGCCGCAAGCTGAACGGTTGGCACTTGCACGAGGACACTTTGATTGTCGCTGCTGTCAATGGTGGCGAGCACGGTGCTCAATACCAAGTGGGCGAGATGGACCCTGCAGAGCTTGACCGCTGGACTGTGTTCGATGTCGAGCCTACCATTGAAGATTGGCTTAAGTGGGCCCATGGACGCGTCCCATCTATTGTTTGGGACTTCATTAACCACAACCGCAAGCACTTGGAACACGAGGGTGACTTTGAGCCCAACAAGGTCTATCCTTCTCGTCGCTCTTGGGACCGCTTCTGCGGTACCGCTGAGCCTGCTGGTGTGTTCGCCGAAGATGGCGATCGTGATCTGCTGTTCAACCTCGCCACTGCTTTTGTTGGCTTCGAGGCCGCTGTTACTCTCCGTGACTTCGTTGAGAAGTACGAGTGGCAAGTGACCATTGAGGACATCATTGATGATGGCGACTTTGAGAAGGTTGATAACTGGGGTATCAATGACCACGCCGCGATGATTGAGAAGTTTGAAGCCTCAGAAATCTTCATCGAGCAGCTTAGCGAAACTCAAGTTACTAACTTGGCTGAATACTTTGTCCGTCTTCCATCCGAGATCGCTATGAAGCTTTGGACCGTCCTTGGAGATGCTGATAACATGCAGAACGTTGTGGCTCTGCACAAGGCCACCACTCACGATGGTAAGCGTGTGAGCGACCACCTTGTTGAAATCTTGGGAGGCAATACTGAAGACTAATGCGCCATCGCATTCCGCCACGACTATCACCGCCTAAAATCGGGGATCTGGTAAAACTATCAGGCCCCGGCGGCCTTGGTATGGCTTTTAAAAGGGCCCACGGTATCGGTATGGTGGTTGAGATTTATAAGCCGATAGACCGAAGGAAACGCTATAAAGTTCGCTGGCTAAAGACTGAAGAGAATATGGACTTTCACGAAGAGGATCTAATCGTTGTCTCAAATGTGGATTGATAAAATAGCCATCGGAGATCTTGTTATTAAGAAATACGAAGGTTTGCCGGGCATTGTTCTTGGCAAAGAAGAGACTGCCAGATCCAGATATGGTGATATTGTCAACCGGAGATACAAGTTCAAAGTATATGTATCTGACGGTAGCTGCGGCTGGATAACCGAAACTGCATTCAGAGCTTTGTATAAAATCCCTTGACATTTCCTTGACAACTTAAACCTTGACCTTGGTGCCTCACGGTGCTATATTATATATGTAAGGAGATAGAACATGTCAGACGACAAGACTACTAAGCCATTTGACCTGAATATGCACACTGCACGGCTGCTTATGCGGGAGCCTTTCTTCGCTGCATTGTCCCGTCGTATCGACAAGATTTCGACCACTGCCATTCCTACCGCTGGTGTGCGTGTTAACCCCACCACGGCACAGTTTGAACTGATGTACAACCCTGAGTTTATGGGTCAGCTTTCGGATCGGCATATGCAGGGTGTGTTGATGCACGAGTTCTATCACCTCATCTTTGAGCATGTTACTGGCCGTAAGCCTGTAGACGGTCTCAAGAAGATTGATAATATTGCTATGGACTTGGCTATTAACTGCCACATTTCGGATTACCTGCCCTCTGAAGCGACACCCGGCCCAGACGTTGGCGGTCAAGCTATGAAGGCTTGTATCCCCGGTGAGGGTATGTTTAAGGACCTTCCATCATTCAAGACCTATGAGTGGTACCTTGAAGCCCTCAAAGAAATGGTAGAGAATGAAAAGCAAGAGGGTGAAGGCAACGGTGATCCGTTTGGTGGTATGGATTCTATGGATGACCACGACGGATTTGGTGACGTTGACGGAACCACTCAAGAGATCGCTAAGGAGCGTCTTAAGGACACTATCAAGAAAGCTGCCGATGAGGCTGAGAAGTCGCGTAACTGGGGCACCGTCTCATCAAGTATGCGCTCTGAGATTATGGACCGTATTGCTACCAAGATTGACTGGCGCAAGGTGCTGCGGTACTTCGTAAAGACCTCACAACGGGCCGACAAGCGGTCTACACCGCGTCGTATCAACAAACGTTACCCGCGGGTCCATCCGGGCAAGCGAGTCCGTAGACACGCAAAGATAGCCGTTTCTATTGACCAATCTGGTTCTGTCGATGATGCTATGTTGGCTGCTTTCTTCTCCGAACTTAACCAGTTAGCAGAGATTGCGGAGTTCACGGTGATCCCTTTTGACACCGCGGTTGCTGAGTCTATGGTCTACGTTTGGAAGAAAGGACAAAGCCGTAAGACCGAGCGTGTCTTGACTGGTGGTACTTGTTTTAACGCGCCTACAAAGTACGTTAACGAACGAGAGTTTGACGGTCACATTGTTCTAACTGATATGATGGCACCTAAGCCTGTTCCAAGTAAGTGCCAGCGTATGTGGATGACTACCGCGCGCTGTGCGGCGCGCCCATACTTTCAAACAAACGAACGTGTGATTGCAATCGACTCTTGACATCCACTTGACAACAAAACCATTGACTTGTACCCTCGCGGGTGCTATATTATAAGAGTAAGAAGGAGAAAGCAAATGCTTCAACAACGCCGCGGCATGATGGCCGCTCTTATCATCGCTGACGTGACCTGCTGGTCCGCCCTTATTTTTCTTGCCTTTCAATGGGCAACTTGTTAGGAGACAACAAAATGAATGACGAACTTTTGAACATTACACTTACCGAATCTGAGGTCAATATGATTATGGATGCCCTCAATGGTGCGATTATGCCAACCCCTGAGTCTCAGGATCTTATGCACGATCTACTTGAACAAGTTGCTCGCCACGATGACCCTGACTGGGTTATTGACACCGAGCCGACTGACATTGACGAGGGCTTTAGCTTTACGGTCGCTGAGGATGATTTTATCGATGCTGGCATTCAGGCCCGCGAGCAAATGAAGGCAAACAGCCGGGCCGCAAGCCGTCGTAATGCACGCCTGCGCTTCGGTGAGTTCACTGTTGAGGCTCCTGCCGCTGATGATGAAACAACATCAGAGATTAAGGGCCATGACCTGTGGTCACGTCCGAATGACCCTACAGGCTGGTAAGTATTTGGAATGATTAAGGAAAAAGAAATGAAGTTAGGTGATCTTGTAAGATTTCCCTCGACTCGTGGACCGGATCCAATCGGCGTGGTGGTAGGATTTAACCACTTCGACCAGCGAGCCAAAGTCTACTGGCCAGAAGTTAACATCGCTGATTGGGAGCCCGTTAAGTGGCTTCAGGTTGTCAATCCATCATGACATATGCGGAGCAGTGCGTAATGATCGCTATTTCCACTGTTGTGTTTGGCGGAATGTTTTATCTCTTGACATTCTCTTGACAACTTAACTCTTGCATATCACCAATCTCTATGTTATATTATATGTATAGAAAGGAGAGAGGAAATGGTTTTGTTGTTGGTTACCCTTAGTGTGTTTGCTGCTGCTGGCGGCGCGATCTACATGATCTATTCGCTTGAAAATGGAGAGAACAAATGAACTGGCCTCAATGTTTCGATTGCGGTGAAGAGTTTAGCCCGAAGCGGAAAGCCTTGGGATATGAACACTGCTTGGAGTGTGGCGAGCAATATGCTAACCAGACTGCCGAACGGATGAAGAAGTGTACGGCACCACTTTACAATAAGGGTGCATATCAATACGTTGGAAGTGTGCAAGATGCACGATGGGCAGGTAGGTAATGAAAGTCGGTGATTTGATTAGCGTGAAGCTGCCGAGCATAAAGCCATACATCGGATTAGCTATCAAAGCTAATGACAAGGGCGAAGTATTAGTGCGCTCGATGGATGGAGGGCTTGAGTATTGGGTCAATAGTTGGGGCGGGAAGGTGATCAATGAAAGTCGGTGATTTGGTAAGAGTTAGAACGAAGCATCACGGTGAGAAGCTGGGTGTGATTGTTGAGATTGACAAAGAACTTGGTGTTCGCATCAAGGCGCAAAGCCACCCTCGTGATATCTGGGGTCTTCCGCAGGATGTTAAAGTATTGGTGAGCGTATGAAAGTCGGTGATCTAGTAGCTTGGCGCAGTCCGACATGGGCTGGAAAGGAAATTCCTTTAAAGGAATCGACGATTGGGTTGGTTGTTGAGACTGGTAAGTTCGCGGGCAATGGCGATGTTAGGGTTTTGTGGAATCGTGGCATTGACTGTCACGAGCCACATGTACATAACAGTAAGTTTCTTAAACTCGTGACATCTTCTTGACACGATCGCCCTTGTAAAACCCCATCCGCTATGTTATATTATATATGTAATCAAGGAGAGCATTACACATGAAAGTCAAAGCAGTAATCAAGAAAATCAAAACTCACTTCAAGAAGCAAGGCATCGATATCGAGGTAACCAACGATACTGGTCGCTGGACATTTGTGCACAACGGATATGTCGGCTCGTTCTTGGCTAACGGTCGATGTGACGATGAAGACCAAATGGATGCCGAGGCCTGCAACTTCCACGTCCGTCGAGTCGATGATCACAGTTGTCTTTACAGCGACTACTATGCCGGATCGTTCCGCGATAATGCAACTCAGATGATTCACTCTCTGTTGCCGCCTCCGCCTAAGTTCACCCCCGGTCAGCTTGTTCGGGGCAAGGAAAACAAGCGAGCGATCCGGCAAGGGTATGCTGGCTTGACCGGTCTGGTGACTGATGCCGGGACTGGTGGACAAGTGATCGTTGAGTGGGTGGGCCCAAATGCTCCGAAGACCACTTATAAAGTTTCTTATCCAGAACGGGATCTTGTTCTGGTTTCATAGGGAGGAGATAAAACTATGAATAACTTTCAAATGCACATCTGGCAACAGAAGCTCGAAGCCCTGACCGCTTTGGCAGGCGAGATCAAAAGAAAAGAAGGCAGTCACTCGGAGAACTACAAAAAGATTGTAGACCAAATGATTGTGGTTGAGAACCAGATTTTGGATGCTGGTGGTAATGTTTCTTATCTGCCATTCGGTAAAGATGATGACTTGCCACCAGCGGCTTGACATTCTCTTGACAACTTAATTGTTGACTTTTACCTCTGTCGGTGTTATATTATTAGCATAGAAAGAAAGGAGTTCATCTATGCAACGTGCTATCGACCAAATCAAGATTCAAACGAAGAAAAACTACAAGCCTGCCCCTGCACCGCCAACGCGTAAGCAGATCACCGGCTGGACCGTTGAGCAAGTTGCTCCTCGCATGTGGGTTGTGTTCCGCAACTCCACTAAGCAAGGCAAGCAAGCCGTGATGGACTTCCCTGACCGCGAATGGGCTGAGTCGTTTGCTGCTGGTTGTAACTCTGAACTTGCTAACCCAACTAAGATGAGCCCTGCAAGTCTGAAGCGGAAAGATGCTAAGTATCTGACCGATGAGGAGAAGGCTGATCTCGCTGCGCTCGAAGGCGGCGAAGGCATTTGATCGTACCCGAAACCCGCAAAGCGCCAAGCGCGAGAGGTTAAGATAATGAAGTTTCGAGACTAACGGCTATAAGAGGATTAGCCACCCTCATGACAATAACTAACCCGCTGGAACTAACTGAAGACAGCCAGCTTTATAAACATAGAGTCTTATGTAAGGGGATACTCGAAGGGGCCGCGAGTTAAAATAAAAATCCCACATTTTATTATGAAGTATTATATTACACAAACAGTCATTGAAGAGATTGATGGGAAGCTACAAGGTCGCGAGGTTATTCTGACCCGCGCTGATTCTCGTGTCGACAATAACTCTGCTTTGCTGGTGAATATCGTTAACTTCAAGAAGCGACTGGAACGACTGGGCATCAAGAACCTTCACATCAACAAGTACGATAAGAAGCGATACAATAAACTGATGCGAGAACAGAACAAATATAGAAAAACTGTAAAGCTCACAATGGCGGACCTTGCACAAATGACCGAGGAATCAAATAAAGAGTTTGGTGATATCAATGTTTAAACCCGGAGAACTCATCAGTAGATACAGTAAAAAAAGTTCAGTCAAAGGTCATTGTGTTGTAGTTGATAAAGACAATGACAACTATACGTTGTATAATAACTCATTAAAGTGTTTACAGAGAGTGTCTTGTGTAGTGGTAGACAGATTGTATATTAAAGTAGTAGATGATAGTGAAGTAGAGAATGTGTATGAAATGACTTAGTGTGTTTTGTGGTGTATACATTTTGATACGTGTATATTATTTGATACACTTATGTTTTATGTTGTAATGTTTTAGTTGTGCTGGTTTTATGCTGGTGTTTAGTATACGTGTGATTTGTGCATTGTCAAGTGTCAAGTCATATTATGTCCGATTATGATGGAGGAGAGATTGATGAGGTTTGATGGGGATTTTGCCGACAATGCCGGCGCGGTATTGTTTGCCGTGATGTTTGTTGCGCTTGTCGCACTTGCGTGATACATATGTGACAAACGTGACGGATATGCGCGCGAGGGTAATACATAAAAGATAGACATAACGCTTGTCACACGTCGCATATAGTTTGCGACAAAACTTTCCGGCCCCCTCGGAATGTGCGCGAGAGTACAAAAACAAATAGGTAATAGTTACAGTATGAGTAAGAAGAAGACCAGACGACAGAGACTAGCAGATTGCAGTTTGTTCCTGCCTTTTGTGCCAGTGTTTGCTTACATCTATGCCGGCCTATTGTTTGACTATGTGAAGTGGCATGTGAGAGACAGTCGCGAGAGTAATAATAAATAATACAGTAAAAGACACTTAAGCATATGCCAGTTTGAAAGCAGACAATGAGGAAGTAGTACCCCCCTACCCCCTACCTACCCGAATGTATGTCTCTACATATGCGACAGTGCTGACAGGCCGGCTAAGTACGTTTTCGATACGGCTGTAAAAAATTGAGATATTTGACCTTCCGAAAAATGCGCCTAAAAATTTTCCCAGATAGTTACTATGAGGGCACATTGTGGGATATAAGGAGAGACTATACAAGTACTTCGAGATACCACCCAAGCACAACTTCAAAGTCGGAGACTTAGTGACTTGTTCTTGCCACGGGGGATTGGCTATGATTATACAATTATACGATGCTAGTGATGATCATCCGGGTATGGATATGGTAAAAGTATATTGGGTCGTATTTCCACACGAGGGCGTTAAGGAACGAATATGGATGCATACCATACGTAGACTTAGAAAAGCGGTCTAAACGCAATGTGAATTAGCTATATGGCATTTACAGAAGACACAAGAAGATATCGAGAATTCAAGTTGGGTGATTTGGTGTATTACCACGATACATACGTAATTCCACCAGATGCGGTAAATTGGAAGTTTGTAGAAACGGATCAAGATGATAAATTGGCTATCATAGTTGAAGAAAATAATGCCCAATGGGATATGAAGCCGTATGGTAGACATCAGTTATTCAAAATAATGCACGTGAAAAGTGGTTACATACGCACGTGCTCATCGCATAATTTGACAAAAGCGTACTTTTATGATGAACTTGAGTAGGCATTGAACTATTTACAGTGGTAGAAATAACATGGTTATCACTAGAAAAAGATTAAAACAAATCATATACGAAGAATTAACGAAATCCGATAAGGACGAAGTTAAGCGTATGATATCAAAAGAACTTAAGTCTATGGTGGAAGATGAAGTTGAAAAGGTGCTTAAGTCGAAGTCAGTGAAGGATGATATTGGGGATATCACTAAATCGGTGCTTAAAAAGCTATACAAAGATTTATCGATTCAGCACCCGTATATTATTGATAGAATTAAAATTTAAACCACTACTTATACACGTTTTAAGGATTAATTAATGTTAAAATTGATTGCATATGTTTATATGGCTAGCAATGTTAATACGTCTGTCAATTTGGACTATTGCGAGATTAAGGACCTACAGTCACCTTACGTCAAAAAAATAGACGATGCTACTGAGCACATTGAGCCATACACACCTATTGATACTTGTAATTTAGTTAACGTTAAAGAGAGCGACAAGAAGAAAGCACTATTTGAGTGCATCAAGTTACGTCAAAATTGGTACAAGTTATAAATTAGCCCTAGTTAAAGTATGGGTTACAAAAACGCCGGCCAAGTTTTGGTCGAGGGTATGACGTTGTATGATGTTGATACCAAGAGTATTGGTATACTTGTTCGACGTTTCTCGACAAGAGAGGCCCATTACTATAATGATGATTCATATAGCATACCATATGATTTAGTGTGGGAGTCGGAGCATTACATCACTTGGGTGTGGGATAGTGTGTGGTCTAAAGATGGTCGCGTTATGTACTCTGAGTCCGGGTTGCTTAATTTGATCAAAGCTGGAATAGTGGTCATAATAGACGAGAATAACCCGCACTCAAGCTCAATGGAAGTCAAATAAGTTGTGGACGATACTGATTTAAGGACTGAGGCGAATAAACTTGAATTGCAAGCCGGTGATATGCTGGTGGATGAACTTATAGGCACCATTGGTATTTTAATGGAGCCCGAGGAGGATCCTCACATTGCTGGTTATTACTACAAATCAAAATTTTGGAAAGTTTATTGGGTAAGCACCAATGACGAGTTTCATGCGTTTACGGGAACAACATATGTGGAAGAATACGGATTAAAGATGTCTATTGCGATAGGAATTTATATACATCACTCGATTAGCGGTAATAATAAACAAGAAAAAATTTAGAAAAAAATTTCGGTTTTGAATATATCATTCTGTAGTTACAATAGTGGACAAATTAAACAAACTAATCAAAATACTGTTTCCTTTTGTCGTGGCCGCCTTTTTGGCCAATATTTGGCTTTTCATATACGCAAGTATGAATGACTGGTTTGATTTAGAAATATTGTCACTCTGCAATATGCTTTTATTAAGTTTTGCACTTCTTCGTCGAGAAGATGAATAACGACATAATTACTAATGGCAAGTTTATAAACGGAGGATTTAATGTGGGGTTAATAATTTTCATTATTGGTATGCTGTCGTGCTATACCGATTATCGTATTGGTGATCAATCTGAAGATCGAACAATTAGAGAACAAATTGAAGTTGAGGTACTTGTAGAAGTTCCGGTCGAAGTTGAAGTACCTGTATATGTTGAAGTAGAAGTACCTGTTAATGAGGGTATTATTTGGGTTGATTCATTTACACAACATATGTCGGTTGACGGTATTGACATTATTTGGGTAATTGACCGGTCTGGGTCAATGGCAACACACAATGATAGATTAATTGCCGGCGTGGAAGCTATGATTGCTGCGTTACCAACATCTGATTGGAGATTGGTAATGATTAGCGCTGACCCGCGCAAAGCTATCACAAGCACCGAGTTCCCTCTGGTACCGGGAGATGATGCTGATGATGCGAGAGATATGCTAACAACACTTATTAGTGCGCCGTTTGAGGAGGGTTTCAACGCGGTTTACGATTATATTGTTAATAACCCTTACTCGAACACTTGGATGCGTCCTGACGCGGGGCTACTCGTTGTATTTGTCTCCGATGAAGATGAACAAAGTATTATTGAATATCCCGCCGTTTCAGATTTTATGGATTGGTACAGTTCTAGGAGAATGGGCTCAGTTTTTATGGCAAGTATTATTAATGTTGAGCCTGAAGATTCTTTATGTGGCGGATGGGTGCCCGGACACTATGTTGGGAAAAGGTATCGAGAGGCAACCAATATGTTAAGTGGTGTTATTCTTGACATATGCAGTGAGGACTGGACACCCGGTGTTACCGACGCAACTCACTCAATTGAACCTTATGAAAAAAAAGAATTAACTCATAAAGCTGAGGAGGATTCAATAAGAGTATTCATCGATGGAATACTTAATCATGACTGGTATTATCAAGAATCAGATAACACCGTTTATTTTACTATTATACCAACTGCTGGGTCATTAGTTGAAATAGGATATAGATATATTGAGTTAGATACGGGCGCTGTAGACTCTGGCTCTTAAAATTAAAGGAATAAAATAATGAAAAAGTTACTTAAATATTTTGTAGCCGCTTGTTTGTGCTCTATGATTACAATTAACACTAATAGTGTGGCTGCAGATGGCTATAAGCCAAAACAACCAATTGAAAAAATTAATAAATCTTTAACTGTTGTTGAGAAAAAAGTTCGAGGTGCAGCCGTCAAGGTGGTTGCCGGAGGAGGTCACGGTAGTGGCACTGTCGTACAATATAAAGATTTAACATTAGTATTGACCGCTAAACACGTGGCTGATGGGGTTTTAGGCTCAAGTTATTTAGTGGCCAACGAACACGAACAAAGAAATGCTACACTTATTTATCAAAGCCGCGAGCACGATATCGCAGTCTTAGTTGTATCAACACCATTTAGATATTTAAAAGCTATGCCTTGGAAGCCAACCAAAAAATATGAAATCGGCACGGATATTGTTTACTCAGGTCATCCGTCTTGGCACAAGTTAATGTCGTTTAACGGTAGAATTGTAGGGTATGAAGAATTAGTAGGTTCTGGCACTCAACTAATCGTTAACACCTATGGTTGGTTTGGATGTTCGGGCTCTGGAGTTTACAACACAGATGGTGAATTAGTTGGTATACTATATGGTGTTGATGTGCAATATTCTTATGGAGTGCAAATTCAAGAAAATTTAATTTGGGTTGCTCCAATTAGGAACATTGACATTAATACTGCTCTCGATGCTTTTTGCAGAGGTAGCGTTAAAGGCTATAAAGCGTGTAAATGAATTATAAATGGAACAAATTTTTAACTGAAAAGGAGTTAAAAACAGTTGGGATCGTTGTTTGTCTTGATGACAAGCAACGGTTTCTAATTTTAAGACGGTCTAATATAGATGAGAGGGGAGGCCAATGGACAATACCGGGTGGACATATTGACGATAAGGACCGTTCAGTTGAAGCAGGTGCTGTTCGCGAACTAGATGAAGAAACAGATTTACTATGTGATACTTCTGATTTAATTTATCTTGGGGAACCAAAACCTAAAAAACATTATTTTTTGACTTTGAAGTGGACTGGACGTGTGAACGTTGACAAACCAAACCCAATAACCAATGAAATTGAACATGATGATTGGAAATGGGCCACTATTGAACAGATAAAAGACATTGAAAATACAGAATTTCCGATCTATTTATTGGAGAAAGCTTTAAAAATAGCAGGATTTGATAAAAATGGATGATTTATACGGTTCTATTGACGAAATAACACTTGATGAAGAGTCGTTGGATGAAGAAGGTCTTCGTCAATGGTTTAAAGGTGGTGGTTGGAGACAAGCTGGCGGTAAGTATGATGGTAAACCTTGTGCGCGACAGCCGGGTCAAAAGACAACACCCAAATGTGTGTCCCGAAAAAAATACAAAAGTATGACTAAAAAAGAAAGAGAGTCTGCTGGGCGCCGTAAGAGAAGGAAAGATCCCGGCCAAACTAAAAAAAGAGGCGCTGCAAAGCCAACTTACGTCAAAACTGATCCACAAAAAGGCGGCCGTAAGAAAAAATCTAAAAAGAAAAACGAGGAATTGTACATGGATTTAGAACAAATGATCAGAGAAGAACTCAAGCAAGTTAATGAGGGCATGGGCACAGCAATTCTTGCAACCACACTTGTATTCGCACTGGCAACCAAATTATTGGGTAGAAAACCAGAAAGTGATGAGGAAGCTCAAAGGGCTGTGCAGAATATATCAGATGAAGACCGTTTAAAGTTAGCTAAAGAAGTGGCTCAACAAGCAATTAAAGATATGGAATCTAAAATGAGCTACGAAGAATTTGCTGATGCCGGTATGCCAGATACAAAACCAGCAACTAATTTAGGTTTCGACCGGTCAGCGATGAAGCCGGCTAAAGGTCTTGAAGAAATAGTCAAAGAGGAACTTGAAGCCGTCTTAGACGAAAAACGTAAAAAGAAGAAAAAGAAAACTGCTAAAAGAGACGCCTGTTATTATAAAGTTAAATCACGCTATAAAGTTTGGCCAAGTGCTTACGCCTCTGGTGCATTAGTCAAGTGTCGTAAAGTTGGTGCTAAGAATTGGGGCAATTCTAAAAAGGAATCTTTAGAAATTGAAATTCAAAATACTATTTTTGAGGTATTAAATGAATCACACAGTAAGGAAGATGAAGAAAAGCTAAAGGATATTGCGAAAGCTTTAAGAAAATCATCTAAAATGCACGGCGAACAAGCAGATGATATACAAGATATTATTGATCGTTCGCCAAATGATGAATTAGATGAGTCGCACTCTAAAGAAGACGAGGAAACTTTGCAAGATATTGCCGGACAACTTAAAAAAGCATCTAAATTACACGCTGGTCAAGCTGATAAAATACAAAAAATTGTTGATGATTCTGATGATAGTGAGTTAAGAGAGGACGAAACTATCACCGAGTCTCCTAATTGTGGCTGCGGAAGCAATCCTTGCAGAACATATGGCAAAAATGGTGAAAAAATTATCATAATGGTTAAAGAAGAGATGGAAGCAGTGCTTGATGAAAAGAAGAAAAAGAAGAAATCTGCCAAAGATCGTATGAAATGTAACTCATCAAGACGAATTCGCAAGGGTGAGGCTGGATATGGCAAGAAAAAGTTTGTTGTAAAGGCATGTGAAGGCGGAACAGAGAAAATTATTCGGTATGGTGATGCAAATATGGAGATTAAAAAGGACTCTCCAGCACGTAGAAAGTCATTTAGAGCCCGTCATAACTGCAAGAACCCCGGCTCTAAGTTAAAAGCACGTTATTGGTCTTGCAAGAAGTGGTAATATGCTTACAGATGAGCAAATTTTAGCAAAAACTGCTGCTATTTTAGATAATTTAGACGAAAAGTTCTCTAAATCTGAAAGAGCTAAACGAAGAAAGAAGTGTGATAACCCAAAAGGGTTCACAATGAAGCAATTTTGCAAAAATCAACGATCAAGATCCAAAAAAGGTGAACGAAAAAACGAATCTATCCTTCGTGAAATCGAAGAAGACGAGTTGAGAGTCCTTGAAGATGTTTTAGACGACCTTGACCCGGCAAATTTACCTTTAAATGACCTTTTTAGCGGTAAAATGCGAGTTGTTATACCGTTTCCAACCATTGATCAGTCAACAGAACTTGGAAAGTTCGCAGAATTCTTTAGATCTCAAGAATATGAAGTAGATTGGGATAAAGGTATGGTGTATGCCGAGCGAGATATACGTACATCTGACGATTTTCTTGATAATTTGATGGGTGGACCTGAACCAAAGAAGAAAACTAAGAAGATTCAGATGAAAATCGGCAAGCTTTTCTCCAAATTAGCGGATTTAAGCCGAAGAAAAGACGAAATATACCAAAAAGTATACAAATATATGGAGGGTATTAATTACAAGCTAGCATCTGGCCTGCCAATTAATACACCAAACCGAGTTACCGGAAAAATGCTCAAAGCAGCACTCGATGAGAAAGAATTGGAGAATTTTAAGAGAATTAACAATCAAATTTACTTATATGTCGTAAATCCGGGAGTTGCTGGACCTGCAGGCTATAATTTAACTGATTTAGCCACTAAATACGGCGAATATTGGAAAAAGAACGCCGCGTTCATCAAAAAAGAGATTAATAACCTCGATAATGACAAATTTTCAATTATTATTACCCGACATCCTATCGATGTGCTTAGAATGAGTGATTTTGACCAGATTACATCGTGTCATTCACCTGCTAGCCGTACAAATGCCTATCAATCCTACTATAAATGCGCTGTAGCCGAGGCTCAGGGTCACGGAGCGGTAGCATACGTGGTTGAGACTGAAGACCTTCTGAGCGCCACTAACACAGGAAATATAAACAGTGCAGAACAAGAAATTCAAGAAGGTGAAATATTTGCCGACGATAAAAGACCGTTTACAGGTGATTTAAATCCACTTTCAAGACTTAGAGTTCGACATGTTCGTTATTATGACACTGACACACCAAAACGATACGATGACGGACAAGATGTCGGTATGCCAGAAAAAAGAGTCTACGGTGCTGACATCCCCGGTATAGCAGATACAGTCACAGACTGGGCAAGATCTACTCAAGAAGAAGTTATCCAAAATATGCCAAGAGAAGATGGCAAGGTTAACTTAAATAGGTTTACGATTTTTGGTGGTTCATACGAAGATACTGCCGGTGCATCCGGTAGACTTAAACTAATGCAGCAACTTTTAGGTGCTGATATAGAAGTCGAAGGCTCAATGAAGCAGAACACAGATACAGAAGATAGTATTGATGCTAATTTAGTTGGCGACATTATCGCACAGTATGAAGCACAGTGTGAACAAATAATGAACGATTATAATAACAGAATGGCTCAGACATATTCTGACTATGAAGTTCAAGATGATGGCGGTGAAGGTGCTTATATTAGACCTTATGCTGCATTTATTGCTAAATTTGATGTAAATGACTGGAAAAGACTTCCAAGTAATGCAGAAGAAGTCGTGTGGAATTCTGTTGAGGCTATAACTGATTTATATGGTGATATTTTTGTGCCCTCAGATAGAGATACACCAACAATTCGTCGTGTTCGCGAAGAAATACACTTGACTATTCAAATTAATTTTGAACATCCAGCAATCGCCGGCGGTTCATATATGGCTTTACCAGAAGAGTACGAGGAAGCACTTCAAAAAATTGATTCACTAATCGATGACAGAAGAGATGCATTTGAAGCAATATTGATTGAATACTTTAGAAGAGAAGGTCAGATGGAAGGTGGTGCCTATGTTAATTTAGCAATGCAAATTGAAGACAGAGATTTGACGTCATATGAGTGGGATTTGGAAACTGATGGACAATACAGTGAGTCTTATGAATCCACCGCAAGCAATACTTTTTATTATGACCCTGAAGAATTTGGTGTTAGTCTTGATGTGTTAAAACAAATCACAGATTCTCGTGATTTTAGAATTGAGTTGAGAAGACAATTATTAGAAGAGCCCAGAAAGGCTGAGAACACACAGTATTATCTACAAATGGATGCAAGAACTGTAGAGACCGGCGGAAGCATCAAATTTACCACTGTGTTCTCGATAAATATTGACGAGCCTGATATTATGGCTGGACTTTTTCAAGAGCTTGTAGAGGGTGATATGGACGATGAAGACAACCTTAACGTTGTATATAGGAGAGTGATGGCACAAGCAATCAAAGCACGACAGCCTGCATCAATGCAAACAAATGAATCGATCATTTCAACTTGGAAGGACTATTTAAAATTATGAAACTTTTATTTGAAAGCTGGCGTAAATTTATTACCGAAGGTAGTAAACTTTCTGACTGGGGTGATAATAATACACCTGCCGCGTTACAAAAAGAAAAAGAAATTGAAGGCAAGAAGGTTAAGCCCGAAGATGCCTTAACAGATTTAGAACTCAACACATTAAACAGAAATCATACCATTAAAGAATATCGTTATGGGCCTTTGAATCCAGACGATGAAGAGGGTTCCAAAGAGTTCTGGGAAGATAAAGCTGAGATGTGGGATACAACTGTAGAAGCTGCCAAAGCATCTAGATGTGCTAATTGTGGAGCGTTTGACCAAAGAAAAAGCACTTTAGCAAAAATCGAAAAAGGTATTGGTGAAGAAGGCAAAACCATCGTAGAAAATGCAGACGTAGGATTCTGTGAGTTTTTCTGGTTCAAGTGCGCAGGTGCAAGAGTTTGTGATGCTTGGATAGGTGGGGGCCCTATAAAATGAAACACCTACTTGAAAATATATCAGAAGAAGAACTTAAAGAAATTATTTTGGAAGAGACAATTGGTACGTTAACTCTTTTAGAGAAATGTTGGAAAGGTTACGAGAAAAAAGGTATGAAAACAATGTTTGGGAAACGATATCCAAACTGCGTTAAGAAAAAGAAAAGCAAGAAGCGCAAGAATGAAAGTGCTGATTTATATGAAGCTGATCCAAAAAAGGGTACTGGAAAAAAGCCTAAAGGTTCTGGTCGAAGATTATATACTGACGAGAACCCAAGTGACACAGTATCAGTTAAGTTCTCAACTGTTCAAGATATTAAAGACACACTTTCAAAAGACTCTTTTAAATCTAAATCACACAAACGTCAATCACAAATTATTAATTTAATACATCAAAGAGCAAGAGCAGCATATCAAAATGCTAAAGATCCAAAAGTAAAAGCAAGACTTAAAAAATCTTTTGATTATGCAAAACAAAGAAAAGAAGCTTCAAAGCGTAAAACACAAAGAATGAATAAGGCTAAAAAAGATGAGTAAATACATGAAAGACCCAGAGTATCTATTTGCTATATTAGCAACTATAGTAAAGAAGAACGGAGGTCTTTTAAGATTAACTCAAGAAGAAATTGAAGCTGTTAGTAAAAATGATATTATTGGTATGTATTTTGAGCCAGAAACAAATTCATTAGTTTTTAAAAAGGTAGACCCAAAAGACGCTTTATCTGCCTCTGCAATGATTGGTAGTGATAAGTCAGATAAAATTTACGACAACTAACAAGTCATTTAAAACTACTTATTATTGCGAGGTATTGATAATGAGTCAAAATGGTTGGGATACATATTCAAAACTAGTTTTACAGCAGCTTGAAACCTTATCCGGTGGTATTGAAGGCTTACGTGAAGAATTACAACATGTAAAAGATCAACTTACTGAACTTAAAGCTAAAGAAGACCGTGTTCAAGATTTGAAAGCTTGGAAAGATAAGATGGATGATATTGCATCACCACCACAATTAAAAGCCGCGTTTGATGACATTGAAGATTTAAAAACTTTTAAAACAAAATCAATAGCTATTTTTATGGCAGTTCAAACAATGATGGGTTTAATTTTAGCTTGGTCAAAAATGTTTTAATATGTCGAAGCTTGAACAACAAAAAAAGTTAATTAGACAAATAATAAAGCAGTTATCGGGTGAGATAGATGAAGAGATTGATTTAGTTCCTGAGTGTGGTATTGAAAGTAATAAGAATGGGTATATATTTTGTTTTCAGCCAGAAAGTCGTTCGTTTGTTAAAATTTACACAAATCAAAATGTTTATATTTTAGATGAATATGAGAAAGATAACAAGTTACTAATTTATACAACTTGTGGTAGACTAGTTCACATAGACGCTGATATTGTCTATCAAAAGGAATTTAATTAATGTTATTTGTATTTAATAAATTTTGGAAAAGTTTATTATTTGTAATAGCTAGCTGGTTATCCTATACGTTTGTTGGTTTTGAAATTACTGTCGTCACAATATTGTCACTAATATTTTGTACTAATTTCACCACATCTCAAACACATATATAAATTTGTATCTATTTATTTTGTGGGCATACAAAATAAAAAGTATTACCGTTTTGACGGTAAAAATTCTATTTCTTCGTCTAATTTAGTTCTTGTAAAATGGATCGAAAATGGAAATATAAAAATTAGCAGACCTATCAAGGACTATGATCAAGCACTAAATAAATGTCATTCATATTTAGGTAAAGGCATATGTTCTTGGATGGTTTATTATAATGGATGAAAAAGGGCCCTTTGGTTCAGGATTAGCTGAAGATTTTGAAGTCGGCGATATCGTAAAATGGTCAAAATGGAGTATTGAAAAGGAAGAGTGGATATCAAATTTTGGTATTTTAGTTTCAATAGATAATAAAGTAGTTTCAGACCGTGTGGTATCAATATCAACTATCAAACCTATCAATTCAGACGATAGTAAGTTAATTGAATTATTTACAATCTATTTAAGTCCAGTAATCACAAACAAAAAAAACGATTGATTACAGTTTACAAACTACTATTTAATTTACAATGGTCTATGATAAAAACGATATTCTTAAAAATTTAATAAGAAAGTTTATGCCCTTTGCTCAAAAGCAAATTGGATTTGAAAAACCACCAAGATTATTTTTAAGACGTGATTCAGAAAACGCTAATAATCCATTAGGTAAAACTGCATTCTATGATCCAAATAATATGTCTGTCACACTCTACGTTACAGGTCGTCACCCGAAAGACATTTTAAGGTCACTTGGTCATGAATTGGTTCACCATAAACAAAATTGTGATGGTATGTTTAGCGATTCTGATGATATGGGCCCGGGATATGCACAAAAAGATCCTCATTTGAGACGTATGGAACAAGAAGCAAATCGCGACGGAAGTATGACTTTAAGAGATTTTGAGGATATGTTAAAGAAAGAAAACACTATTTATTACGAACATCTACAAAAAGGAGATAAAAAGATGTCTACAAAAGATTGGAAAAACGAAGAAATTCGCACCCTGTTAGCAGAAGCTTGGGGATTTAAATTTAATACTCTAGAAGAGTTTGACGCCTTTAACGGTACAGGCGAAATACAAACCGAAGGTGAAGGTGATGAAGAAGCTGTTGAAGAATTAGCTATGGCTAAAAGAACAGAAAGACCTCGCCGTCCAAAACTTCAAAGAGATCGCCGTGATGATGAAAAGAATATGGAAGAAGGTGAAGGCCATGGTGAAGATGATGACAGAATGGAAGAAGGTGAAGGTCATGGTGAAGATGATGACAGAATGGAAGAAGGTGAAGAACACGACGATGAGACAATGGAAGAAGGCGAAGGTCACGACGATGATGATGGCAAGCCTAAGATGGAAGAAGAAGCTCATAGCGACGATGATGATAAAGCCATGGAAGAATCTGATTCTCAACAAGAATTAAAGGAAGCCATCGCTGCTGTTCTTCGTAAGCACTTAAGGGGCTAATAAAATGTCTCTAAAGTATAAAAGTTGAACTTAAAAAAAGTCGCAATAAATTTATTCAAAAATTACTGTTATTATATTCTAAAGAGGAACAACCAATGTCATTAGACAAAGCGTGGAGGGATTTCTTAACTGAGAGTGTTGATGAAAAGACTATCTTTACTTATATTCAAGGTCTCCAAGAAATTATTTCCAATCTAAAACCAAGAACGTTAACTGAAAAACGCAGAATGCAGCTAGCTAAGCAGCATCTACGCGAAGTTAAGAGATTTGCCCGCAAAATGCAAAATGATATTGGTGTCCTCCAAGAAAAACTTAATATTTTAGAAGAGTCGGTTACAGGGGAAGAATAATGGCGAAAGCTAATACTCACCTTACCCATCTTGAAGAGTTGGTCTTAACACAAGGTCCAGAGGGCTATAAAAAGGCTAGAACCTTCCTTCTAGAGCTTTTAAAGTCTTTAAAGGGTAATACCTCCTCTAAGATTCAAACGTCCGTCAAATGGGACGGAGCGCCTGCTATATTCGCTGGTACTAATCCTGAGAACGGTAAATTCTTTGTCGGCACTAAATCGATCTTTAATAAAGTTCCAAAAATTAATTATACAAAAGATGATATTGTCAAGAATCACGGGCATGCCCCGGGGCTTGTGGATAAACTCACCAAAGCGCTGCAGTATCTCCCAGCGCTAAACATAAAAAATATCCTACAGGGTGACTTTATGTTTGATGATGAAATGATTAGCACTGCTAATATTGATGGTGAGCCGCACTATAAATTTAAACCAAATACTATCGTATATGCCGTGCCTGTTGATTCCGACCTTGGTAGACAAATTGAGCAAGCTAAGTTTGGAATTGTATTTCATACAACTTATGATAGCTTAGACAGTGGAGCTAGTTTTGGTGCAGATATCTCAGGGTTACGTCGGGCACCGGGTGTTTGGTTTGACGACGCATTTTTTACCGATGATACTGGTATTGTAACTCTTACAGATGATGAAGAGGCCGAAATTATTAGACTAGTTAAAGAAGCTGACGATGTCAATAGTCAAATAAATTATGATGATTTACCATTTTCATTATTAAACATTTACATTAATAGTGAAATAAAAGCTGGTAGCTTCTTAGATGATCCTGAAAAGTCGTTCGATGGATTTAATAATTGGTACTCTGGAAGAGTTCAAAATAAAATAAACAAATTAAAAAGTGATAAAGGTAAACAGAAAGCAACACAAAATGCTCAACAAACTTTACAATCTTTTTCACAAAGAAAAGATGATATCCTTAATATTTTTAAGGTAAGTCGATTATTATTTGAAGCCAAAAACATTTTTATTCAAAAATACAACAATGCTGTTTATAACACAAAACATTTTGTTGATGATGGCTCAGGTGATTTGGTAGCCAGTAATCCCGAAGGTTACGTAGCAGTTGACCACAGAGGTAACGGAATCAAGTTTGTAGACCGCTTAGAATTTAGTAGAGCTAATTTTGCTGTAGATAAAGGTGACAAGTTCTCAGGCGAAATTAATGAACAAGAAGATGAATTTGATATAGGCGACGAGGATGATGATCCGGTTGTTGATGGAGACTATCCTAAAACTATTGCAATTGTCCCGGGTGCGTTTAAACCACCTCACAAGGGGCACTTAGATATGGTGCGCGCATATGCTAATATTGCTGATGAGGTTATTGTATTGATATCTAAACCAACTAAAAGTGGTAGAAAGTTACCAAATGGCAGAGAAATTACTGCTGCAGATTCTGAGGCCATATGGAAAATTTTAACTGCTGGAGTGGATAATGTCGATATTAGAATATCGCCACATGCTTCACCCTTGACAGCAGCATATGAGTATGTTGGTGAAGATGGGCCTGTTAATGTTGGTGATAAAGTAGCACTAGGATGCAGCAATAAGGGTGGTGATTGTAAACGTTGGGCTGGAGCAGCAAAGTACATTAAGCAAGGAGTTGAATTGGTGCCAGTCACTGGTGTAGAGCCATCAAAGCATTCTGATGAATACGTAGCTTTGTTAAACTCAGAAAGAGAAAAGCAATCTGAACTGTATAACAATATGCCAAGTGTCAAAGCCGGCAAAGATCCAGAACAATTCCACGCTAGTGATCTTAGATTTGTATTGGTAGAAGCAACTAAGAGCGATGTAGCTCGTAAAATGTTAGAAGACTTTGTTGGTGGAGGAAATGTAGCTTCAGTGCTCAATATATTAGGATTAGAATCCGTATCAGAGATATCATCTATGGCTGGAGGGGCGGTAGCAGGATACTCAGCCCCTTTGGGATATGGGTCGGCTAAAAGGCCCAAAAAGAAAAAGAAAACAAATGAATATATGGATTTAAGTTTGATTGATGAAGTTATCGAACTAATTATGAAAAGAGGCATTACCCAATGAACCCAAATGAAGAGAAAACTCTCAGAGAAAGTATAAGACTTGCGATTCGTGCTGTCAAGAATAAACGTCAAAATATCGTAAATGAACAAGAAGATAAATTGCGTCAAATAATTCGTGAATTTATGAAGATCGAAGAGAACACTCCTGATGTTGATCCTACACCAAATAAATCAACTGGTATCAATGTTTTGGAACAACTGTTAAAAAAGATTATTCCAATTTTAGAGGAAGATTATAAATCTTTAACAACAAACGAAAGTCAAAGAAGCTCATACAGGGCCCACATTGTTAACGCTGTGGAAAACTCCTTGACTCCTGCAATTATGAATAACGAGGCAGGTGATGAAGAAGGGGATCTAGAGGAAGTAATTGATATTGATGTTGGTCGCACTGCTGATAACGATAAGTTTATTGATATTCGCACACCTGCTGAAAAATCTGCAGATGATGCAGAAAAGCAAGAAGATCCAAAAGATATGTTTGGAAAAGGTATAGATGGTGATGAGACAGGACGCAATATGGCGTATGAATCATACAAAAAAATAGAAACAAATGTTATTGATTCGTATGAGCTGCTATCTGATCCTGAAGATCAAGAATTATTTTATGATTACTTAATCGCTAATCTCAAAATGTATTTTAATAAATTTGAAGAGGAACTTTCTCCAGAAGTACCTGAGCCTACTAACAAAGCATACGATATGGCTCAACAAGATAAAGATGATCAAACTCAAGAGCCCGGCGAAATGTCAGCACCGGATGATGCAATCGAATTAGATATTTAATTTTTTTAAAAAAATACTTGACAAGATTTAAATTCAACGTTACACTTTGTTTGTGACAATCACTCTTAACTATCACTGTGATTATCATAGTATATGAATACTAACAAACTATCAAATATATCAACTATCACTAAATTAAAAAATCAAAATAAAGTTAGTGATCAGTTATTAGTTTGTATTAATAGTTTAACCTTAGAAGATCTGATAGCAATAAAACTTGAACTAGCGTCAAAGAATATTAGCAGTCGCCTTTATGGTTTTGACATATGGAGACGAACACCGTATATTGTTAAAGATGGTATATTGAAGTTTTCCCTATCAGTTGCTAAAAGTAAAAAAGATGCTGCTCGTTTCTTGGGTCTAACTTATGCAGAATATATGAAACATTTAAAAGATTTTAAAACAAGGGATTATTTTGAAAATGATTAGTTTATTAATTAGCTTAATGGCCTGTGGACCATCAAAACTAGAAACCACAGAAGTTAGTGACACTCAAAGTGAGCAAGTAGATGAAATTCCCACAGAATTTGGTGTTATAGGTTCCAGTGACTGTATGCAATTTGGAGTTGGTGACAAGGCTTGCAACATTGTATTATATGACCAAGATAAGGATATTTGGCAGCTAAAAAAACAAAACAATAAAATTGTTGTGTTAGACTTTTCTGCTATGTGGTGTGGTCCTTGCCAATTTGCTGGTTCTTTCACACAACAAATACAAGATCAATATTCAGATGTAGTTATGGCAACTTTATTAATTGACGGCTACACAGCAGGTCTTCCACCCACAGATGACGAATTAGATGAGTGGGTTAATAGTCATGAAATCACAACTGCACCTGTATTGTATGCTAGCAGAGATTTAATATTTGATCCTATTGGAAATGGGGTCGAGGGTTACAATATTACTGGATTTCCAACTTATGTGTATATTGATAAAGATGGTATTATTCAATATATCCATACTGGGTTTAGTACTACATATGTTAACGATATTATCAGGAGATTACAATAATGTGGAAAGTTTATAAGTATAACGGAAATTATATTCAAGGTGAACTTATAAGCAAGCATTCAACTGAAAACGCAGCGCTTAAGGCCGCTAAAAAAAGTATTGGCTATACATTTTGCGATAAGAAAAAGGTCAATAAAGAAATAAGAATTTGGCTTGACGGTGTAAATTATGCACCGTTAGGTGTGATTATAAAAAATACAAGGGGATGATTAGGCTTCGACAGGGTAAAGAAGAAGAATAGTGCAAGCAGGTTAGATACGACCTCAACAGTTCAAATAATTTAGTTGCAAATAACAACTTACACTTCGACGAAGCTGCTCGTTTAGCTGCTTAATCGGGAGGCTGATTAGAGCCTTCTATCCAATCTAATCAACACAACAGACAAGTTGTAAAAATCAAAAAACTCAATGCAACAAGATGGTAAGCATTGTTTTATTACCATCTATCTTTGTCAGTTTGGTAAAGAAACTGAATAAGCTTGTGAATGACTACAATTGGAAGTATTCTGGACGCGGGTTCGACTCCCGCCATCTCCACCATTTTATAAAATAAACTATTTAAGGTTGAGGACGATCATGTTTAAATGGAAAAAATGGTTTAGCACTCCTGAACCTGTACAGAAAAAAAATAGAATATCTCATGACCAAATGGAAGAAGCTCTCTGGGAAATAAAAGATGTTTATGATTTAGAGACTGAGGAAGTTGATAGAGTTGTTTTTCAAAAAAGAGATTATGCAGAAAAAATCAGATTGAGAAATATGAAAGATAATTAATGTATTGTGACTGCTGGGTTGGAATCTATTGAAGTTGGAGATATAGTCGAAGAAGTCAACTATATTGCGTATTTCAATACTCCTATGAAAGCTAGAGTTGGAATTGTACTAAAAGTTTATCAACACAAAACTAATCCCTCAATGACTTACAGTCATCAAATTGCTAAAGTTTACTGGCTAAATACTAAAAAGTTTGAAGCAATACCAGTTTACTTATTAAAGCACTATCAAGAAAGTGATATTGTTTATGAGTGTGAAAAAATTTAAAATTGATGACATAGTTTTTTATCAACCTTTTAAAAACGATACCTCTATAAGCTCTGAAATATTAAAAAACATTTCTAAAAAAGCTGTTATAATAAATGTATATGACAATAAAAATGAATTTTATGATTATGAAATTTGTATTTTAGACACCGGTGAGTTTAAAAAAGTCATAGAACAGCTTTTAACTATTAAGGAGAATCAGTCATGACTGAAAATGATGAAAAAAGACCGACTGTGATGGTTTCTGGAGGTTTTGATCCAGTTCACGTCGGCCATATTAGAATGATATTGGAGGCATCACAATATGGTGATGTTATTGTGATAGCCAATACAGACGATTGGCTTTACAGAAAAAAAGGTTTTGTATTTATGAACTGGGACCGACGAGCAGAAATTTTAAATGCTTTAAAGGGTGTTGTTCTTGTAGATTCCGTAGATGATAGTGATGGCACAGTTTGTGAGGCAATACGAAGATTAAAACCAACTTATTTTGCAAATGGTGGCGATAGAGGTAAGACTAATACACCGGAAATTAATTTATGTGAAGAAATTGGTGTTGAATTACTTTGGGGAATTGGTGGAGACTACAAAGCAGATGCATCTAGTGATCTTGTTGATAGGTTTAGAAAACATCGTGGTTCTGAATTAGAAGAGCAAAATAACATAGGAAATAAACACTCTGGAAGATAGAGTAAAAAAACTTAAAGCGTAAAACACTAGTTAAGATATGGCAACGTCCTCTCTAAATAATAATGTAAAGACACTAAAACTTGACATCTCCTATAGACCAATCGAAATTGTAGATGCAGTCGATGCTTTAGTGTTGTGTTTAATAGGTAAAGCGCAAGCAATTGAAAATTATACAAGTGAAATAAAATCTGTCAGTGAAAGTTTTAAATTGCCAGCAGTAATTGTTTTAAAAAGATTTGTAAAGTTTCATTTTCAAATTGTCTCCGCGCACCGTAGAGAGATTATCCTTAGAGACAATAATCAATGTCAATACTGTAGTATAGAATTACCAAGTGATAAACTAACTTTAGACCATATTGTTCCTAAAAGTAAAGGTGGGAAAAATACTTGGGATAATTTAGTAGCAGCTTGTAAGAAATGTAATCAGAAAAAAGGTAACAGAACTCCTGAACAGGCAAATATGAAATTAATCTGTAAACCAGTAAAACCTAAATATAATATTTTACGTTCTGTTGGGAAAAATCAAGTTTCTGAATTATGGAAAAATTATCTTTGGGAAAGTAATGGAAATTAATAATAGTAAAAATACAATCTGTTTTTTGTCAGAAATAGGCCACAATAATTTTATGTACCCTTCAGAGACAACTGCAATCATAGTTAAAAATTGTGAGTATGAAAAATTGAACTATTTAAGTGGTACAAATAAAAATTTAATCGCAGTAAAAATAAGAAATGATTGTTTATGTCCCACTAAGATAAATACACAAAGTATTAATATTACTAAAGATGGGTATTCAGTTGTCTGGATTGCAAAAAATGTTGACAACAGCATTTAAATAGAATATAGTAAATGTATACTGCCCCTTAGCTCAGTTGGTAGAGCAAGCGACTGTTAATCGCTGGGTCCGCGGTTCAAGCCCGCGAGGGGCAGCCATTTAACATAGGAGAAAACATGTCTGTTGTAAAAAGACTACAATCACTAAACTTGCCCGAAGACGCAATGGTTACTCTAACTTTAGAAGAAGGAACCGATGTTTTTGTGCATAATGAAACGGAAGTTGAAGATGCAATGAATGAAACGAGTGTAATTTACGATTTTGCTTCACTTATTGCTAATACAAAACTTGATGCTCGTAATCGATGGAGCGGGAATATTATCCAACATCTTCGCGATAATGATTTTCTAGAAGAATACGAACGTGGTAGCTTTGCTTTTGAGGATTTCTTAGCAGAAACGTTAACAGAAAATTTTTATGATACTGAACTCATTGATTACTCAACTGAGAAATATGATCATAAGAGAGGATTCACAACTTTGAGCGCTCAAGTAGAAATTCCACTAACAAATTTTGTTGAAATTGACCCAAGTGTCTCAGGTTGGACTGTTTCTGTTGAGACCAATAACGGTACATTAACATTTGATGCGTAATTTGTCTACTTATACTGGGAGGACTATATTATGGAAAAATGTGAATGCTGTGGCTGTGTAGCACCTTGTCAGTGTGAATGCTGCTGCAAATAACCTTCTGCGCTGTTCTGCTCGCTTTGTAAGCAGGAGGGGGCTGCCGACCCAAACGCAGGCAGAGGTTTCCGGTTATCCTAGTTCTAGACAAAAAACCGGTTCTCTTGGGGTGAAGCGCCACAGGCAGGTGCACCGGGTTGTTACCCCGGCCGTTGTTGGTTCGAGTCCAGCCGCCCCAGCCATTTAATCTGCCCACATAGCTCAATTGGTAGAGCAACGGTTTTGTAAACCGTAGGTTGGGGGTTCAAGTCCCTCTGTGGGCACCATTTTTATTTTTCAGCTATAGTTATTAATATGGAAACTGTAGCAGAATTAGCAATATTGGCTATGAGTATGTTTTTAGCAGCCTTTTTTTGCTTGAAAATGTTGGCTATTCCAGATTCAACAATAAAAACAATTGAAAAAATAAATGAAGTTGAAGAAAAGATATACCAAGAATGACAGAGTTTTAGTTAAATCATTTGCGGGTCCTGATATTAAAGTTGTTCTAAAAAGCCGTTATAATATTGATGGAGCAAAAAATAATATTGGTGTTAATGGGTGGTATGCTCAAATTATTAACTTAACTGAAGTACAAAAATTACGTAAAAGGGGTGTGCCCTACAACAAGAATGAAAGACCTAAAGTGTGGGTTTTTGATTGGCAAATTATTAGGAAATGTTAGTGCGGACACTATATACTGTATAAAAGGCAAATATGTCAAGAAAGAAAAACTACGTGTTAGATACCAGTGTATATTTAACTGATGCTAATGCAATACATAAATTTGATAATCATGATATATTCATCCCACTGAAAGTTTTAGAAGAGGTTGATAATCATAAAAAAAGACAAGATTCTGTTGGTCAAAATGCCAGACATTTCATTCGACACTTAGATGAACTAAGAGCAAAAGGTTCTCTTGAGAATGGTGTACGTATTGCTAAAGGTATGGGTATGATAAAGGTAGTATCATATTCAAGCTTGAATGATATTGTATTTCCACCTGATTTAGATATGAGATTGCCAGACCATACAATTATAGCAACCGCGAAAACTATTCAAATGTCTGACTTAAGTCGAAAAACAACTATGGTCAGCAGAGATATTAATATGAGAGTTATCTGTGATTCAATTGGAATCCCAGCAGAAGATTTTATTTCTGAAAAAGCTGTTATGTCATCTGAGGAGCTTTACAATGGTTTTGTTATTCATTCAGTTGATGATCAAATAATTGATCAGTATTACGCTGGTGAAGATGTAATAATTGATGAAGAAGAATTTGAACAGCCTTGGTACCCTAATCAGTATGTAATGTTAGTCTCAAATGCGAATGAAAAAAAATCTGCCCTCGCAAGATATAAGAATTCATTTGAGCCACTTCAGCAAGTTATTCATAAAGATATTCACGATTGGAATATCAATGCCAGAAATAAAGAACAAGCATTTGCCATTGATTTACTTTTGAACCCTGATATTAAAATTGTGTCTTTAATTGGCCGTGCTGGCTCAGGAAAGACTCTGATGGCAATCGCTGCAGGGTTACAGCAAACCATAGGCTTAAGAGGCGAGAACAACCACTATGACCGAATGATAGTATCGCGACCAGTACAGCCATTAGGTAAAGATATCGGTTTTTTGCCCGGCACAATGGAAGAAAAAATGCTTCCGTGGTTAATGCCAATTCAAGACAATCTTAAATTTTTAATGGGTGATAGAACATCACTTGAAATGTATATGGAAAAAGGTAAGATTGAATTAGAAGCATTAACATATATAAGAGGTCGTTCAATCGCGAATGCTTTTATTATTATTGACGAGGCACAAAACTTAACAAAACACGAAGTTAAGACAATAATTACACGAATTGGTGAGGGTACCAAAATTATTCTCACCGGTGATATTGAACAGATTGATAATGTATATGTTAACGAAACATCTAATGGATTAGCTCACGCTATCGAAAAATTTAAAGAGTACCATATCGCTGGTCACGTTACCTTTAGGAAGGGTGAACGTTCTGAGCTTGCTACTCTCGCATCAAAAGTATTGTAAAATATTACTTAATCTGTTATAATAGTAAAAGGAGATACAACTATGAGTAATGACAAAAAAGCAACATTATCAGCTATCACAGAAGAACAAGCTCACCAAAATCCGGTTTTAGCGATGGTTGTCGAGAAAGATTCGGAATTAAAAAATTATCTTGTTGACTATGTTGGGACAAAGTTTGATAAAGAAGAGGTGACCGTAAATATGGTTGCAGAAATTTTAGCTACGGAGTTCCCTGATTTTATGTATGCTATGGCAGAGGAGAACTTCCTCCGTGGTTACCAGCTTGGTTTAAACGATGCTATCAATGGATTCACTGATAATGAAGAATTACATTCAACAAAAACAAAGTGAAATAGAATCCTTACAGAATAATTTCTATACGTCATCTGGCATTCATGTTTATATAAAGGATGCAATTGACAATATTAATGTCTCAAAAGTAATTAATAAAATTGAGGAGAGAGTTCCACAACACATATTAAGTGAAATTGAGATGATAATATTTGGCTGGTTTAACGAATTTGAAGAAAGGTCTATTCGAGCCTTCTATGACTCAGGAACAATATACATATCAAATATTCAATCAGACGAAGAGGATGTATTTGAAGATATAGTTCATGAGATAGCACACGCCGTTGAATCTACATATGGTTATGAAATATACGATGATGGTAAAGTGCGAGATGAATTTATCAGAAAAAGAAGATATCTGCACGACATACTATGGGAAGAAGGATATAAAATGCCAATCACCTTTTTTATTGATACTGAATTCAATCAGGAATTTGATGATGTGCTATACAAAAAAATTGGTTATGACAAATTGAATAGCTACGCGGCCGGTATTTTTATTAGCTCATATGCTGCCACATCCTTGAGAGAATATTTTGCAACAGCGTTTGCAGATTTCTTCGTAAATCCAAATCACAACTTTTTAAAGAAGATCAGTCCAGCCGTATATGATAAAATTATTTCTGTTTTATATGAGGAACAACTTGACATATGATTTTAGGTTGTTATAATATATCATAAAACTAGGAAAATTATGTCTCACATTTCTTATTCTGAACTTAAAGATTGGGCCCATTGTCCTTTCTATCATAAACTAACACGTATTGATGGTATCGACGGTTTTACTGGTAATCAGTATACTGCTTTTGGTTCAGCTATTCACTCTGTCTGTGAGAAAAAACTTCTTAATGAAGAATTTTCTGAAGATTATTTTGTTCAAGAATTAAAGAAAAACATTTCTGAACTTGATGAGCCAGTAGATGATAAAACAGTTCACCAAATGATGAAGCAAGGAAATAATATTATTCCTGAGATTGATAATGCACTTAACGATTACTTTGAAGAGTATGAAGTCCTTGCAGTTGAAATGCCTCTTTACGAGAATATTGAAGGTGAAGAGTGTAAGTTTAAAGGTTTTATTGATGCAGTAGTGGCAACTCCTGATGGTAAAGTTCACATTTTTGATTGGAAGACTTGTTCTTGGGGTTGGGATGCTAAACGACGCTCTGATAAAATGGTGACATATCAACTTACACTGTATAAACATTTCTTTTGTCAAAAAATGAATGTTGACCCAAAGAATGTAGAAACTCACTTTGCATTGCTTAAAAGAACTGCAAAACAGAATAATGTTGAATTTTTTAGAGTTACAAGCGGTCCGAGAAAAACAGAAAATGCTCTTAAACTTTTAAACACAGCATTATACAATATCAAAAATGAAAGATATATTAAGAACCGTCTTTCTTGCACCGCTGGTTACGGTTGTAAATTTTATAAGACAGAACACTGTCAATGAGGAATAAATGAAAAAAACAAAAATTTTAGTGTTGGCGGATCATCCGCTTTCACCATCTGGTGTTGGAACACAAACAAACTATTTTATCACCGCGCTATTGAAGACTGGTAGATATCAGTTTATCTGTCTTGGTGGTGCTATGAGGCATCAAAGTTACGAGCCTGTTATGATTGATCCTTGGGGAGAAGATTACAGGATTGTACCCATCGACGGCTATGGAACTGCAGAAATTGTCCGCTCTGTTATACAACAAGAAAAGCCTGATGTTTTGTGGTTTATGACAGACCCAAGATTTTATGAATGGTTATGGGAAATTGAAAACGAAGTACGCGCAAATATGCCAATGGTATATTACCACGTGTGGGATAATTACCCAGCACCTGAGTTTAATGGTAAATGGTATCGCTCAACAGATGAAATCGTTGCAATTTCAAAAGTTACATATGGCTGTGTGACTGAGGTAGTGCCAGATGGCTCAACACATTATTTGCCTCACTCTGTGCCTGGCACTTTATTCCATCCTGCTGAGACCACTGAAGAAAAAAACGCTATTAAGATGTTGAGGGACAGAGTAATTAATAGCTCTGTAAATTATAACAATCCGAACAAGAAAATATTCTTTTGGAACAGTCGCAATGCTAGACGTAAGCAAAGTGGAACACTAATTTGGTGGTTTAAAGAGTTTTTAGATGAAGTTGGCCATGATAAAGCAGTCTTGTTGATGCATACTGATGCTCGCGATCCTCACGGCCAAGATCTACCTATGATTATTGATAGATTAGGTTTGACGGATGCGCAAGTTCTTTTATCAACCAATAAAGTAACCCCTGCTGAACTTGCTAATATGTATAGGGCCGCAGATTATACAATAGGTATCAGTGATGCTGAGGGTTTTGGTCTTTCAACCCTTGAATCTTTGACTTGTGGCACTCCAATTATTGTTAATATGACAGGAGGATTACAAGAACAAGTTACGGACGGTAAAGATTGGTTTGGGTGGGGTATAGAACCCGCATCTAAAGCAGTAATTGGTTCTCTTCAAGTACCTTACATTTATGAAGATAGAATCTCACAAAAAGACTTTACTTCTGTGATGAAGAAAGCAATTAAGCTGAGCAAGCCAAAATATGAAAAAATGTCGCAAGCTGGGTTGCAACACATTAAAAATAATTATAATTTTGAAGACTTTGAAAATAAATGGGTTAAATTAATGGACGAAATTGTAGAAAAACACGGTTCTTGGGAGAATAGAACCAATCATAGACGCTGGCATTTTATGGAGGTGGCATAATGAAAAAAAGAATTTTACTTCGAGCACCAGTATTAACTCGCTCTGGATATGGTGAACAGTCAAGATTTGCACTTCGATCACTTCGTTCTAGAGAGGATATGTTTGATATTTACGTCCACCCACTTGAGTGGGGGCGCACGTCTTGGGTATCAGAAGATGACGACGAGCGGCGGTGGATTGATGCTACAGTTCAAAAGACTATTGAATACATTGAAGCTGGTGGAACATTTGATGTTTCCTTACAAGTTACAATTCCTAATGAATGGGAAAAAATTGCACCATACAATGTTGGTTTTACAGCAGGGATTGAAACTACAAAGGTATCTCACGAGTGGATTCTAAAAGCTAACGAAATGGATAGTATTATTGTTGTTTCAAATCATGCAAAAGATGTTTTTGCTGATACAGTTTACGAAGCGGTGCACAATCAAACTAATGAACGAGTTGAATTGCAATTAGAAACTCCAATTGAATCTGTAAACTATCCGGTTAAACAATATGATAACTTAACAGCGTTAGAATTTGATTTAGATTATGACTTTAATTTTGTGACTATAGCACAAATGGGCCCTCGAAAGAATTTAGATAACACAATTCAATGGTTCTTGGACGAATTTAAAGACGATGAAGTGGGTCTTGTCATTAAAACTAATATTGCAAAAAACTGTCAAATTGATAGAGAAATTGTGCACGGCAAATTATTATCAATTGTAAGACAAGAACAATATGCAGATAGAAAGTGTAAATTGTATTTGCTACACGGAGATCTAACTGACCAAGAAATGCACGAAATTTATTTACACCCAAAAGTAAAATCTTTGGTATCATTTACTCACGGTGAGGGTTTTGGATTACCGCTTTTTGAAGCTGCTTATACAGGGGTACCTGTTGTAGCTACAGGATGGTCTGGTCACTTAGATTTTCTTGTTGACGAAAAGGGAGAAAATAGATTTTATGATGTATCATTTGATCTTATGCCAGTGCCTGAGCAAGTTGAATGGGAAGGAGTTATAGTTAAGGGTTCAATGTGGGCCTTTCCACGAGAAGCTTCAGCAAAAAATAAAATGCGTGAATGCTATAACGATATCACTAATGGTGTAGATGATTCTTGTAATTACGCACTAGAGCTTAAAGAAAGATTTTCAAATAAAAATATGTACGCTCAATTTGTACAGGCAATGAATATTCCTCAACCAAAGCAACCAGATTCATCAGATATTGTGGAATTTGAATGAAAAAGATAGTTTACATTAGCGACTTCTTTGTAGAACATATCGCTGGTGGTGCAGAAATTAATGATTCAATTTTAATTAATGAAGCATCAAAAAATGTTAAAATTATCAAACTACAATCAAAAGAAGTAACCGACAAGCATATAAGATTATATTATAAATCTGGATTTAAGTTTCTAATCTCTAATTTTGTTATGCTTAATTTAGATGCTATGCGGGAGTTAATAAAGCATCCTAGAAGTTACTCTATCATTGAGCATGATCATAAATATCTAAAACATAGAAACCCATCTATATATGATGATTTTGTAGCACCTGCTAATCATATTATTAACAGACCATTTTATGTTAATGCAAATAAAATATTTGCTCAATCTATGATACATAAACAGGTAATTGAAAAAAACTTAAAAATTACTAATGTTGTCAATCTTGGAATGAGTTTATGGAGCGATGAGCAACTTCAAATCATAGAACAAAATAGCAATAATAAGAAGCAAAATGATTGTTCAGTAATTAATAGCTCTAATCAAACCAAAAATACTAGTGGAACAGTTGCATATTGTCAAAACAACAATTTAGAATACACACTTATAGGCTCTACATCTTACGCTGAGTTTATAAAGCAATTATCAGAGCACGAAAAATATGTGTATATCCCCATTGTCTTAGAAACTTTCAATAGAGTTATCATCGAAGCAAGAATGCTTGGTTGTAAAATATCATCTACTAAATTAAACGGTTGTTTCTCTGAGGATTGGTTTGCAAAGTATAAAGGGCAAGATTTAATTAATTTTGTTAGAGAGCAGCGAGAAAGGGTTGTTAATGATGTTGTAGAGGGTATGTACTCTGTTTTTGAACAAGAAAGCACATCTGACATAACTGTGATTTTAAATGCCTACAGAAGACCATATAACTTAAAAATGCAGGTGGACGCTTTGAGAAGTCAAACTAAACCACCAAAACAGATTTGGTTATGGGTTAACGACCATCCAGATAATCACGGCTATGATTTTAAATCCCTTGGCGTAGATAGGATTTTCCATAATGATTTTAATTGGAAGTTCTATGGTAGATTTGCTGGTGCTTTGTTGGCAGACACCGAGTACATTGCTATTTATGACGATGATACTGTACCGGGTAAAAAATGGCACGAAAATTGTTTGTGCACTATGCAAACACACGAGGGTATTTTAGGTTCTGCTGGAATTATTTTAAATGGTCCTAGATATATTCAACATGATAGATGTGGTTGGCCAACTCAAAATCCACAAGTTACTGAAGTTGATTTAGTCGGTCATTCTTGGTTTTTTAAGAGAGAGTGGTTAAGATATTTGTGGCAAGAGAAGCCTGTTACTTGGGACAATGGCGAAGATATTCAATTTGCCTTTATGGCTAAGATTCACGGTGGCATACCGACATATTGTCCACCGCATCCACCGGAGGACATTGACTGTCACGGCTCAATACTTGGTAATGAATTAGGTATAGATAGTAAGGCCACCTCAACGAATTCAGCAGTCTCACATCAGCAATTTTTCTCTGAGCGAGATAAATGTGTGCAAACAGGACTACAAAAAGGCTGGAAAACAGTTAATAATATAACATTATGATACTCATTAGTTTTGGAACTCGTCCTGAGTTTATTAAAATAAAGCCTCTCATTAAGGCTTTTACTGGTAAAATTCCATTTAAACTGCTCTTCACCGGGCAGCACGTTGACTTATTATCTGATGTAGAAGGTGATATTCACAAGCTAACAATTGAAGATGGCTCAAACAGGCTTGATTCAATTGTTTCTTCTATGATGAATAACGATGCAGTTTTTGAAGGTGTGGATGCCGTATTAGTTCAAGGTGATACGACATCAGTTTTTGCTGTAGCACTAGCAGCATTTCATCGAAGAATAAAAATTATTCATCTTGAAGCAGGATTAAGAACATTCAATAAAGATCATCCATACCCCGAAGAGTTTAATCGTCGTGCTGTCTCTGTTATGGCAGATATTCACTTGTCACCAACAGAGCTTTGCACTGAAAACCTCAATAAAGAAAGGGTCGATGGAAAGATTTTTACGGTCGGCAACACTGTACTGGATAATTTGGTAGATATACAACCTGAATACACAAACAAAGTTGTCATTACAATGCACCGAAGAGAAAACCATCACATTATACCAGAGTGGTTTGCAGCATTCGATAGACTTGCACTTGAAAACCCACAGTATGAATTTATTATTCCTTTGCACCCTAATCCAAATGTTCAAAAGCACAAAGACTTGTTAAAGCATGTCAAAGTTGTTGAGCCAATGCAATATGCAGAGTTTATTAAGTTACTATCACAAGCTCGTTTAGTGATTACAGATAGTGGTGGTCTTCAAGAGGAGTCATCATTTTTTGCAAAAAAATGTATTGTTTGTAGAGAGGCCACAGAAAGAGTTGAGGGAATGGGGACATTTGCGTTTATGTCTTCGCCGGATAGGGTAGAAAATGATTTTTATTCTATGATTGATGATTATATTCCCGAAGACACGTGTCCATATGGTGATGGTCATAGTGCTGAGAGAATTACCAATATTTTACTAGAGGAATTATGAAAGACTTTACAACAGCTTTTGATACCCTCCTTGACAAAATTAAGAATAAAGAAAATTTTGCGTTCACTCGTTTTTCTGATGGTGAGCTTTTTATTTTACAGAATAAGACAGTTATCTTGGCTAACGACCACTATGTTACCGGTGATATAAAAGGCCCTAACATATACACTGAAGAAGAACAGAAAGAATTTATACCTGAAAAGCATGGCTTCTTTAAAGAAAAATTATTAGAATGCTACTTGCACAATCAAAATAATTTCTTCAAAGGTATTTGCACTGGTACCGACCCACACGTTGGAGATGAAAATTTTAATTGGATGATTAAAGAACACGGTGGCGATCATAAAAATCTAACATTTTCAAATTTGTTGATAAATGCAAATTATAAAAGATTCATCGAGGAAATGGTTCCTTTATTTGTTGAGAGAGATATCATATACGTTGCTAATAAAAAAGCAAACATCTCAAAGTTGCCTTTTGAAGTTAAAAAACATTTTGCAGTT